AGCTCCTGTTCCGTTATTCGTAGTAAAAGTAGTGTCTCTAGTTCCAGTGGAATCTAGACGGACAATACGCCCTACGGTCGTACCATTCCAGGTGGTGTATTGACCACCTACTAAAATCTTACCGTCAGATTGGATAGCTACTGAGTAGATAATATTGTTAGCTCCTGTTCCGTTATTCGTAGTAAAGGTGGTGTCTCTAGTTCCAGTGGAATCTAGACGGACAATACGCCCTACTGTTGTACCATTCCAGGTGGTAAAATTTCCACCTACTAAAATCTTTCCATCAGATTGGATAGCTATTGAGTAGATGTTACTATTAGCTCCTGTTCCGTTATTCGTAGTAAAAGTAGTGTCTCTAGTTCCAGTGGAATCTAGACGGACAATACGCCCTACGGTCGTACCATTCCAGGTGGTGTATTGACCACCTACTAAAATCTTACCGTCAAATTGAACAGCTATTGAGTAGACACGATTATTAGCTCCTGTTCCGTTATTCGTGGTAAAAGTGGTGTCTCTAGTTCCATCAGAATTTAAGCGTACGATATAACCTACTCCCGTATTATTCCAGAAATCAGAATCTCCACCCACTAAAATTTTTCCGTCAGACTGGATAGCTATTGAGTTGAGGGCAAAAGCAGCTCCTGCCCCATTATTTGTGGTAAAAGCTGTGTCTAAAGTTCCGTCGGAATTTAAGCGAAGGATACGCCCTACGCTTGTACCATTCCAAGAGGTAAAACCTCCAACTACTAAAATTTTACCGTCAGACTGGATAGCTATTGAGATAACATAATCATTAGCTCCTGTCCCAGTATTTGTCGTAAAAGTTGTGTCTAAAGTTCCATCTGAGTTCAGGCGAAGGATACGCCCTACACTCGTGCCATTCCAGGTAGTAAAAGATCCGCCAAGTAAAATTTTACCATCTGATTGAACAGCTATTAAGTAGATAAAACTACTAGCTGCTGTTCCGAACTGTCCGGTCTGATCAAGTGAGTCCCATGACTTGTCAATTAAGCCACCCTTAATGAAAGATGTATACCATTGACCCGATTGCTTATTCCAAACATAGTCAGCAATCTTCCATGTACCAGCTGCTTTAACATATGGAATAGAGTCACGCCATATTCCAGCTGACCTAACCTTGAGGCTCATTAGGAATACACGACCCAGAAATCTCCGTCAGTGCCTCCTGATGGAGTCGCTGAAGATACTGTTATGGCAGAAAATCCTGCAGGACCTGTTGGTCCAGTAGGACCTGTATCACCCGTAGCACCTGTAGGCCCTGTAGGACCTGTTGGGCCTGTGGGTCCTGTTGGGCCAGTTGGTCCTGCAGGTCCAATTGCCTGTCCGCTTACTGCACTATAGGCATTTACTCTAACTGCATTTAAGGCAGGGGGTGAATCAAAATATAAATTTACGGAATTAGTTGTTACCGCATCCCATGCTGTAATAAAAGAAGAATAAGGCGCAAAATTATCCTTAGTAAGAATGACTAAATCTCGCGTATTTAAATTATGAGTAACTGTTATAGTGGTACTTGTGCCATCGCCAACATCTTCGCTATATGTGGTACCTTCTACCGAAGAGCCAATATTTATCCATTTTGCCCCATCCCAAGCTAAAACTTCATTCAAAACTGGGTTTACTATTTGAACGTCGCCAATGCCATCTAAGGTAGATACTGTTGCAGTAAATGTTTTATTAATCCATTTGCTAGTTATATTATCCCAAGCCAAAACTTGATCACTAACTGGCGTTGGTACATTTACATCTAGTAAATCATCTAGATTAGCTACCGTAGATGCTACTCCTGGCATATATTTATTTAGCGAGGCATTGTATTTTAATACTTCAGTATCAGATGCTCCAGAAGTTTGTATTTCTATTCCATTAACTGTTAAATATGGTGCGGTAACCATGCCAGTAAAAGTCGGCGTTGCACTGTTGGCTTTAAGATTTACTGCAGCATCAGTATAAGTGATAGCAGATGTGTACGCAGACTTTGGTCCACCAAAATCATCTATTTGTGTTTTTGTAATTGCGGAATCAATTTGAAGGTTTGATCCCGGCAAAAATGTAAGGTTTGAATAATAGAGAGCTGTACCGGCAACTCCATAAATTGCTCTACCTGTGCTTGCACTAACTGGTACACTAAAGAATGTATTTCCTAAAACAGCATAAGCAGTAGCTGCATTAAGTTTTATGCCAGAAGAATTAGCTGCTGTTGTCATTATTTCGCAGTTCGCTGCAGTCAATACTCCTCCAGCATAGACATCTATCGCATAGGTTCCGCCGCTTGTAATAATAGAGTGAAACAGATTACAGGTACCACCGTCAACTCCTATAACGGCAACGTTAGAGCCAGATGTCTCAATTGAATCCATGGTTGCAGTTCCAGCAGCAATGTGAATGCAGTGATAATGACCTGATCCATTGTGACTAAACTTTGAATCATTCATATGAACATTTGAGTCTGCTCCAGTGTTCGTTATGGTTATTCCATGAGCAGATCCCTCTGCCGTAACCCACACATCTTTAAGGAATAGCCTCTGAGGATATGAGCCAGAAAATGTTATCGCTGGAGTCCCCGATATGCCTATAATTTCTATGTTTGATATAGCAAAATGGTTTTCGCTGATTGTTGTATTTGGACCAGTAAAAGTAAGTGAACCAAAGAAAATAACTGGAGCATGTGTACCAGAACTATTTTCAGCTGTTAGAAATAAATGACCTTTAGAAAAAGTGATATTTTCAGCAGTTGCGACAGTGTTCCCACTTAATAGAACTAAAACAAGAGGATTTGTTGAAGATACCGTCGCTACGGCAGCAGTATAAGCAGCAGCTAGTGTTTTGTATGGATACTCTCTAGTCCCAGTTGAAGTGTAAGAATCGGCACGAAGGTAATCGATATATACTTTATTAGTTACTGGTACAATTAAAGGCTTACTGTTTAGCTGAGCTTGAATTGCTGAAGTAACACCATTTAGATAGCCAATTTCAGTATCGGATATGTCTGCCACACGAGTCTGAACTATTGACGTATCAATTGCAATACCAGGAGTAGCACCTTCTCCAGAGTTATTGGAGATAGTAAGACCATTGCCTTGAACTAAATTCTTAACATAATCACCAACAGTATCTGATGTTAGATTAACGGCATCGTTAACCCATGCAGAGCCAGTCCATCTCAAGAAATCACCATCAGCGGATTCTGTTATAGTCACATCAGAAAGATCATTTATCCCATGGTTAGAAATACTAGAAACAGTCCCAGTAACGTTTCCGGTTAGATTGCCTGTTACATTACCTATTACATCTCCAGATAAATTACCTGTAACATTCCCTACGACTCCACCTATTACATTTCCAGTTATATTTCCAGTTACGTTACCTGTTACATCACCTGTTAAAGGAGCTAAAACTCTTCCAAAAGTTGGAGTTGCAGAGGTGGCAACGTTTTGACCTATTGAGATTGTTGGGGTTGCACCTTCTCCAGAAATTTGAGAAATTGTAACACCAGTGCCTGCGGTAAGACTTGTAACGTAGTCGCCAACAGTATGAAGACCAAGTGTTACCGAGTTTGCTATAATAGAATTTAAATCTAAATACGTAATTCCATCATTAGTAAACTGCCATTTGTTGCTGGTTTCATTCCAAAGTATTTGAACGTTTGTAGAAGTCCCACGTTCGACTTCAATGCCAGCATCTAGGATAGGAGCCCCAGTTACATTAGAATTTAATACTAAAATATTATCTTCTATAAGAATTTCAGCTACATTTAAACTTACGGTGTCTCCACTTATTATAAGATCTCCACCAACTGTAAGACTTGAGCTTATAGTTACATCATCTTCAGTGCTGATTTGCGTTTGATTATCCTGTAGCCAGGACCAAGTAGTCGATACTAACTCATCATTATTATCTTTATAATAGACAATCCCATTAATTGGATCTAATGCTATTTGGCCCTGAATAATATTAGGGGGATTAGGTAAAGACATTAATGTATCCTCTTGAGATAATTGGCCCTAAATATAAGGGCTGGAACATAGCTATATAGTAATTGTTTTAGCTATTAATATTCAGAACTCATATAATTAAATGATTTAAGCCTGAGCTTTTTTGTCTACTTTAGTAAAAACTTGATTGATTTCAGTAGAGGTTAACTTGCCGTCATCCAAGAATGCCCTAGATAAACCTTCTACTACTGTGGCGACTCCAGCCATACCAGCCATAAAACAAGCTTTCCATAGGGAAACGCCAGCTATTGCACCAGCACCTATAACGCTCAGGCCAGAAGCAGCAAACGTTGCTACAATTCTTAGGATTATATTATAAGTGGTCTTCATTTAATCCTCATCATTTTTAATCATAGCGTGAATGTAATGGACCAAGAAGGCACAACCTGTAGCTATAATTGTAATCTTTCTCGTTTCTCCAGAGAGGGTTGCAAACACTACGACGCTACCTGAAATGGTAAAAGCCAGTGCTGAAGTCTCCCTTGAGAATTTTTTAATAAAGCCCCATGGACTAAATTTCCTTTTCATTGTTTCCTCCTCGTATTTAAATATACTGTTTCTTGTGAAGTGGTTATCTTCTTGATCTTCGGGACCCTCTATTTCAGTGTCCTCTTCTTCTTCGCCTTCTGGGTTCTCGTCTTCCTTGCGGCCGTTGCTATTGCTGCCATCACCAGGACCCCCGCCAGAGCCACCAGAGCCACCAGAGCCCCCTGAACCGCCTCCAGAGCCTCCAGAGCCTCCAGAACCCCCTGTTGGACCAGATGACCCAGTTCCTGCTCCCATGCCCACTGTGGCTGCTGATAGGGCTGCAGTGGCAGCCAAGAGAGTTCTACGAGATCCTACGTCTACCTGAGATCCAGTTGGTACATAGTCATCAAGACCCTCGCCATAAACGTCAATTTGAGTTTCAAATTCATCTTTAATTTCGTCTGGGGCATCGGAAACTGCAGCTACCAAGGCTGCCTCTTCTTGCGTGGACAGTTCTCCCACTGGGATAGCATCAAAGATTTCAGCTGCCTGATCTGTGTCAATGCTCTCCAAGACTTTATCGCTGGTAGCAAGGTCGGTGGCCTGGTCTTCGGTAACGCCGTTTTCAATAACCGAATCAACCGCAGCTGCAACCTGGTCTTCTGTTATGGTGTCTGATTCTAAGACTCCAACCAATTCTTCAAACTGCTCATTTGATATCGGGGCATCTAAGACTGAATCAATAACAGAATCAAATTTTTCATCCGAAATAGGTTCATCAAAGATATTGTCCAATGCGGCACTGAATTGTTCTGTAGATAATGGCTCCTCAAAGACTGCTTGCACTGCAGTGTCAAACTGTTCATCGCTCAGAGTTTTAACATCTTCAAATATAGCTGTAACTGCGTCGTCGAACTGAGCATCAGATAGTGGACCATCAAATACTGCGGTAACAGCGTCTTCAAACTGTGCATCAGATAGTTGAGTTGGGTCTTCAAATACTGCGTCTACTGCAGCAGCAAAGTTTTCGTTAGACATAGGTCCATCAAACACAGAATCTATAACAGTAGCGAACTGAGTATCTGAGAGCTCTTGGTCCAAAAGAGAGCCAACTACTGCTGTTATTTCTTCAGCCGTACCAGCATCTGCGATTAGGTCATCAACAGCGTTTGCTAGATTTCCATTTGACATAGGACCATCAAAGATGTCTTCTACTGCAGCGTCTGCAGCGTCTTGAGTATCTTTAGGAACTATTATCTCTGGAGTTGGATCAATTTCTGGAGTTGTTACTGGGTCTAGATTATTATCTGGCGTATCTATTGGCCCAAATATTGTTTCTATAACAGTTGTTGTAGGCGGGGAAATCGTTGTAACTGTTGGTCCTAGTTCAGGAATTGGAACAGTAGTGTTTTCTGTTGGAATAGTTTCAACAGGAGGGGGGACAACCGCTGGTTCCGTAGTAGTCGGATTTGGGTTGATAACTGTTGCATCAACAGTTATTTCCGGTCCATGCACACATGGGCCTACGCCTTCACTAGAGAAACAACTTTGATTTCCCGCCTTAATACCAAAGCGAACAGGTCCGTAACCTGTCGTGACAGGATTGCTACCAGAAAACATTTCCGTACTTAAGGAGTAGTTGGTTCCTTGGTTCGTTGAAACTCCCCAACCACCCGACTGTGTTCCATCAATTTCATCTAAGTCATAGAAGGTCACAGCATACCCGTAGATATCAACATTGCTTGATGTTGGTGCGTCCCAGTCGAGGTCCACACTTCCGTCTGCGTTTGAAGTTGCAGTCAGGTCCGTAACCGAGTTTAAGTATGGAGCAACAGTTGTGGTCGTTGTCGAGGTAGACGTTGTTGTCGTGGTCGGTGGAGCTGTTGGAGCTGTTTCATTGTTTGGCTCAACTCCACCAAAGACCGCACATGAACCACCAGATTGATTGCAAGACAGTGTTGTTCCTATTTGGTCATCAACCATCAGCACCGGTGGCAATCCTTGGTCATCCAAGTTGAACGATGTAAAGCCTAATTTATAAGTTCCAGTAACAGATACTTTATATGTTGATACTTGCCAACCAGTAGCACCGTAGGAGTTTGTCGAGTAGTCACCTGTGCCAGGGTTAGAAAATCCTAACAGTGCGTACGACTGATTAAAGTTATTAACTGTGATTGCTGGAGTCGACGCAACGGTGACAGGAATAAGAGACGTAATAGATCCATCATTAAATGGAACGTAGTCAGTTGCCATATAGTTCCAAGACATTGTGTATGTAATACCAGCAGTTAATTGAACTTCACGAGTAATCCATGCTGCATCAGTTGGATTGCCACCGCCAAAACCAGATGCCTGTGCTTGTGACGACAGCATTGTTGTTATCTGAGATGTTTGAGTTGCAGAAAGACCAAGTGCTGCAGTAGCTTGAGTAAACGTTTGCTCACCTTTTGGCTGCAGGGCAACAGCATATGTTCCGCCATTTGGAGAAAAAGTCCAGCTGCCTGCAGCAACTGCTGAAGCATAGTAAGGATTGTCGATTGTTTCGTATTGTGCAGGAGAGGTGTTTGGGATTACCCTGGTAATCGTTGGGCTCCCCATTGCTCCATTTGCGCCATGGGTAAATGTTCTAGAGCCATTGAATATTGTTACACCAGTTCCGCCACCGTTAATTGAAGTGCCAAGTGTTCCAGTTTGTGACCCTCTAGACCAGCCAGTTAGCGTGCCGTCTTCAAATCCAGCATTTGGTATAGATACAGAACTACCTGTAGCCCTTGCTGTTATTGGGGAAACCCAAGCTATCATAAATAGAAATAGAAGGATCCAAGATCCTTTTCGTGGTTTAAATTGCAATTTGAAGCCCTCCATCAAATCACTAGTTATAGTAATGAGGAAAACCTAATAATGCGGCGGCCAAATAGAAAAGACCCCAGCTGTTAAGCTAGGGTCTAATCATATGCCTCCGTTGCAAGGAAATATATTATATCAGGCTGGCTTAGGAATTGCTCTCCAAGCAGCCTCAAACTTAGCGGCATCTTTTGCCATTTCCTGATCAAGCTCGATGTGCAGCCACTTTCCACCAAAGGAGCCAGCGTTGTCATCAGCTGTAAAAATCTTGACCCCCTTGGCGCCTTCACCACGTGAGCAACGGAATCCACGGCCGTAGCCTGGTTTTTTATCTGTCGCGGTTGCATCATATGCATAGTCGTGGATTTCAACAATTCCAAGAGCTTCTGCGTTTGCGAGGAACCAGTCCCACATTGCCACGCCAACCTTGCGATCAGAGTAACCGACGTCACACGCGGCTCCAGTGGCATGAACGCTCATGTACTTTTCCATTCCCGGGTCGCTCATTTTCTTGCCTGCGGTGTGAGAGTTACGCATTAAACGAGCAGCGTAGATTCCCATGTTAGTTGCCTTCCAACGCTTTCCGCACAGTTCAACGAGTTTCACTGTTCCCGGCTGAGCTTTTTTACCGTCAAACGAAGGGTAGTAAGGGTATTTTCTTGGCATTTTTTTTCTCCTATATTAGATATATACCCATATAGTAAAGACTTAATTCAGTATTTAACCTGGATAATCAGGCAAGATGCATTCAGGATACGAGTCATCTACCCAATAATACTTTAACGGGAACCTATCAAATGGATCTATGCCATTTTCTATTCTATATAATATAGCTTCGCTATTTTTATATTCCTCTGAGTCATATTCGGTATGAGCAAAGGATTCTATTTTATTTCTTATCTTATCAGATTCTCCAAAGAATGAAAAATGCCAGCCACCATCTGGTATAACAGGTAGGTTCATACCCCTTAACTCTTGTGGAGTATTCTTTTTTAAACTACTTTTTGCACAGACAACCGGTCTAGCACCCTGATCACAATGAGGCGGAACTTGCCAGTTGAAGTTCCAAAAATACTGCTTAACATCTATTCTTGCTGGTATTCTGTGGTCAGTTATTTTCTTTAATAAAGATGACTTAACTATTTCATCCGCATCCGATATAAGAACTACATCTGAATTATCTAGTCTATCTACAATTTGAGAAATAGCGTTTCTTTGGTAGAACTCTCTTTCCCATGAAGTTTTTAGGTCATCAGGGAAATCAATTTTAATCCTAATAATCTTTTCTTTCCATTGGTTTACCCAATTAGGAAGATCATCAAAGTAAAACGGCTTAGGTTTTCCGGTAAAGGTTTGAGAAGATTCTACCACTACAAAATAGTCTACTACATCACCAAGTTCTTCAAACCTAATCTGTATCATATCTTCTTCGTTGTAGTACGTAAAGCAATCATATATTTTCATATACTAAAACACTTTCGTTCTGGAGCATTGAAAATCTCATTATCTCTCTTGTGGCAAATCCGTCTATTTGGAAAATTCTTTTAAAGTCTTTAGCCCAATTGCCAGGATTTATAATAAGAGCTTTTCCACCAGGCTTTAATAAATTCTTAATTTGAAAAGCTATAGTTTCAGTATTGGAGTCATAAGTTGATGGATTATAGTTTATAGAAATAAATAAATCTGCATCCCCGTAATCAAGGTATGGATCATTTAATCCAATCTCCCAAAATCTATATTCAAAAGAATCTTTATCTGGACCTCTTTCAGTATGTAGCTGGAAAGCACCAATACTATGTTCTGGAGTCGCCAATACTTCTTGGAGATTACGATCTTCTCCATAGATAATTGTAAAATTTGCTTTAGGAAATACGTCTCTTATTATGTGTGCGAGAAAGTGATTATTCATCCATCTATTAGCTCAATGGTTTAATTGCGTCAACCTTAAGCCATCCCCAGTCGCTGCCTCTTTTAATGTCAATGACCTCAAATCCCATGCGATCAAAATCATCCTGTAGCATTCTGTGAGTTAACCCCACAAAGTGAAAGTCAAATGGATTCAACTGCTCAGCAAAGAATATCTGTTGCATTCTTCTGTCTCCATCCAATGAGTCCATAGTTAATATCTGCTGACAAGCTAGTAGGAAGTCTGGAACTTCAATTCTAATCATACCACCGGGTTTAACAATTCTGCACCATTCAGCCAAGACAGCTTGGTATTCTTTCCAGGGGAAATGCTCTAGACATTCTGAGTTATATACAATGTCAGCGTAATTATCTGGAAGGTCAATCTTTCGTGCATCACATACAACATCCACTGGAACAGTTCTCTTGTTAACATGATCATATAGTGGAGTTGGATCGATATCAATATGAGTCCAATCTGGTCCTAGGTAAGTCCTAGTACCAATGACTACTTTGATTCCATCTCCTTGTGGGATAGTTTCTAATCTCATTAAATAATTCTTCCTCTATATAAATTTTGCCAACGTGGAACCTTAATAAGATCTACTTCACGTCCTAAGGCTGCTATATAAACTGTTTCGGGATTTTCGTTTAAACCCTGAAGTTCTGGCTGTAGTTGATACCACTCTTCCATGTAGGGAGCAGTCCAATCTTCAAATCTAGTTACATTAGGGCTATGGTAAGTTACGTGTGGACCTACAAAGTATTTGTTCCATTTATTAACCCAGTTGACAACGCCGGCATTGATTCTTTCCTGAGCGTCTGGATTCCTAGTACTATTAGCATCGTGTGAAACTTGAACTGATGGATCAGCTACTATTTTCCAGCCACCTAATCTTATTCTAGTTTGGAAATCTACTTCTTCTTGGTGCCCAATCTCAGTATCAAATCCACCGATCTCTTTGTATCGCTGGCGATTTAGAATCCAACAGAATCCAACGCCCCAAAGTATTTCCATGTATCTAGCACGTTGGATTGGGTAAGCCCCACCATTAGGGAAAGCCATTGCTACTTCATGGTTAGATTCTAAATAGCTAGCTAATTTTTCATCCCAACCGTGAGTTCTAACATACGCATCGTTGTCTAGATATCCTACGTTATTAGTTTCCGCCCAAGCTAACAGCTCGTTTACCGCACCCACATAGCCTGTATTAGAGGTCATATATCGAGGTATGATTCTTGGCTCTTCACTTGCGTGACGCTCAAGCACTTCTTTTACCTTAGGGTCAGTCGACATATTATCTACGACTAAACATCTCCAGTCAGTAGTGCTGTTGCGTCTTAATGCTGTTAGGCATTCGTCTAGCTTTTCTGGATAATTATAATTAGAGATACCTAAATCTAATCTCACGGCTTGATCCACCACTGCTGATTGTCATGTAGAACAAAACCTATTCTCTGCATCGTGGGTATCCATTCTGTTTCGTACTTGTTGTTAACGGACAAGTGCATAGGGATAGAGTTTCCATGCTCTGCATCTCCGATAGCAAATGCGTTTTGTGCTATAAAAACTCCGTCTTTCTTAAGGCACTTGAAGATAGCCATAGCCCATTCTTCTACGTTAACAACATGTTCCAAGAAGTCAAGAGCAACTACGGCATCGAAAGCCTTAGTTCCTAACTTGGGAATGAAGTTATCGGTAAAAAGTGTATTAATTTTTAATTCTGGTTTTTTGCTAAACCTATGCTGAGCAAATCCGGCAGTCTTACCACCCTCTAAGTCATGGTATGTGGTATTTAATCCTTCTTCCGCCATTTTTATGCTGAGCGTACCAATACCGTCGCCAATACTAAGAACGTCTTTCTTTCCAGAATGGAACAATCCCAGGGAGATGCCTTCGCACATACCCTTGTAGTTGAATCCTTCGTCTAGATGATATGAGGACAACTCCCAAATATATGCATCTGTGTTTCTGTACCAGTTCAATAGAGAGTCTGGATCATCTACGTTCGTATTTGTGGATGTGAAGTCTTCTGCGACCATGTGGTGGTTAGCATGAAAGCCCAAGGCTAAGCGTTCTTTAGCTTTTTCTGCCGGGACATTTAAGAATTCTGATATATCGTTTGCTTGTGTTTCTAAGTTCATTTGTTTAATTTTTCCCATTCTAAATAACATTGTTTTAAGCCGTCCATATAATCACTCTTATAAAGAGCGGTTCCTTCTTTCCAAGTAGTATCTCTTGGTCTAGGTACGTCGCTTATAAAATGAGTATATGAAACTGGTTCAATATTAATATCTAGTTTACCATCAGAAGCTAGCTTTAGGTCACTCGCTAAAGAATATCTTGAACATCTAATTGGATTTCCTACGTGGACAATTTTATTTCCATCACTGCCACAGAGATTAACTCTATCCCATAAAACTGCAGCAGCGTCGTGTGCAAATACAGGAGAAAAGAATCGATCATCTACCTGAAGTTGATTAGGTTGTTCCATCATCATTTCTAATGGATTCTTTCGACCGACATTAGGATTTGGTCTTACCCCAATAACAAAAGTTAATCTAACTACTTCTGAATTATTGAAGAATAAAACTAATTTTTCAGCAGCAGCTTTTTGTTTTCCATACCAAGTAACTGGATGAGGCTTTGACTCCGGAGTGTACTCCGGGTTATCTCCACTGAAGATTCCTTGGGTGCTTCCTTGAATAAGGTATTTGTTGTTCTTATCTGCCCACTGACCAAGCTCTATTGGTAAATCTATATTGATTAGAGAACTGGCGTCAGGATTTTGTTCAACTAGGTCAACAATATTTTGTCCAGCTAAGTTAACAATGACATCTGGATTAAGTTTATCCAACCAAGAGCTTACGTCGTCTACCCCAACATTTAATTGGACCCAGTCCCCATCACCAGTTCTTCTTGTGTAAACCACATCCATATTATCTGGTTGGCTTAGCATCATGTGCTGACCAATTATTCCACCAGCACCTATGACTACAACTTTTTTGTTAGACATTTTCTTTTTTCCATCTAAACATGTTTCTCCAGTGAACCCACTGCCACAGAACCCACATAGCCATAAATCCTGGCTTATTAAATACAATAGAATAAGCTGCCCAAGGAACAGAATGTAATGCCACAATCATATGGCCATACCATTTTTTGTTTCCGACCTGATAACTGCCGTAAACTCCTATTAATTCCATGGCAAATAAAAACCATGTCCATGTTTGTTCGTTCATTCTTTATCTCTATTCCATAAAAAGGATACATACATCATGATAACGCCTATTAGCATATACAATTTTATCATTGATTTATTACTTTCATTATAAGAAAGGATAGTCTCATTAGATCATTTGTCTCTATACTAAAGATAAAGTCAACACCTTCTCTAGTGGTTATCTTTACACTGTGAGCTTTAATCAAGTCTCCTTGAGTGTTTATCATAGAAATAGACGGGGTCAAATTAACCCCGTCTATCATTGGCATAAAGCCATCAAATGAATTTTCTTCGGACATAGCACACCTTGCTTTTATACAAGGTATATTATATCATTTTTTTTTCTTGGCTGCTCTCATATTGTCAATCAAATTTGGGTATGGTCGACCAGCTGCTTTAGCCATAGCTTTAGCTGAAGCTTTCTTTTTTGTAGAAAGCTTTTTAGATTTAGCTTTTGGATTAGGTAAATCCCAAACTGGCTTTTTGCTTGCCATTATTTTTTCTTCTTTAGATTTTTATTATATTCATCCTTATAGAATGAACCTTTGTTTTTTAGCTCACTATCTATTTCTTTTTTCTTCTTAGAAGATTTTGCTTTTGCTGACATAGTATTACTTCTTCTTTGCAGCCTTCTTGGCAGCAATTGCCTTCTGAATAAATGGTGGCAACTTCTTCTGTGAAGCTGTCATACCTGCAGCTTTTTTGGCTGCACCTTTTTTAGCTGGTGTCTTTTTTTCCATTTTGCCGGGCATTGTCATAATAATTTCCTACTTTTTCTTCGTTGTTTTAATTTTGGAGTTAAAGGTTTTAGCAGTTGTTGCGTTAGCCTTATATTTTTTTGCTTTTGGAACGCTCTTTGAGCCATCCATAGTGTCGTCTAGAACTTTGTTAACATTGTTATAGACGGACGATTTTGCTTTCTTTGCAGCCATTTTATTTTCCTTTTTTGTTGATCTTTTTTAATGTCTTTGCAAGGTTAGCCTGCTGTACAGTTAACTTGCTATACTTATCTGGATTCTTAGTAACCGCAGTTGCCATAGCTGATACAGACTTGCCAGCTTTTTTAGCTTTTCTTGTAAAGGCACCGGGCCTCTTAATGGCTCCAGCTATCCAGTTTTTATCTGAAGTTTTTTTTGGAGCCATTTTATTTTCCTTGATGAGAAGTAAGATGTGCATCGATCTTATCATCGACCTTATCAACTTGATCATCTAAGTGATCTATCTTTTTATGTAAATGTATGATATCATCCTTTACATTTACAAGCAAACCTGCAACCACGTTGTGGTCGTCTTTATTTTCCTTGCGTCCCTGTTGAACCAGGGCAGCAAGTACTGCTCCAATGGCTGCGATTAACGCAACTACGATACCTGGATCCATGTCAGTTACCCTTTGGTTTATTTCTCTTGGAAATAGCAGCTGCCTTCTTTTTGGCATCTGCTTTTGAGCTAGCACCCCAGGCATTGAGGGAGAGGAGAAGTCTGGTGGGTGATCCATCGGGCTTTTTTTCTGGACCAGGCATATTGCCCATACGAGCTAGGAATGAGGCGCGTCGAGGATTGTCTCCAGATTTTACTGGAGCCTTCAAGTTCATGCCCTGCTTCTTTGCGGAAGCCCTGCCCTTTGCATTGAGTCCACCCTTAGGGTTTTTTCCTGCGTTAGTTTGCCAAGCTGGTGATTTTGCCATAGTCTATCCTCGATTATGCTTTAGGTGGGGTTTTTGTTCGTAATCTAACATAAGGTGGCAATTTAACTTTAGCAGCTTGTACGCTCTGAAGCCCCTTGCTCAAAGTCTTGATAGACTTCTTTGCCTTATTTTTAGCCATTACTTTTTCTTTTTAACAGTAGGAAGGACACCCTTTTTTGGGGATGCTGCCTTGCCATTATCATCGATAAAAAGAGTATTCATCATATAAGTATTCTTGTTATCTTTTTTTGCGGCTGTTTTTTTTGTTGCCATTAGACTGTTTCCCTTTTGCTGTAGCTATATTTGTCTTCTTTACTACTGGTTTAGGTAGTAGTAAACCTGTAAAATTAGTTGTTCCCATCTTAGGAAGACCACCAATAAAAACCCTTGCCTTAGATGCCATTACTTTTCCTCTACAGGAGCTTCTTCTTCAGGAGTATGTGGTGGAACCTCGTGGTTACCTTTTGTAATTTTTCTATATTGAGCTAAAGACATAAGTTAAATAGTAATCAAAAAAAGACCCCCTTAAACCTTTTAATTGGCTAAGAAGGTCTTTCTTATCTAGATACTTTTCTTAGGTCTGCCTTTTGGCTTAGCTGCCTCGCCGGAAACAGCTGCTTTTTTAGCTGCTGGCTTCTTAGGAGTAGTTTTAGGGGCCTTGGCCTCTACTGCGTCAGCAACTACCTTAGCCTCTTCTACTGCAGTCTTAATGACCTTGGAAGCAGCCTTATCAGCAACCTCAGCTATTTCAGCTATGTCTTCAGTGACCTTTTCAAGGAGTGTATTAATCACTTTATCTTGAGCTGATGTTGCATTTTTTTTCTTAAACTTTAAAAGAAAAGCTGTAAGTTTTTTAGCTAACTTTTTAATCATTTTATTTACCTCATTATTTAAATTGAATTAATTCAACTATATTATACACTAATTAGTTTATATGTGCAACAGTATAGTAGATAGATTAATTATATTATTTACCTTGTTGGCCATCTTTGATCAACATATATCTTTCCCCAGTCTCTTTTGAAACTAGAGAAAAACCATAGGCAGCTGCATTAGCTACTGCCTCTGCTAGGGCGTCTTTGTCGGCGGGATCGACATTAGCCATAGGAATAGTAATGCCAGCATAAATATCAACATTTTCAAAGTTGCCGATATTTACCTTTCTATTTACTCCACATATAAAAACTGGACTTGTTGAAATTGATATTTCACCTGACATTAAATTTACCACCTGGTCTATTGGAGAACCCATACTCTCTTCATGGGCACTCTTATTAATTTTTGGCATATGATTTTAAACCAAAACTTTCTTTTATTACTTCCATTGTAGCGGAAGCTTGATCTTCTACGGAAATAGAAGAGGAATCTATAATAATAGATGCTAAATCTGTAAAAGATTCTATCTCCATCTCTGTTCTATGGGCATTCTGTTCATCTGTCATGTAAGCCCCATCTCTATTATAGATTCTTTCTTTTCTAATTTCATCAGAAGAATTATATCTAATAATTAAGCTATTTGGTTGAGCGAGAATAGCTTCCGCTTCATTTCTAAATCTAACATCAGAAATAAAAATACAATATGGTTTAGCTTCGTCTTCTTCTACTGATCTAAGATACTCTCTATGCATCTTAGATGCTTTTCTTACTCCCCAATCAGCAAAGCATTTCTCATAGTGTTTTTTGCAGAGGTCGCCAGCATTCTGTAAGAATGTTCTTGGTTTTCCTCCAGCAAAATTTAATGGCTCTGAGTTTATGTCATGAACTAATTCAATAAAATCATCGTAACTTGGTATGTTGCCAATCGGAGAAGAACCATAGATGTCATACAGGGTGTCGTGAATACTGTATAGTTTTCTGGACTCTGCATTTAAACCTTCTATCTTAGTTCTGCTAGAATAGAGTTCATATATCGGCATTGCAAAGAAAATGTGTTCCCATACAACGCCATCTCTAATGTTATCGAAAGAGGCTTTAGGTACTATGGTTTCTGCTACTGAAGTTTTTCCAGTGGCAGCCTTGCCAGAAAGTCCAACTATGATTGGATAGTTTGGGTTATAGTTATATCTCATAGGTTCCATTATACCACTATTTTTCTTGTATTAGTTTTCTTGCTTCTAATTGATTTAGAAATTCATTAGCTAGAGCATCTGGCTCCCAAACAAAGTTTCTTTGCACTTGCAAAACTCTAAACTTATACTCTTCTCTTATATCCTGTATGGTCATTAGCAACGGAAGTAGTGCCTCATTCTTGCACTTCCATGTTCCGTTTATGTGATTGGCCACAACCGCAGAATCAGTATAAATAATTGGATCTATAAAATCAGACATAGAACAAATTAATAAACCCGCTATTACAGCTTCGTACTCTGCTTCATTGTTGCTTCTAGCCCCAAGTCCTCTAGCAAACTGTGCTACTTTTTTTCTATTCTTGTAAACTACTGCAGCGCAGGAAGCTTCCCCAATTTTTTTCTGCCCCTGTCCTCTGGAAGCTCCGTCGCAAAAGACTTCTATATTCATTACGAGACTTTTACTCCATATGGAATATTATTTTTTTCTGCCATACTAACTAATTGGTTATATCTTGAATCAGACTCTACTTGATATGTAGTATTTAAAGAATATTTCTTTTTATTCATCTCTACTTGAGTAGGAAAATCTAAAGTTTCTCTTTTTTCGGAATAAAATTCTTCTGGAGAGGAAACTGATTTATAATGTGCTACAAACATTGTTATCCTTAATAGGTGCTAAAATCAGATTCATTATAGCTACCCTTTTCTTCTCTATAGGAAGCTACTTGCATTGATTGGACTTTATCCAATAATTTTCTAGCAGACTCAGAAGCTATTCTGGCAGCACCTTCCATTGATTCAGCTAATTGAACAATAGACTCTGCCGTTATCATTGCGGTGTACTCCTCCTCAGCAGCCTCTAGGGCATTAGCTTCACGTTCTGCTTCATTCTTGCCAGTTCTATTGGACTTGTATAATTTCTTATATCTTCCCTCTGACAATTTATAGCTAGCTCGAGCCATGCCTGCAAATCTAGTGACTCTACCATATACGTTAGAAGTTCTAGCCACTAAACTAGCTAAGTCAGATATTCCCATATCGATGGAATTGGTATCCGGTATGTTAACGAAATATTGGTCAGCATTAGTGCCGTTACCATACGCTGTTATTATTTCTTTTATTTGTGGATTTAAAAATTCACTTAATAAATCGTTTAGCTTCTCTATTGATTGAAGATTCATTAGACCTCTGTTATTTTCAGCATGCCGAGTAGGTCGGCCATATCGTTCTCCATTATAGCTTCTTTTACTTTGATTTTCACCTTAATCAGATGTTCTCTTACAGTATTTGGATGCTCGGTAACTATTTGTGCTATTTCTGAAGATTTTCTGTTGTCTACAAATCTCCATTTCAGTAACTGTCTTTCCTGTATTGTTAATTGATCAAAGGGTGGGTAGCAAGTTTCGCCTAAAACCCAAAACTCATTTATTTCTTCTGCTCCAAGTATTTGCTCTAAGCTATATTCTACCGGAGGAGCCTTGAATCCAGGCTGAGTTTCGCCTTCTTCTTCCGTATTGACTTCATCGGATAATAATGGAAAGCTCTTCCTACCCAATTGATCTATGAGGAAGTTGTCTACATTCTTTTTAAGAAGATAAAAGAAATAACTGTACAGAAATCCACTAAATGGGATAGGACCTTTTTCCGAATCTTTTCTTTGATACCTAGTTATGCATTGGAAGAAAGTCATGTTGACTGTTTGCCTAACATCTTCTTCATCGCCATATCTTCTGGCCATATAGTTAATTCCGTCGCAGACATTCGTTTACGTGTTTAAACCCAGCTGGATTTAATTGATTCTTCATCAAGTTAAATCTGACAAAGTTATCTTTAATAAATAAAGATGTAAATCTCCTAATGTCGTAGTCGGACAAATTGTATTTAGAGTAATACAACATTGTAACGTACTTAGTTAGAAAGTTGTTGAAGACTTTGAGTAACTCATTTTGTGCTTTTTCACTTCCAGCTTTAGCTTTCGTAATTAAAGCCTGCATTTCGTCTTCGCTTAGAGTATAATATTGTTCCTTATACGAGGCCATTATTTTCCTTCCCAGAGGGGTAATTTTTCCATATAAGCAGCTCGGATGTCTTCATAGTATAATACTTTTGGTATTTCTATTTCTTCTGCAAATTTCTTAGCTGCAGTAGAGTACTTGCTTATTATGAAAGTTAGTTTATTGAAATCATCTTCATAATATCTTTTAAATCTTTTGAGTTTGATTTTACTTTTATCATCTAAATATCCTTTTATTTCTACCCATTCGCTAGATTTGTTTATATAAAAATCTGGAATGTAACCCTTGGTTCCCCTTTTTACTGGGAATGCAAATGTAGTCGGTTCAAAGTCAAATTGTATTTTGTATGCGTTTAGTATCCTGGCAAAGTTAGCTTCCCAGTTTGATCTTAAGTTTAAGCCCAGGTCTTTTCTATAGCCTGATTTTGTGTTCTTATAGGCATTTCCTTTGGAAGCTACCTTTTTTTCATCTTCTATTTCTAGAATTTCAGAGTCTATAAAATCTTGTTTTATTTTTTTAAAATTAGGATGTTTACGAAGATTGGACTTTTCCAAAAAAAAGTCTTCTGCAGTTGTAATTTCTGGCTTCTTCATGGTAACCTCTTAGTTCTTAAGCATACCTACCAGTATACTTTATAAATAAATAAAAAACAAGAAATTGCAACTATAGGTTGTTTTTCTTTTCCACAACAGATAGGATATCCACCATGAATACATTAAACACAATCATCAACAGCATCAGCCAAACAATCAACGAGAGCGTCATTGACGATCTTTCATCTGTAGGGTTCACTCACCGTGAAGCTACAAAGATGGTAGTAGAGAATAACTTCTCTGTTCTTGCTGACTCTTTGGAAAATGCTGTAGAAGCTTTCTAAGCTTTATCATAATTTAAAAAACCTATATAGAGTAAATATGGAAAAAAATTTTCGAGACCAAATTGGTTTCTGTATAATTTCTAAATTTACAAATTCAATAAATAAAAAAGCCGGGGCTAAAAACCCCGGCTTTTCTATTTGCCCATTCTTCTACGTCTTGCAACTCCCGTAGCACAGGCGCCACTCTCAGCGTGCTCACAGAAGCCACAGACTCTCTCATTGCCAGTTGGGGAGAAAGAAGTATCTTCCATTATTTTATTGATCTTTAATATCAAAGATTGTTTTGCGTTCTCTATATCTTCCTTAGTGAAGAGATGAAATTTTCTCTTACCAGATCTAAGGTAATAAAGTTCCGCTCTGATATTTTTATCGGGGAAGATTAAAGATGTAGCTATGGCATAGATTCCCAGCTGAAGGTTATCTTTAATATTCTTTTGAGCTACTTCCCACTTACCTGTTTTATAGTCTATGATATTAATGGTATCTTCATCATAGACATCTACTCTGTCTATGTAGCCGTTTATAGCATAAGTGCCAATAATAAACCTAAAGCCAAGTTCTTTTTCAAATATATCAAAGCTATCGCCAGAATGTTTATCATAAAATTCAGATAGTATATTAGTTCCAGCATCAATTAGAATATCTGGTATATTACTTTGTGGATCGTAGCTATCTTTCTGTTTTTCATACTCAGAATAAAGGATATCTAAATCTAAATCTTTTTCTTTATCCACACACTCCTCAAGAACAGAGTGGATAATGTTACCCAGAAGAGCTGCATCGTTTGATGTTCTTGGTTCTTTTTGTATGTAAGAATAAAAATATTTTGATGGACACATTGCATATGTGTCTAACCTTGAATAGGAAAAATCAACTAATGACAAAGATTCCAAGGGAGAAAGAGATTCTGCGGTTCTTACTGATATATTACTCATAGGGTATTATTGTCTTCACCAGGTGAATATATTTTAATTCCCTTTTCATCGTATTCATTTCCGAGTTCATCTATTGTATGGCCATTGTGTTTATTGAGATAGCTGCCTTCTCCAATGGGAACCCACCCTGTTCTCCCCAGCTCCATAAAGTCGTCTTCATTGTATGGCCACATCTTGGTCTCCCACTCTTACTTCGCACTCAGCGAACTTTTCTATATTTAAATAGTAATTCAAAACAAGATATAAGTCCTCAAGTTCTTTTTTACTTGCAAAAATTCCAGCTATACCACATTTAATAAAGAACTTGTCTTCGTACTGATGAACTCCTTCAGCATATTCGTGTAAGCTTATGTTATTTCTTGTAATTTTTCCTGTAGTTTCCATGTTTAATCCTCTGTTATTGCTATTGGGTTGAAGGTTGGGTCATCCATTTTTTCTCTCATGTCCTTGACATAGGAATCCCAATCTCGTTCATCTTCTGATTTTTTGTCATACTTAACCTCACCTTTAAATGGATTGGTCTTAAATCTAGTAACAAGAAGCTTGCCCTGCTTGGTTCTCCATCTTAAGACGCCATTTTTACAGTCACAATAATCATCTGGATCCGGGTCTATAATTAACTTGGGGTCATATCTACCACTACATCCAGCACACTTGCTATATCTTCCTCTGTCCTGACATCTGTTGCATGATGAACAGAACTTCCAGCAGTCATTTTTAACTGGGTTTTTTGTAACGATTCTTTGTGTCATTTTATTCCTATTTTAAATTTAAGATTGATTGTAGATCTTTTTCTACTTTTAAAGATGTGGTTTTATTGAACCTAAATGTATATTCTTTGTTGCCATCTATCATTTCTAAAAAAACAGTAGAAGCTCCATTGGAATTATTAATTATATCATATATAGATTTAATAGTCTCATTAGAAACTAGTGAATTAGTCTTTAAAACTATTGGCTTACTGCCCGTAAATATAGCGTTATCTATTTTCTCACAGGAATTAAAAATTAACTTAGGAGTAGCGTTCTCTTCATCGCCATCTTTAGTGACCGAGCCAGAAAAAATAAAGATATCTCCATCAGAAAAATAACTATCGACTATAGACTTAGCTTCTCTAGGGAAGATGATTATTTCTATGGCTGAGGTAAGATCTTCTACCTCGAGCTTGAACATCTTTGCACCTTTTTTAGTTATCATCTTTTTAACAGAAGTTATAATCCCACCTATTTTTACTTTAGTGCCAGGGTTACATTCAGCTAATTCAAATATTTCTTTATCTACCTTGGGTTTAATGATCTCCCAAATTCCCTCAATAGGATGCTTCGATACGTAAATTCCTAATTCTAGTTTTTCTTTTTCTAAAATTTCCAACTCACGTCTTCTGTTCATCTCAACTTCTTCTGGGACATCAATTAAATCATCAAACCCACCAGCTGCAGCCAAATGTTCAATCGTTGACTTTTTTAATATAGTTGGATCACATCTTCTAAAGAAGTCATGCATAGAGGTGTAGGGTCTATCTACATCTCTTGAGCCGATTATGGCATCAGCTATAGAAGGGCCTATGCCATTAATCGCAGAGAGTCCAAATAATATTTCATCATCCCCAATAACTTCAAAGTCATGCATGGAATTATTAATAGATGGTGGTAGTACTTTCAGTGAAGATTTCCTACATTCAGATAAGTATAAAGAAGACTTCTCCTTATTGCCGGCAACAGACGTTAGCAAAGCAGCCATGTACTGAGCGGTATAGTGTGTCTTCAAATACGCAGTCATGTAACTAACCATTGCATAACTTGCAGCGTGGGCTCGGTTGAACCCATAACCTCCAAAGTATTCTATATCTGAGAAAATTTTATTAGCTTTCTCTTCAGTTATGTCAACATTGGATAGACAACCTTCTACAAAGTTCTTTCTTATTTTAGGAATCTTATCCATTTGTTTCTTACCAATGACCTTACGCAAGTCGTCAGCTTCGGGGACAGTAAAGCCAGCAAGATCCTTAGCCACTGCCAATACATCCTCTTGGTATAGCATAATGCCTAATGATTCTTCAAGAGCATCTTTCATTTTAGGATGCTCATAATCAATTGGAATACGCCCATGCTTACGGTTAATATAAAGCTTGTCCATCCCTGATCCCATTGGTCCTGGTCTGTATAGGGAGATCAAGGCCATAATTTCCTTGATAGTCTGCGGCTGAAGCTGAACCATTAACTGTCTCATCCCAGAAGATTCAAGCTGGAAAACACCAATAGCATTACCCTTACACAATTCATCGAATGTTTTTTGGTCATCTAATGGTATGTCGTCTAGGTCTATATCGATATCAAGATTCTTCTTGACTAAACTAATACACTGGTCTATAACTCCTAGGTTTCTTAAACCCAAAAAATCAATTTTAAGTAGTCCGCACTGTTCAACTCTACCCATGTCCCATTGAGTGATAATGGGATTACCTACACCTTTTTTCATGATAGGAAGATAGTCAGTAAGTGGACCTCTTGATATAACTATGCCGGCAGCGTGAACTCCCGTTTGTCTGACAAGTCCCTCTAACCCAAATGCAGTGTCAACTATTTTTTTACTATCTTCATTTGAATCATATTCAGACTTAAACTCAGTAACTTGCATGCATTCGTTTAGATTCTTTGCTACCCCTAAGACTGGTGGAGGTACTAGCTTGGACACCTTGTCTCCAGCGGTGAAATCATATCCAAGAGCTCTTGCTGCGTCTCTTATCGATTGCTTAGCTCCAGCTTTGTTAAAGGTGCAGATGTGGGCAACTCTGTCATCTCCATATTTAGTTCTAGCATAGTCAATAACCTTATCTCTATATCTATCGTCAAAGTCTAAGTCGATGTCGGGCATGGACTTTCTTCCCTCAACTAAAAATCTTTCAAACATTAGTCCGAACTTTAATGGATCTAAGTTTGTAATCCCCAAAGCATAGGACAAGATACTCCCAGCTGCCGATCCTCTACCCCATCCAACTCTAATACCATTCTCCTTAGACCAGTTGACTAGATCGGATACCACAAGGAAGTATTCAGGGAAACCCATTTCTTTAACTACTCTAAATTCATAGGTAGCTCTATCAACAACTTCTATTGGAAGTGGATCACCATATTTTTTCTTTAATCCAGCCCAAGCTAAATCTTCTAGATGAGCGTTGACTTCTTTCCCACTTGGTATTGGGAAGTCAGGAAAGTAAAGCTCCCCAAATTTTAGATTTACATCTATCATGTCGTGAACATGCATGGTGTTCTCTAGCCATTCTTCAGAGAATGTCTTAGCCATTTCTTGATAGCTATGTAGATACCAGTGATCTCCAGAAAAAGAAAATCTATCTGGAGTATGTATGTTACTATTAGTGGCAACACAAAGCATTATGTCATGCGAATTTGCTTCTGATTGATTCACATAGTGGCAATCGCCAGTGGGTATTACCATAGCTCCTATTTTTTTAGCTATATCTATTAACTCAGCAGAGATCTTTCTCTGTTCACCTAACCCATGGTCTTGTATCTCGATGAAGTAGTTGTCTTTACCAACAATATCTTGCATCTTTTTTGCTGATGCCAAAGCAAATTCATAATCATTTCTCAGTAAAGCTTGGCTTACTTCGCTATTTAAACATCCGGATAAAACTATAATCCCGTCAGAATATTGAGAGATAAGCTCATGGTCTAATCTTGGCTTAACATAAAAACCATCAGTATAAGATTGGGAAGACATTTTAATGATGTTATGATAACCAGTATTATTTTTAGCTAATATAGTTATGTGATACGGGCCACGTTGTTCCCATTCACTTTTTGCTTTACCGGCTCTTTCTTCTTCGTCTCTATCCCATCTTGTTTTTCTTGCCTGATAAAACTCAGAACCCAAGATTGGTTTGACGCCTAAAGCTGTGCCAGCGTCATAAAAGTCTAGCCAAGAGTGGATATTGCCATGGTCAGTAGTTGCCAAACCAACCATGCCAAGATCCTTAGCTCTCGTCAAATAGGCTTCTACCCCACCGTGTCCATCCAACATGGAATAAACCGTGTGGTTATGTAGATTTGTCCAATTCTTCAATTTACAATCCTCTGCTTCTGTCGCTGCCGTCTATTGCACTATCTCTAGTTTCTCTGTAAGTAATTATAACTACTCCACCACAATATCTGCAGGGTACGTTCTTGCCTTCTTGAGCAAAAGGGCTATTCATCATGTACTGGTTAGGTTGATCTGAGTGGCATTCGCTGCATACTCCGATAACGTCATCTGTATTATTCACCATCTGTTGTTCCTCCTTTCTTTTCATTGGTATAAGCAAATCTTATTGGAGACGGAGAAATCTTCTCGCTAGTCTCTACAAAAGTTTCACCAATTTTAATCCATTTGTTCTTATGTTCCAATGAACAATCTCCGCAACCAACTCCTGCGGAATTAGCTCGCTCGCAAGTATAAGGTCTCCCCCCAATGCCAGCTTCTCTTCTTTTGATCCAGTCATTTATATGAGCCGAAGATCTACCTGGATTATAATCATCACAATTGCTAAGTATCTCATGCAGGTATTGTATTGAGTCATCTGTATAGGTTAGTATAGAGCATAGGAACAATCTAGACTCGTGGTCCAGGTGCTTATTCTCTTTAGCTTCTTTTTCTATTCTTTTGATTGCGCTGCAGCTGTGAAGTAATCTGACTTTATTAAAAACTTTTTCTCCATCACCAAAAGAAGTAACTCTTTTGGAACCATGTTCATTGAAGTAAGCAAGGGGGTCTTTAGGTCTATTTTTTTCTACTTGCATTTGAATAGAGTAATCGGTATACCAATCACAAGCCTTTAGATCTCGTTCTTGTTCTGGGATAGAATAGTCTTGTGGTTCAGAAGAATATTTAACGATATCTTCTAGCGAAGAAAACAAAATAGAATTATCTAGTTTAGTTTTATATAGATTAGTATCCTGATGTATGGAGCCAGGTAGTCTCCACATTCTTCTTAGGTCATAAACACTAAAGTCCAAAGAAGTCAATTGCAATTTCTTATATAAGTCATTGGCTATAAATCTAAACACACTGTGGAGGTCATTGCCGTTAGGAATTCCAAGAGCTAAAGCTTCACACTCTATATGGAATCCCTTTTTGCCAGTGTAATATACTATTAACGATTCCTCAGGAATGTAATTAGAAAGATAAGAGTATAATCTCTTACACTCCTCTAGGGAAACATTAACGTCTTTGTTATCTATATCAAAATAAAGTGAACCCATTCTGGTAGCAACGTCTATGTCCTTAGAGTTATACTGCCACACAGAAGTGTATAGCCCAAGGTTATTGTACTTTTCCCTAAAAGCATCTAATCTATCTATATCCACTAAGACAGGATCATCTTCTTTCTTTATTCTTATAATTCTACCTAGAGATGGCACGTACTTGGCGAGCTCTACGTATCTCCAAGCAGAAGTATACCTAGTATTGTCTGAGGATATTCTCATTTTATATTCAAGCTTCCAGATTGATCATTATAATTATAAAGAATTTTCTTAGCATAGTCTTCCATGTCTTCCGAATAGGTTCTGTAGTATACCGATTCAGCTATAAAATATTCTAGATTGTTTAATATAAAGTATCTTTTAGATATTCTTTCTTCACTGTCTATCAACTAAAACTTCCAACGTTCTTCTATTATAGTATCTCCATCAGTTATATAATGGACTTTTGAAGCAAGGTTGTCTGCAAGGTGCACTATGACTTCTAGATAGGTGATAGGTATAGTCTCCGGGACTGGTGACCAAGGACCGAGGTGACACCTAACTAGTCTAAGGATTGATTGTATCGTCTCTTCATCTACAAATAGCGTTGAAGATTGAGATTCTCCTGCATACTTCTTGTCATAAGCTTGACATTTTTCAACAAAATGGCCAACAGTATAGGGGTGAAGTGGGTCGTAAACAAAAGACTTATCATCATCTTTGGACGTAATCCCTTTAGTCAAGTCATGTAGTAGGCATGCAGCGTAGACTAAGTCTCTTTCTTCTGTGTTTAAAGAGTAGGAATCAGAAATTACTTTTGCAGCTCTCACTACTCTTTTGGTATGAAGGGCATTGCCGCCCTTGTTATGCTCATCAGGTGGATGAAATCTCCCAGAAAAACTAGATGGTATTTCCCAAAAAGAATTAGATCTAATTAAAATAGATTTAACAAAACTTTTTATTCCGTCATTAATTATTAAATCAATTTCTTCCGATAGTGGCTTTAGGATTACAGCCTCTTCTTCAATTGATATAGAATCTTTTTCTTTATTTAAAATATCATCAAGTATTGATTTGTTAGCCAAAATGAATGCCTTTCGTTAAGACTAATAGTATATCAGCTGGTTGGGGCTTCTATGCCATCCCAGGCTTTCCACTTTGAACAAGGTGTATCGAATGGGCATTTCTTACAGTAGATTGTCTGACCTCTTCTAGGAGCAAAAACTTCTGTTTCGTTGATAGTATTAGCCCAATATTTTAAAGAATTAGAATCTTCTTTATCTATTTGAAAATCCGTAAATTTTTGGTTAGAAGCCAATAGATCATAGTATCCAAAATGAGCTTGATTTATTTTAGCGCCAAACTTATGTTTAAAAGCTTCGTGTAGAACAGAAAAATCAACTTGATACGTATCTGCATGAGAGCTTCTAAAGTTAAAGACCCATTTATAGACATAGTATTGGTTATCTTTAGCTAAGATTAAATCAAAATTACCGTCTACTTTTGTAGAATCGCCTAATGGTATTATAAATGGTTGGTCTATTGATATTGGTATGGAATCATCTTGTGAATATATATTATAAAAATTTAAAAGAGTAGAGGCAGCTCGTGAAGTTAGACTTGCATTATTGCCATAGTAGCTCTCATGCTGTTCATGAATAATATCATAGGAAGTCATATCTTTTGGATACCATATTTTTTCCCACCTATTCAATAGGGATGCATAAGATGGGGTGAACCCGCCTTGTTTTTTGTAAAAGAAAAAATTGATAACACTTTTAATTGTATTTTCAAATTTTTGTGTAAACACATCTCTAGATGGGATAGTTTCATTTAATTTTTGCTCATGCCTATAACTGTATAGAAGAGCGCATGTTTGGAAGTCTTTAATGGACTCCACCTTTAGTTGTTTCATATATCAAAATCTCCATCATCTAATAAATCATCTAGTAACGAACTTGTATCGTAGTCTTCCTCTGTTACGGGATCGTATTCTTCGTATATCTTTTTAGAGTCTACATACCTAACAAGTGGTGGGTTATAAAGAAAGCTAGAACCTGTAATTCTGTTTTTGGGTATCTGTAGTTGCATTATATTGTCGTCTTCAGAGTCATCCCCACTCAAAAGTTTTTTCTCTGTTATAAATATAGTAACAGCACACTTTTGTTGGATGGCTAGTGATCCTCCGGTATCAGACTGTTGGACTACTTCTCTTTTTTCTTTCATTCGATTAGAGTTTTCTTGTGCGGTAATAATCAGAACACAATTCATGTCTCTAGCAAGCTTCTCCAGCTTGACCATCATCTCTTCAAACTCACCCCATCTAGGCTTACCTTTGCCACCTTTGGTGAACATTGATTGTATAGTATCAATTACTACGATGTCAGGAGTCTTGTTTGAATGCTCAATTATATCTTTGAGCCATCTCTCTAGGTCCTCAAAGTATGGAGTTTCCGGGTCATGCCTAACCATGAGTCTGTCGCCCCACTCTGCTAACTTAGCCTTAAACTTATCTATGTATTTTTGTTTCTCTTCTGGACTCCATGTATCTGCGTCTTTGTACACGTTCTTGCCAATTATCTGGGTCATAAGGACTCTTTCCCAGTGACCAGTTGCTTCTTCAAAGTTGACGTATAAAGCCGTATACCCATTGTCTACCCAGTTATTAACTAGGCACTTAGCAAAGGTGCTCTTACCCTTACCTGAAGCAGCTATTATGGCGTGAACTGCACCCTTAAAAAAACCACCTTCATCAGTATAACCCATAGCTCTATTGAGTGCCTTAAATTGAGTTGGCACAAAGCTTGGTATGTCCAGCAAGGATTCTACTCTATCAGAAATATCTTTAGCCGTAGTTAACTTATCAAATGGGTTATAGTTTAATTGATTTTCTAGTTCTCTAATTTCAGAAGTAATTAAATTAATCCTAGATAAATCTTTTTCAGACTTACTGCCTTTTTGGTTCAGGATAAGCTGCAACTCTTGCAGGTAGTCGATCTGTTTGCGTTTATTGGCTTTATGTTTAACCAATTGGACTACAGAATCAGAGGTTGAAAGATCTAAGGACATCAACAAGTCCATCATCACTGTCACTCCAGCGTTACCACCAAGCCCCTCTTTGATGTCAGTTTCTGTTTCTAGCCAACTCTTAAATCCAATTGGATCAACTACATCTAGTTGAGTAGCGGTATGGTAGGCGAGTAGGGCTCGATAAAATTCGTGAATCCCCTTTTGCCCATGGTTAATTCCCACTATTAAAGGGTCTAACTCCTCTGAGAAATACTTTATAGCCCCCTCTTCTCTAAGAGATAGGGCAAAGATCTGATACTCTATTGGGGTATCATCAAGCTCTTCAAGATTATCGATTGTCATTCTTTCGCTTTTCTTTCATTGTCTTGTAAGCTTTTTTTCTTTGTTCAGAAAGTTTTTTCTTAGATTCTATATAAAAATCAGAAGAATACAATTCATTCTTAATCTTTTGTTCCTTGACATGAGGCGAATGCCTAATGGCATCTATCATTCTATCAAAAACAGATTGTTCGGTAAGTTCATCATTATAGCGGATAACAACCAGAGCTATGCCTCTTTCCTTGCATATCTCTATTTTTCTTTTGTCTCTCTTAAGCGCTTCTTCAAACTCATACTTGGATTCAAAAAATTTAGAAGTATAATAGAAGTGTTGCCTACCGTGATACTCCGCAGCTAACTTGTAGCTTGGACAGTAAACATCTAGTCTAAGCTTGTCTTCTAGATAGAATTCATTAACTATCTTTTCGCTGGGCAATAGCTTCTTCATAATATTAGTTAAAGCTGTTTGTCCTCTAGATACTTTTTTTCTAGATTCTTTTAACCAAGAAAGACCTAATTGATTTATCTTTTTATTAACTCTAGCTATTGGCCAGCCAACTTCTTTTGCTATTTGATTTAAGCTTAAAGAAGTTTCAAATAATAAATCAACTAAGTATTCTGTATTGTCAGATTCTTCTTCCCAATTATCTTTTTTCATTAGTTTTAGTATTTGAAAATCTACTAGTACTAACAACTCTTCCCAGGTCAAGTATCGACATATTTAATGTCTCCCAAATCTTAGGGGCTAAAGCGGTGGCTAAAAGCGGGCAATCCATAATGCAGTAATCGACTTTACCATCAAGCTCAGCTATCTGTGCATGTATGGAATCTATCTTATCAAAGTAACCATTATATGGAACAGCTATAATCTGCTGATTGGTCCCAAATATTCCCTGTATCACTTTTTTGTCATGAAAAGTAACGATTACATTTTTTGAGTCTCTAATATAATGATTAACAAATATGTCTACGACTTCTTTTCTAGTGTTATAGAAGTGCTCAAAAGTATTTAAAGAATAATAGTATCTATTGTTATTCAATCCTATATTAGCTAACTTACCTTTTTCTATGTCGTAGGCAATCTCTGCAGGGACTGCCTTCAGAAAATTATCATCTTCAATTGCAGCACAATTTGATATAGCTTTAACGAAATACTTTGGAAGTTTTTTTTCAGAAGAAAAATTCAAAGATGCTATAGCAGCAGGGGGTAAGTTAATGAATGCAAATTTTTCTTTTTCATCCATCTTTTTAGTTAGATCAATAATAGACTTAACTGGGTCTAGAATTATGGAGTCGTTACTCATTTAAATACCAAAGTTTCCCCAGTTAATTAAAACTGGATTAGGGTCTATTATAGAATTGATGTGATCAAGTTGATGGAAAGCTCCACCATCTAGGGTGGAATATCTTTCATACTTCATAGTTTTGTCTATGTCATGAGTATAGCCTAAGTGCTGCATGATGAGGTTGGAATCTGCCCAGTAATTTCTTTGCTGCATCCACTCCCCTACATAAGTGGGTTCAGATCCACAGGCAAGGGCTCTGTTATGGAAACCTCCACCTTCTTTGAAGCGGAAAATACGAGTAGAATTATTTGGAGCCCAAAGTTTATCCACTCTATACTGTGTTTCATTCCACATATGATAGAAACGAACATTAACTATATCAAATTGTGATTTAGCTAGAACATCTCTAGGGGCCAAATCTCCTGTATGGTATAGCATCTCATCACAGTCTATTGCTATCACCCAGTCACCAGGCTTTGCAAACTTCTCTAGGTTACCCCAAGCTCTAGCTCTTAATTGACCCTCGTGCTTAGAAAAAAGCGACTCTTCATTAATGAAGACTTCAGCATACTTAGATGCAATTTCTGGGGTATTATCTGTAGAACAGTCATCGGTAAATATAATTTTATCTACCTGTTCTGATAGTCTCTGTAGGACTGGCTCTAAAAATCTAGAGCTTTCATTCTTGCCTACCATTTGTGCATAAATCATATGTATTCCAGTCTAAGGTTAAATGGAGGGCCACATTAAAGCAGCCCTCCATTATACCAATATTATAATTAGGCTATTGTCTGCTCGCGAGCTTCAATTGCAGAAATGCGCTCGATCTCAACATCCTTGAACAAAACTTCACCAGTAACTCCACGACGACCCATGGCAAGCTTCTGAGCATCTGTTTTACTATTAGCCTTGACGACTGAAGTTGTTGTTACAGTAAAGTATTTAAATTTATTGTCTGACATTGTTTTCCTTTAGATTGTAGCTTTCGCTATTTAATATAAGAATATAATTATAACACCCAGTAGCTCAATAAGCAACATTCGATAACATCAAATAAAAAATTGTTAATCCTTTAAAGTATAAAAGTTTGTATAGGAATACTTTGTCCCAGAAATGATAGGTATAGTGGAGTGAACTTGAAGTGCGTCAAATAGTATAAGGCAATTTTTTTTAGGTTTAATAGAAAAATACTTTTCTTTATTATCATTATAAAAAACTAAATCTCCACCAGAGTAATTGTCATTAAAGTAAAAAACAGAACTTAAGTAAATTGTTTTTTTCTTATTTAAAATATCTGATTCAGTTTCATAATGCCAGTCTATATGTTTTTTAATAAACTGATTCTTTATATACCTTACTATCACCTGTCCACTACATAATTCAAATTGTTTAGGATAATGAGCTTTAATATGTTTGTCTATTTTGTCGTCTATTACTTTCATAAAATCATAGTACACAAAATTTTGATCTACAAAATAACCTCGCAGTGTTGAATTTGTTACCTCTTTTTCAAAAGGACCTAATTCAAAATCTAAATTAATAAAAGAAGACTCTATTAAATTAAGAGTATCTTCTTTTATTAAATTTTCTATTATTACTGTTGGGTACATCGTATAAAATCTTAGTTAGCTGGATAATGAATAGCTATGTATTCTATAGCATCTTCAATATTATCTACTATTTTTGTGGCCATATACTTCATGTATGGGCGATCTTTATTTTGGTTAGAACACATAACTACGATTGGCTGATCATTCATCTTTGCCCAAGCCATTTCAAAATCAGTACCTATGTAAGCTCTATCTTCTAGCATGTATTCTACTAGGAGAATGTCTGATCTCTTCTGCATAAATAGATTTTTTTGTACCTTTTCTTCTGGGGACATATCTTCCCCTTCTGGTATAGAAGTTGGGTCCAACACCTTGTACCCACGTAGGGCCAACATTAAAGTAGCTTCCTGTCTCCATCCCTTAGCATAGTCCCCGACATAATCCATCGCACCTGCTAAATATACTGTAACACTCATACTGGCCAAAGGTATTCTAAATCTGATGGTTCGTTAAAGAACTGTGAATAATACTCATAATCTTTTCTCAAAAGGTTTGATCTGTGGGATTGATGAAAAGATTCTACCCCAAACCATGGTGGCATTACTACATCTTCTAAGTCAACTTCTTCAAGCTTCATTGTATTCTTGTAGCCTCTAGAGACCCATTCGTTGATGGTGTAATTTTGATATAGCTTTAATGCTTCTTCATAACCAGTCCACATACGAGTGACTGGATGGTTTCTCCAGCCTTTCGTAGGCGTTCTGTCGAGTAATATATTAAGAACTTGAAATGTTTCAACACGTTGTTTTCCTAACCGTCTATAGTCTAATACTTTTACAGATAATTCCAAATCTGCATATGGTAAAAATGTTTGCACTGTTATGCTTTCTTGAATTCCTGAAATGTCTTGTCGCCTACGCCAAAGTATTCTCTGGCTAAGCCTGCAGTAACTATGTCTGTGTTCAAACAAGCTCCTGCTTCGTTCCATACTCTAGCAAGTATTCTTCCATATTTCTCATTTTTATCAAGAATTGTTTCTATTTTAATCTTGTGACCGGCAGTAGTGATCCACTGATCTGTAAACTCTTTAGCAGCTAAGCCCATTTTCTTTTCTTCAAGATTAGTAGTGCGACTCTCAGGAGTATTTACTCCATATAATCTCACTCTACCTTTCCTAAAGGTATCAAATCCTAAGTCAATAAGAATATCAAATGTATCTCCATCAACTATTTTTTTAACTTCTGCATTATAAATCCAAGGGTTTAATTTTTCTGTCATTTTATCTTTCTTTTCTATTCTGATATTTTTTGTCATTTTCTTCAAAGTTATTATTTGATTTCTCTAAATACTGATCATATTGTTCTTTGTTTTCAGCTCCCCAAAAACCAAATTTTTTACCATAAAGATAATCATGTCCCCAATTACCGTATATTTTTCTAGATTCAAGATATCCATTAAATGCAAAAACTCTATCGTCTGAATATTTTTCTTTAGTAAAACCCAATTCTTCGTTCTTGCTAAGTGTAGACATAACTGTTTTCTCTGAGCTGAAGAATCTATAACCCCTAGTTGAAGCTCTTAGAGCCGTTAACTCTTGCTCTGGATTAAATGGAACAAATGGGTTATATGAAACATCATATAAAAACTTTGCATCACCGAAAACACCTGCGCAACCAAAGCACAAGTAATGTTCTAAAAACTTTCCAAATATTTTTTCTTCATCTTCTCTTGAAGTATCTGCATTGGTGTTTAGCCCATCTTCCTTTGCGCAAAGTGGATACGCTTTTTCTCCAGCAAAATTGTTAATATATTGTTTTTCTGGATCACAGTATACTTCTTCTCCGTGCCATGCAACAGATTGAGATATCAGTGGTTTATCACAATACTTCTTTAATTGTTTAAAATCTTCGACTAGAATAGCGTCCCAATCTTTACAGAATATTGTATGTGCATCAATTTGCAAAAAATATTCTTGCTGATCATGGAGTATTGAACTTCCCAATCTAGCTAGGCCTACTCCAAGTGGTTCTTTATATGATATATTTACACTCTTAACATTGGGGTAATCAGAAAAATTTTCGAATTCATCCCCTTCAGTCTTTTGATTGAAGATCCCAAAATAAATTTTAGATGGATCTTTGGCTTTTTTATATGCGTCAGCAACAGTTTCTTCTAGGAAATATTCATTTAAAGCAGGTACTGCTATGAAAATGGTATCACTATTGTGATCATTCATCCTAATCTCTTTCTATCCCCATATGGTCACATGCTTTTCTAAATATTTCTCTACTTATAGGGAAATAGGAATCTGCGTGACTCACTCCCTGACCTGGCTTAGGAGTGCTAGCGTGCCAGCTGTGCCCTATTGATACTGAACCATCATACACTACATTATAACCAAGGTGTCTAGCAAAATATGAACACCAAGTCTCTTCATAATAGTGAGGAGTAGGCAGGAAGGCTCCAATAGCATCTGGATAGATAGCTCTGTAGTCGGGGTGATTAGTCATTGCATTCCATACATCTCTTCTAACGAAGTATGCTGAACCTGAAACCGTTACGCATTCTATGCGATCTCTATAGGCAGTGTCTTGCGGGTCTGCCTCTCTCCAGGCTCTGTGCTTAGGTTCTGTGTTGGTTCCAATGATACCCGCATGGGTGATGAATCCCTGTTCATCTCTTTGCTTGGGCCCAAGAATATGAATATCTGGATTATCGATAAAGATTTGTTCTATCTTTAGACAGTCTTGACTAGTCATCCAAACATCTCCGTTTAGTACTGCAATAATATCTCCAGATGTTTTGCTAGCCATGCTATTGATGGCAGCGGAATACCCTATGTTTTTTCTTAGATATAGATTGTCAATTAGATAACGTTCTTCATTCTCTCTAATCCAAGGGATAAAATCATCGGTTGATTCATTATCCGTTATGTATAAATTCCAGTTTTTTTCGAGCGCACCATTTGGATTAATTAAGTCTGAGTGCAAAGTATCCAAAAATCTTTGCAGCTCTTTTCTAGTGTTGTGGTTCACCACACATAGGTCAATCATTAAAATATTTCTCCTGCTTCTAAACATTCTTTTTGCACTGTATTAAATGCACTCTGTGGATAAAATCCATTTTCTATTAAGTCTAAAAATAAAGCTGTTGCTTCTTTTTCTTTGGTTAAATCAAATTCAGTTAATCTATTTAAGTATTGTTCGAGGTTTATATTTTCTTTATCTTCTTGAGATAGAAAATTTTGTTTACTCAGTTCCCCCAATAGATAACCCAAGGATGCAAACCCTAAAACCATTAAAGCTAGTTTACCATTCTTGTTCATCGCCATCATCGCTATCTCCTTGACCGGAATAATATGTTCTAGTAGTCCAGTCTAGAATTTGGCTGACTATATCTGAATAAGCTTCTTTTTCTTTGGGATCTTTAGCTTCTTTAGTCATACTAGAATACGTATCCATTATATCAGTTAATACCTGTAGATCAGCTACAAAAATTGCTTCACCTGGATTTACTTTAAGTATTACTTTTTTCTTTTGTGACTTTTTCTTAGTCATTTTTAACTTTCTTTTCTTTTAGTTCTGCGTTTAAGATTTCATTCTCTGGTATTTCATATACAGAAAGATTATTCGTATCTGGTTCAAATGTAGTGAATAAGATGCGCTTATCTGCTATTGAAAAACCTTCTGGAGGAGGTGATTCTAGTGCTATCTTCTTAGAGGAACAACCATATACCTGACTATGGCCTTTGTATAGGACTATGTAGTTTACTTTAGACGCTGCCATTATATTTCTATCTCGTAGGTAAAGACATTTGCTTTATGAAGAAAAGAATTAACATTATCCCAATCTCCATAAGAACTATCTGCAATATAGTATACCTGCTCAACTGTGCTATTAGCTATTAATTTGGCACAAGAAAAACATGGTGGACCATTAACATATATTTTATAAGGTTGAGTACTGTAGTCAGAGTGCAATAATGCATTAGCCTCTGCGTGAACTGCTATGCAGTTATCATAGATAGACCCGCTATCTGACATCTCTTGAAATCTAGGACAGCCCCCATCTTCACAATGCTGAAACCCCCTAGGCCCACCATTATAACCAATGCCAACTATGTGATCATTTCTGTCAACAAGTACCGCAGCGTATTTCTTTTTACCGCATGTAGAGAATATATTAGCTGTAGCAATACACATTTGCATGTATTGTTTATTTTTTCTATCAGAAGACATTTTATAAGTAATGAACTACTACACCTAGAGCTATGCCGGATATTACAGATAGAATAATAGATCTAATTTTTATTTTTTTACTATCGCTCACTTGCATTAATATGGACAAGCTTATGGTCCAATTGAGTAATATGGCGAATAGGATTAAGCTAACTATAAACACGACTGCCCACTAATGCATTTATGGAAACAGGGTATAGGTCTCTCACTAGCTCGGCAATTGCCTGAGCGTAAACTCTAATCTCTTCTTGAGATTGTTCTTCTAGTCTTTGAGCTAAGAATAAACCAACTGATTGAAGACTGCAAGACCACCTATAAACTACATGCATTGAATAGGCTGGGAGAAATAATCTCGCTTGCTCTGGAGCTATTCCATTTTCCAGAGCTAAGTTATAGAAAGCTTCACCTTGTTCGATGCATCTATTCAGTTGTTCTGTTAAGATTGCTCCGGAGAACGGATCACATAAACCTGCAGACCCTTGCTTCTTGTCTTCAGGAGCTAGTCTCCATTGATCATTATTAGGGACATAGAATTCTGGTTCCATAGTTATGTATCTACGAGAAGATTCGTTCCATGAGTCCATGGTATGATCTGATCCAACTACGTACTTCCAGTGTTGTCTTGCGACCATTAAAGGGGCCTTAAATTCGAAGGTCATAAAGGCGTGTCTGAATGGCGACATATGATTTTCTCTAGCTAAGAAATCAATTAATCTAGCATCGCTAGTGCCAAACTCTTTGCTTTCTTTGGCAAAAGATGCTCTAGCTGCATTTACAACAGAAAGATCGCTACCCATGTGATCGACTAATCTCACATAGCCATTGCCTAGTACTTCTATTAAATTGTTTTCTTTATTCATCATCTTCTTCTTCGTCGTTAAACTGTGAGTCTTCTATCATTATTTCTATAATATGATCGTCTAAATCCTCAGACAATTTATACATATTACCAAGTATATCTTTTAATGTACTATCTATATCATAATCGTCAAAAGATATATAATTTAATAATAGTTCGTTAATATGGACTAGGCTTTGAGATAATGATTGAGAGATAAAAACTAACTCTTTCATCATGCTTTCAAGACTTACTTGTTCTATGCTAATTATAGCGTCTATTCTAGGCAAATCTACATCATTGTCATCTGAAGACATCATTTCTTCAAACATTTTATCTATATCATCATCTTCAAATTCTGACATAAGTATCCTATTTAATGTTGTCTTTAATTAACTTTATCTCGCAGCTGTCTGTTGTGCAGTAACTTTCGCCAATAGCATCAGCTGCCATTCCTGCATACACCCCAGAGAAATCTATAGGGAACAATTTATTCTCCCCCTCTTCACGATACTCTTCTTCTGTAATTTGAGTATATGGCATCTGGGGGTAAGTAAAGTTTCCTGATGGAAGGAATGACACAGTCTTAAGCTGCCCATCGTACATGTGCAATACGGTCCCAACATGCTCAGATTCTGTTTCTGGATCAAAAGAAATGGTTACCGAAACAGAGTTGTCAGACCAGTATCTTTGTGCTACTGCAGCTAAAGACATCTTCTCAAAGATGGTTACATCACGCTCAGCACGTCTTGCATCAGACTTTATCGGGAAATAAACAACAGAAGTTGTATCTGGAGATTCAGATGCTGGTTCAACTTTATAGTTAGCCATTACAAACAAAGGAAGCATAGGATCATCATTTGAGAATCTAATTGTTCTATTGAAGTACTTGCCTCCTGGAGTCCAGTGAACACCAGGAGACTCTCCAGCCAGAATTGAAACAGTTCCAGAAGGCTTTACTGTCGTCATCTTGATCGACTCACGAACTCCAAGCCATTCGGAATAGATATTGTCATATCTTTGGACTGTCTTGTATCCTTGGTCCATCCACTCTCTTAGTACTGGCATGCCGTTTGTGTCTGCAAAGTCTGCAACCCCGGACATTGAAGCCCCAATACGACGGTTACGTTGCATGATTGCATTTGTCTCTTCCCAATGAGTAGGGAGAAGAGTCACAGTCTTAGCATATAAGTACGCAAACTTTAGCGTACGCTTAAAGTCCTCAAGAGATTCATGTCTGCCTAAGTATGTTTCCACTAAAGTACAGCACTCATAAGACTCTAGCGATTGTTCTGCACACGGGTTAAAGCCAGCAATTCTGTGGTCCTTGTTGTTGATAGGATCTGCTAAACGACCATACTTGCGTGCCATGTCCATCCAGATTACTCCTGGTTCACCATTTCTAGCAATGCCGTCAACTATAGCAGAGAGATCTTGGCCAACTGAAACTTCTACCGAGTTATTAGACATCCATCCCCAACCCGGATTTTCTGAATCATAAGAGTTTCTTTCTGGGAACACTTCAGCATTCTTTAGATTAAGAAAATCTTCATCATCAATTCTCCCTATTAGAAGTTCAGCTGAACGTCTAACGTTGCCGGATACTACGCACACTCCAATAAGGTTGCCTATGTCTGCAATATCTCTACGAGTTAGTTTTTCTCCACTACGTCCATTAAATATTTTTCTAATAGCGTTGTGCAGCTTTATCAAAGGAGCTGGTCCTGAAGCAGTACCACCAAACGTTTGAATTGGGCTACCTAATGGTCTGATTAAAGAGTAGTCAAATTCAATTGTATTTTGTTCCGGCTTAAGATAAGAGTTGATCAAATCACCAGTAGCTCTCGCCCAGCTCTCTCTGTCGTCTGCGATAACGTCTGTTGTCACCTTATCTACTGGCTTATGTATAGTAAAATCTTTATCCGCACCTTTGTCATCAAAGCCTACGCCAACTCCAAGCATCGAAGCTTCCATTAAAAACATAAATGGTTTAGACGGATTATTTTTTGACATTTCTGACGTGCTAACAAACGCACAGTTTTGCAGAGCTGCGGAGTTCTTGTGTACGTTAACAATCTTAGTTCCCATCATCCATAGCCCACGCCCAGGTGGTGTCCACTTTAGATTGAACAAACGATCAAAAGCATCTTTTGCACTAGCCTGTGCCTTTACATCATTCCATGGAAGGCGACTTGACTTACAGTGATCCTTCTGTAGGGAGTACATGCCGTTAATGACACGTTCGCAAACATCTACCCAAGTTTCTTTTGTACCATCTTCTTTTAGTCTTGAATAGGTGCGAAGGAATGTTATCTCTCCTACTGAGTTGCCTCCAGCATCTCTATATCCAAATGGCGCTTTCTTATTTCTATATGTTTCTAGGAAATCATCACTGATTCTAAAGGAGAAAAATAAAGAAGATTTACTTCCTATTGATTGAGCTGTTAATTCTTGGGTTGTGATTTCATTTGACATTGAGTTTCTCCTATTTTTTTACTAATGTTTTAACGTGTTTTGGGTCAATCTTACTGAGTTCAGTTTGCTTGATTTTTGTTATCTGTTCCATGGTATATATTTTATAAATTTCTTTCTCAATAAAATATCCACTTCTCCAATTAACAATCTTGTCTATGTTCTTTTGGTGCTTGCTAAACAAGTTACATATTGTGGCACCACCGTATATTCTAACTAAATTTTGAAACTTCTTAACTAGCTCATCTTTATTGCCGGGATTAATGACGTCATTTTGTTCTGCCTTAGAGTATATCCAATTAAAGGCTTGTCTGGTCAATGGTATGTAGTCTACCGAGTCTATGACTCCTAGGTGTAGAATTTGTTTTCTATTTTTTTGAATCTCTATATCTGCCTTAACCACATTCTTATATAGGTCAAGCCAATCTCTTTCATTGAACTGAGCCCAAGTTGCACACCAAAATAGTAAGTTCTGTGGAGGGCTAGTTAATGATGTCTTGTCATAGGCTGGCAGTAGTGTAGTGCATGCAATAACCTTTTTTATTTGAGCCTTAGCAGCATCAGCATCGGTGCTTTTTGCACTAACGTTAGACCATAATTGACCAAGGTGTGGCTTCCAATCAATGTCTGCAACATAGATTCTCAAATACATATCAGCTACTTCTGTAGGAAGGATGTCATCTCTAACTACCTTTTCGAGATCTTCAATTGACACTGACACTTATATTCCTATCCAAAGATATCGAAACCTATAAAACTGCTCCAAGAATAGAAAATCCCGCTCTATAGAGAGCGGGAAATCCTACAACATTTCCGCTTCAAACATTATAGCAGGACTCCTGCTAATAATCTCAGTTACGGTTATTGTAATTTATGTTTGTAGTATTCTACAAAGCTTTTGCGGAAGGGATGCCCTTCCACTCCTGAACTTTTTGTCTTCCATATTCACTAGCTGTATTAGCTTGACCAAAGGTTGATGGGAAAACTTTAGCACTTGCTACGCCATGCTCTTCTTCTGGTCTGAAGTAACCGTAGGAAGCTGGAGCACCTTGTGCATCTGTTCTTGCAGCGTGACCGGTATTGGCAAAAGCTACTGCTGACGCGACACCCTTGAAAGCATACTGACGAAGCTTGTATTCATTTTCTCTTTCAGCGTGACCAAAAGAAGTTGGGAATGCCTTAGCCCCAGCAAGACCTTTGAATTCCATCGGACGGAATCTAGCACCATCATATGTAGCAGTGCCGTCAGGGAATGCTCCAGCCAAAGGATGGATGTAAAGTGTTGAACCATTGAAAATCTGTGACATGAATACATTGCCAGGGAAGTATCCTGTTCCAGGAACATGATGGTTATCTGGGGCACCATCGAGAATGTGACTGGTGCTGTACAGTGGGTAGTATGAGTAAGTTCCCGTGCCCTTAGCTTTTCCAGACATGGTAGTATAAGGGTTTACCATTTGATTGGTGTTTTGACCCTTCAGGATTGGACGAGGTCCTACGTAAGATGTGGCCATTTTAATCTCCTTAAATAAGCTCTTAGAAGTATATAGTAATTGGTCTAAGAGATATTTTTAGTTATAATTTATTATTAAATCAGATAATACTGGGGCGGTGCCATCTGGAAGTTGGTTTAAAGTAACTTCTATCCATACGGTATTGGAAGATCCCGGATTTTCTTCAGTATATACTGACCCATCATTGTAAATTACCCTATATTCAAAGACGTCAGAAAGTAAGGATTGGGATACGTTAAATATCTTAGGGGTGACTGAGACTATCGAGTCAATCAAAGTCCCTTGAGGGGCATCAAATTTAAATATAATTCTTCCAGTAGGGAGAAACTTATCGTATCTTATGTCCATGTCAGACAGGCCATAAGTATAGATATATTTTCCATTTTCTGTAAAATAATTCTTTTGACGCATAACAAATCTTATAGCTGTTACATCTAGCTCTGCAAAGTAGAATGCTATAGGACCAGAATTTAAAATAGCATCGGAACCTATGGTGCTCCAACCACCTGGTGGGACCTTGCCTATGGCCTCTGGATCGCCGTCATAGACGCGATCTCTGTTCAATGGTATCCAGTTATCAGACTGACTTAAAGTTGGCTCCTGGACCGTTGTGTACTCTATAGAGAGAATATCTACCCCAAAGGTAGGAAATGGATTTAATTTAAAAAAGTTACATTTCTTAGAGCCACTATACTCAGAAGGTATTTTAACATAAACATATGTTTGAGCTCCATAAGGAGAAACCGCATCTGCAATAATACTTCTTTTCCAAAACTTATCCGATCTATCTAAAATAGAATTATAGATATTGTTACTGTCCAAAGTACAACCAGGAACATCAACCCCAGGTAGTGAGTTGGATATTTTAGTTTCAAAAAAATCAGCAATCACCTGACCATCGCTAGGCGTAAAGAACTTAACTTTAGAATGAGAAGATCCATCTATCTTAGGTAGAGTTACGATATTGTAGGCGGGGTCGTAGGTAAGCAGCTCATCAGCTTGAATTGTCAATTCTCCCTCTGGTGTGGCCGTAACATCTATCTGAGACAGGGAGTGAATAGATATTAAATTATCATTAGACTCAAGCGCTATTATTCTATCATCCATATCTTTTATGTATTGATTAATAAATACATGGTCTTTCAATACTCTCTCAAAAGCTTCAGAAAGTTTTTGGTCAAATATATTATATTTATTATAAAGGTATACTAAATCTTTATAATTTTCTTCTATTCTCGCATTATGATCGTCACTATTAAGCGGGCCATTATATTGCTTTGTTCTTTTTTTAGTATAAATAAATTCTGACATTTAACTACCTATTGTCCTTTTTCTAATCTTTTAATCTTGTGCAGCATCTTTGACATTTTGGAACTAATAGTCAAAGTAGTATCTATTTGCAAATAATTTGGAGTTGCTGAATCCCCAAAATACTCAAACTGCAAATCGTCAAAAAGATAATAGGAACCATCTTCATACGGAGTATGAATAGAGTATGTCTCTGGATCAACTTGCCCTACTATGATTCTTACGTCTTGATAAACTTTATTATTTAAATAATCTATTTTTTCATCTAACCTTTTTAGGTCAATGTATATTTTATTCATCTCTAAGTTTTCTTTTTCAGAAGACCTAGGACCCCTATAGGTATTTCTATATCTTTCGTAAAGAGGTTGTATTATTCTTTTAATTTCTATATAACTTCTTGCCATGGCTAACTCAGTTCATCGTATCCATTTTTAAATTTTACCCTATATCCATTTAACACAGGAGTGCCGAATGGGTTATTTGGCCTAGTAAAGTCAGCCCTAAATCTAATTGATTCAACTGGATTATTATTATTGGAATAATAAACTAATCTAGAATTATCTTTTATTTGTTTTCTACATAAAATCTCTTTGTTTCCAAGATATTTATCTATGGTAAATACAGGATCTTCAATAGATCTATTTGTCCTAAAGTCAAAAGGATCTACGTAAGAATAGTAGCTTAAGAATGGAGTTCCATAATTTGTTATTGAGACACCATCCATTAAAGATATTGTGCCCGAAGCATTTTCTAATGCATCAAACGTTATGGTTATTCTATTTATTCCTTCAATTAAGTTCCAAGTAGTATTTTGGGTGGGAGATACTTGACCAGCTGGAATGTCTGCTATTTTAACTCCATTTAAGTAAACTGCAACATCCCAATCTATTGCTCCTCCAGATTTTGACACTACATGATTTACCTGAGTTGCCTTGTCTACCAATAGATTTGTCTGCATAAAGCCACTAATTTCATTTAGGTTTAAAGAGATCGGTATAGATGGAACATTTGTTATAGCTAAACTTCCCATATCAAAAACTTGATTAGTTGAAGAGGTAGCGTTGACCAAACTTGACCATTGAGCCAAGTCCCCATATAGACCTTGTGAGTAAGAGGTATATTTAAAGCTGATTCTATTTACGCTATCTAATAAATAAGGATTGTATGGGGTGTCCGATTCTGCAATAGTGCCAACTCTATAGACTGGAACTCCTCTATAAATAGAACTTGATGGATTAATTTCCGTAAGAGCTCCAGTATCAATTATTGGATTTAAAAATATATTTCCGGGGGTAGGATAAGAACTTATGTTTTTAAAATATTTTATTGATTTACTAAAAGATACAACTTGGTCAACACCCAATCCCGAAGAACTTGATGAGATTGGTATCCAATTAAAGTCTGAAACATTAACTGCATTAGGTATGTTCTGTGCAACAAAATAATTTATTTGCCCAATGGAAGGATTGGCGTTAGCTGCTTCTATACTAACTGCGTCTATTATTTTATTTTCATTTCCAGAATCTATTGTTATTGGGGACGAAATTAACATTCCTTCTTTGTCATAATATTGCCCACTTATAATCAAATCTTTTATATCAAATTTATAATGATACTTGTCTATAGTCCTATCATTAAAGGTTATATCTGGCTCATATTTTATTAAAGTAATTCTTATTGTTCCAGATTGTTGAGGAATAAAATTAAAGGAAAACTTATCATAATCACTGTTAGATTGCTTTCTCCTATACTGAACTTCTTCAGTGGTATTAGTCCCAATTATTTCAGCTATAGTTACAATAGCAGAACTTGTATTTAATTTTCCATCTATACTAGATACTACAAATGGAGTATTCAAGGGGATAGTCAGGACCATGGCGCAAGCACCCAATGTGCTAGATGTGTGAGTAACCGTAGATAGCGTATCGTTTAGCCCATCAAAGATATTATTTGCATTGGGTAATAGCGTTTGAGTTGCTGCGGTATTACCATTGAATATCATATCGTATTTAATATTATTTAGATTTACTCTACCGGGAGCTCTAAAGTCTAACGCATTAGTTTTTAGAGTCGGGAGCTTAGCGTTTCTATGCTCAGTATCAATAAAGCAAGTTGATAAATTTAAATCTACATTAGATAGGTTCGCAAAACTATCGCTAAAGGAATAGAAATATCCGTCAGTATTTGAGTTCGCAAATAATATTTCGTCTAATTTTTTTTCTAAAGCTACCCTTTTATCCCTTAAGGAGTTCAATCTTTTCCCCAGAACAGTGACAACACTCATCATGTCTTCGCCGTTTTCGTGTATGGAGTCATATAAAACTTCTAGATTAAGTATTGATCTAGCCATAAAAATATTCATTAGATCTGGGTTAGTTGTTTCTGTATTCCTTAGAAGATTAATGTCATTACGTAGAGGAAGCCCTATTCTATTCTGCGAAAAGTATTGATCAAATTCTTTTTTTACTTCTAATTCTGAAGGCTGTCTTACTACTTTGTTTGTTGCAGATGTACCAGTAGAATACATTAGTTTATAAATATTATCTAAAAATTTCTTTTTTTGTATTTTAGAAATTGTCATGAATTCCTCACTTTAACCCCAACTTTATATGAATAAAGTATCGGGGATATATTTTCTCCAGAAGGTTTTTCTAAATCTATTTTTACAATTAAACTTTTTGGATTTTCTGGCACTGTGGGAGCATTGTAATATTCTACTCCTGGGATCTTGAATGTGTTGTCTACATTTTGGTTAAAGGCTAGAACCTCACCGACTTGAGACAATGGGCTTTCTATTGCGGAAACTCTTATCCAGCTAGACCCAGCGTCTAAGGATATATAGTACTTTATGTACTCTGAATTTACATTAGGAGAAAGTTCTCCAGATAAACTAGTTTCAGCGGACAATGTCAAATACTCTATTGGAGAACTAAAATCAAATTGCTTTGATACTATTTGTGCTTTATCAGAGAACTCTTCGTATCCAACTGTGATATCTCTTAATGAGATTGATTTTCTTTGGCCATCGATAATGTCATACTTTCTCTCCAAGGGTACTGTGTATGATTTTGATTGTACTTTAGTTTCATCTGTATTTATAGACTCAGCCGTGATGCTGTCTACTCTAAGTTTAAATACATCATACTTCTGCTGCTTAGTAAATCCCTGAGTTGTGGTATTAAACCAAGCAACAATCGCCGTAGCAGTTGCCTGAGATTCACTCACTGTTACTCCACTGATTACTGTTGTGGCGTTACCTATCCAGCCATCAAATCCCCCTAGGTTTCCATTGGGTTTAGTTTCTGTAATGTAACCAGCATACGTTGGATTTGTTCCAGTATTAGTTATCCCACTTAAACCAGTTAAAAAATAGTTAGGAGTAGCAGCGGAGTCGTAATCAAACCTTTGCAAAAATAGATTGGTCAAATAATAAGTTTTTCCATCAGCCCCAGTAGCTCTGGCTGACCAACCAGTCTTAACTGGTATGTTCCTTCTAAGATTAATGGTAAAATCAAGAGTATTACTTGTTTCAGCCTTAAATACATTAGGCTGATTGTAGGAGGGCATTATTTGTGCTCGGTTCCAAATCTTTTGTGACCATGATATATTCGGATATCCCAATGACGGTGCAATAGTTGGATCATTTGGGTTAAATCTAGTTTGATTAAAAAATGGATTAGACTCTATGTTTTCCGGAACAATAAGTCCACCTGTTCTAGTCTTACTTTTAACTGGTTCAAAAAACATATGCTTGATTTTTGCTTCATTGTAATTAAGCTGTTTGAAAAATATTTTAATAGATTTAACTTTTCTTTCAGTGAACTTAATATTAGCTTCCTTATAGAAAAATTTCTTTGCAGAATCTAAAGAACTTGGTATTAAACCTGAACTTATATGGATTGGTTCAATAAGAACATTCTCAACTTCATTTAAATTATTTTTAACTTCAATTTTTTCTATTCTAATATCTTTAGTAATACTATTGTTACTGCCAAAATAAGGAACTATGGTAACAAAGTTAGCTTTTTGTTCATCATCATTTTCTAAAACAGTTACAAGTCTAAGATCATCGCTAGTAAAAGTAGACCAATCGTAGTACTGGTCTTCTTCATTTTTTCTGTACTGGAACTCAAAATTCTGATTGCCTACTGGCTTTCTTGTTGCCAATATATTCATTTGTTCATATTCAAAAAATGTTAAGGGGTTATTATCTATGATGTTATTTACGTTTCTAGATGTTGGTGAATCTTGGAAGAAATACCTATAAGGTGGACTATCCTCTGCAGAAGCGTAGACGGAATGATTGTTTCCAGCTATGCCATTTGAAGAAGCTTCTTCAATAAAAACTCTTTGTGGCGTCCACGCACTAGTCGTAACCTTAGATAATGTCATTTGGCCATTGTCTATCGTTGGCAAGATGTCAGTGCTTTGTATTTTAGAATAATCTATGTAGTCGGCGTTGTCGAAAGAACTTCCTACGTAGAATAGGTCACTTGCAGGGCTACTTGAATACATCTGTAAAACTTTTATTTTATTCTTTATTCTGTTTAAGAAAGAATTTTCTTGTTCTACTTCAGAAGTAAACATATTAAAATTGCTAATAGCTTTTGCAGATAAATAATCTAATTGTTTAGCGATAATATTTAAGTCGTCTGAATAGTTCCTTGTATAGGTATTAAACTTAGCAGATACTGGGGGCTCGCCCTTAATGTACGGATCAAACTGGCTTAGAGGACCGGCTTAAGTTTGTATTGAGAAAGTTTAATATACTTTGATACTCAGCTGCGAACTCTTTGTTATTAGAGAATTGATTCGTTCTTTCCTGATCTATGAATCTAGTTAAGATTGTATATATTTGATCATATGCTACTGTATTTGGAGATAATTGAGTCATATTAATTTAACCTTAATAATTTCTGTGATAATGGGTCCAAGTTATTTACCTTACATTTAATTATAACATTATCTACTGATATTCCATTGGTTAACTCCGGAATGTTATTCCTAATGATAACCCTAAACCTTACGCTAGGAGGAATATACGAGTAATTAACTTTCAATGGAGTTGTAATGTTTTTATTAAAGATTAGTTGTTTTCCATTTTGAAAAAATAAAACTTGATTTGTAGAATAAAATGTTGCTTTTTCAAAGTTGTTACTTAAATAATTTGTTAAATTAATAGCTAAAGTTCCATCTGATAAAGTTACTGTAATAGGAGAATAGCCAATATTTTCAAAAGAGTTAATCGTACCATAATCACTACTGTAAGTGGCCGTTGAAAATTTATCTTCTATAAAAGGAGTGTAATCTAGCTGAACTCTATTTCCTCCACCAGTAGCTTGGAATACTTGTCCTTGAGATCCATTTTTAACGTAAGACCTAATCACATTCTGACCGTCTAAAAGTGCATCTATATCCAATAATGACTGATTATAATCTGATGTGTCTAAGTTATATTGCGCTACATATATAGATAAAGCCTCTATTGAATTTATCATCGTAATTTTATTATTTTGATAGGTCCAATTATTTGGATTTTCCAAGATGCCATTTTTGTAAACTCTTATAGTTGCAGGCAATGGGAGGAATCTCAGAGTAGCCTGCTTTAAGTTGTTAAAAAACAAAACTTCAGAATCTATAGAATTAGATAAGCTGTGATTAATTGGAATCCACGAAGATTCTGATAATACATTTTCCTGCAGACAGATACTAAGCTCTGCAGAACCTGGCTCAATTAAATCATATCCATTATAGCTTAAGTTTTGTCTTTCTTTAATGATGTTGACAATACCCTTTAGCCCTAAAGGTGAGCCATCAGTTTCAATTTTTTTAGATATGTAACAAGCTTTGTTGGAAATTGAACTAGTAGAGACACCAAAGGAAATATTTTTAATAGAAAAAGTATATTCATAAGAACTTGTTATTTCTTTTGAATTTAAATAACTTGTTAAATCATAACTAGTTATTCCTGGAATTTCAGGATCTTCTTTTTGAAAAATAAATTCATAATTTTCTCTGTCGTTTTTCAATGGGACTATTCCATCCGACATCATGCCTCTGCTTTGATTAGAAAAGTCATCTGATCTATTTGGTTTGTATATATTATTATTAAATAAATTAGATCTAGCGTCTATAGAATATTGAACTATTGTTTGAACTATATTTGAAATAATATTATTATTACCACTATTTACAAAATCTTCTTTTCTTTTTTCTCCAAATTTTACAAGATTATCAAATACAGAATCTGGGTTTACCTCTTTATTAGATGGATATCTATATGAATAAACTTCTTCATATTGCTTTTTGTTTTTTCTAGAATTAAGTATTGAAGTACTGTTTTTGAAATAAAAGTACACTAGGTCCTGCATTTTACTAGCGTTTAAAGACTTTGAATCTCTTATACCTTTTACTACTGAATGAATATATTTAGAATTTGTTTCGTGGACGTTAGCTATATTATCAGATCTAATATATTTAGGTTGGTTAAATATAAAGGTTATTTTATTTACTCTACATTTAGGGAATAATATATCTACTGTTTTATTAATTAATAAAGGTGAATCCAAAACAGGTGTTTCAATTATACTTCCACTTACGGAACCAGTTTGAGTTGATGCTGTTGGATTAGTGGATTCCACTATGACCTGAAGCAGCTGCATTTCTTCCGTATCAGATGGACTTATCCTTATAAGATCCATCTCTGTGGCATTGATAAGCGTCATAACTACCTGAGATTGTGCTCCAGTTATGTAAGAATAGTCATAGCTTAAATAACGGGATAATGATGGCAGCTTTGAAGTTATTACATATGGGGACTTGACAGTCACGGTCCAATCTCTTAATGGGCTCTCGTTTATGACTGGGCTAAATCCACTGTCTGTAGTTGTGAAATTTGAATAATTGCTAGTATAGTTAATATTAGAAATATTGTTTATCATGTTAACAAAAGAAATCCCATTGTCAATACTCATTTTATTTATTGTATTATCTATTTTGTAATTACCATTTTGAGCAAATGTCGATCCATCTCTATCATATAGCACTATATTACTTGAATCTTGTTTATAAGAATTTAAATCATTATCAAAATTTTCTACATAATTGAAGTTAAATAAATCATCTTCTCCAGATATGTATTGATAATTATTTATAAATGTTTCTAATATTTTTATATCATTTTCTATTTTTTGTATTTCAGAGGAAAAAATAGAAACCATTGAATTAGCAACGTTTGATATAGAGGAAGATGCAGAAAAGAATTGTCCAACTCTTAATGAGGAATCTCTAAAAAATTCTATTATAGCTTCTAAATTCATTGGAGAATATCTTAAGGCTAAAGCTGGCGTATAATTAGCAGTTGTATCAAAAGTTTTTATATTCTCAATTAGGTTAGCGATTTGAGTTTTATCTGCTTTAATATTTTGGATTAAAGAACTAACAGTTTTTTTACTGCTATTAGAAAAAGTTTGTATTGTATCAGGAAGATGATGTAACACTTGATCCCCAGTCCTTTCCGTCCGTATCGTATAGGTCAAATACAACACCTGCTGTTAAGTTATCTCTAACTATATCATAAACTTCTTGAGGATTAATGAAGTTTTTCTTAACTATAGATGGAATTTTAACCATAACATAGCCACCTCTTGGATATGCTTCTGCCATTGGAGGGTAGATGTCCCAATAGGAAACTGCTTGAGAGATATCATCAAGTATAGTATTGGTGTCAAAGTTCGCAGAGATTCCCCCACCCTTTACTCTTAGGTCTGTAAAGTTAAAGTTTTCATCATCGTTGGTATTTATTACATATATTATTCCTATTAGCTGGGCAAATGGGTCATACGCAACTTGGTCAAATTTATTGAATATATTATTGTTATAGGTAAAGTTTATAACTGGACCAGTAGGATACTCGGTAACTTCTACTTGTCTAATTGAATTATTGACACTATCACTTTTGTATACCTTTTTGGGAAGAATATAAATGTATAAAGGCTTATTTAATTGTACTGTATCTTTATTCAAAAATGGGTTAGTAGGAATTGGAACTCCATCCGACTGCTTAACGCTAAGTTTACTATATTCAATAGTGTAGTCTACTTTTGTTAAGTCTTCATTGTTTGATATAATTTGATTCTTAAACTCAATTAAACCGGTACTTGCATTAAAGTTTACTATCTCAGAATAAGGAATTAATAACCAAGGACTAGTTTCACTAACCCTTGTATATACCTTAAGCGCTGGTTTCATTGGAACATTTTTTCCACTTAGATCTGAAGAATAGCCTTTTATAACGTGTAGTGGGGTTTGCCTTAATGTAATAGCTCTAGAGTTATTGTATTTAGGACGTTCTCCTATAATATCGTAGTATCCTCTTCCAAACATTCTTGACCATGGCACGCTTGTTATAGAAGACGTATCATAGGAAGCTATTAAATTCTGACCACCATAGGAGGCTTTCCAATCTCTGGCGTCGTTGGCATTTATATTTATTGTCTTCTGAAAAGAACCTGAACTAATAGACAAAGGCCATGGTTCAGTTTTACTTAAATCTCCATTTATTCCAGACAATTGAATTTTGTTTCTATCATTAGAAACTACATTAACTACAGGATAGGCTGCTCTTAATGGTATTGAAACCGGGGTATAAATAGACCCGTTGCTAGAACTAGTAAATTCTTTTAGAGTGGACAAATTTCCATCATAATCATACGCATATACGCCTATATAGATATTGCTAGGATTTTGCATATATCTTAGGTATGTTATTTTTTTGCCAATAAATTGATTAGTAGTTGTATCATAAAACCCATATTCTAATCCAGGAGTATCTCCACCTACTTTAGTGAGTATAATATCGCTATAGTAGGAGTCTTCCGTGTTGGCTAATGTAACAGAAACTTGTGAGAGATTCAACGGGAAAAATGGTGTTCCATTACTATTGGTCAATAACATAATCCCGTCATAGTAATTGGTGTGATTTTTCCCATTAATTATTTGGTTATTTATAACCTTCTTTAAACTGTATCCAGATATAGGTGTAGTTCTATTGTAGGTTGTAGCTGCGGTGTAACTAGAAACTTTACTATTTGCACTAATACTTAAAATAGTTTCTCCAGCAGCGTTCATTGAAGAGCTACTGCTGACATTAATGAAGTTGTCATTTGATAATATGGAAGTTCCAGACTCCCTGACTGATCCTGCCACTAGAGAAGAGGAGTTAATTCTGGTTATACTCTTAGGGTTAGCTATATCTACTATTTCATTTCTAGACAAATCTGGTTTAAAGGAAGAATTATTTAAAGGTGAATCTGATCCACTACGATTGAATGCTGGGTTAGTAGCAAACAATCTATCTCCTACTTGTTCATGAACCATTATAGATTTTAATATTCCATTATTTTTTAGATACTGCAGAGTGATATCTGTTGATATAGGATTAAAGGATATGTTATTTAGATCGTGGGTGACTTCTACTATTCCTTCAACCCTAACTCTATCAATGTGATTTAACCAATAGTAATAAGTTGCCTCAACTCCATCGTTATTCCACTCTTCTAAGACCGCTGGAGTATTTGGGTTTTGAATATCTAAATATTTGTAGTTTACATTTATTTGACTAAATGCTAATCCTGCTGCTTTAGGTCCAAACTTATTGCCGCCCAATATGGACCCCTCTAAAAGTATATTCAGCCACTTGCCCTTGTAACTAGATGAATCTAAAGTAATTGTTATTGTTCCATCTTTTTGATACCCTTGAGTCTTGTTGTTGACAGGAGATGGAGTCCTACTTGGCGTGTCTGTTGTAGTCCAATCAAACACTCTTATTCCCTTGTAGGATGTAGCGGAAGGCCATGGTGATATAGGCAGTATATTCACTGTAGTTACTTTTTCTAAAACTGCATCATTACGAAGACGAATGCTTACCCACATCTTTATTTTTTCAGATGCTTTTGATGATCCAGTAAAATTAATCATTGTAACATTATTGCCAGATAATATATCTGCTTTTGCGGTTCTCACCTTTGACGCTGCATTGACGTAATCCCATATATCTTTATCTTTATAGTTGTTCTTATCTACGACACTGACTCTAGTGGCCTCTAGTTGTTCGGCGGTTTTACCTGACCAAATGAACGCCATTGCTTCTTTGGTCCTAGAGTCTATAATCCCATCAGCGGGAAGGTCATTAGCTTTTTGAAATGCTTTTACTTCAGTTGATAAAGAGGCATCAAATGTACCATTGGACGGACTACTCTTATTGTAACCAGCGTGGTGCATGGTTAGCTTTATGTATCTAACATAAGTTCCTGAGCCCTTGCCCTGAAAGTACTCGTCCCAAGTATTACCTTGCCCTATATCTCCAGTATATACAAAAGCATTGTAATCACTACTAGAAGCCAATGTATCTGCAGATTCGCTAGTTTGTACTTCTTCGGCACTGTAAGCTAGAGGTTTTGTAGCCCCGGGAGTAGGAGGGTTTATGACTTCAGCCCTGCCGGCTACTTTAAGTGTTCTTGCTATGGCAGCTGTTTTCTGTCGTGATACTGTAAGATTGCCTCCGATATTAGAATCTACTTCTTGTTTCCAGGAATTAGTTTGTTCAAACTCTACCTTCAAAAGAGTTTTAATCGAAGCGCTAAACGATTTCGGATTGTCTCCGCCAGATATCTTAGAGTGACTTAAGTTTAATTCAAATGGGTAATTTTGTGGAGCTACATTAGAGAAAGAAGAAAGTGGATCTACTGCACTGGTTACTGTTTTAGCTCTAATTTGATATGGCCCAAAACCTGATGGAATTATAAATGCGGGTGAAACTTTTTCTGTGTACGCATAACATTTACTATTTTTGTTTGAGATTTTTCTTATCTGATAAGAAGAAGATATTTCATTTTTTTCTAAATCAGTTACAGGGATAGTGTTTGTCCATTGAACGTTTGCGTTAGTATACTCTACATAAAATGATATATTGTTTTCATTGTCATCAAAAAATCTATCTTGATATGCTGTTATTATTTTTTTTATTTCTTCTATATAATAAGTTTTAGGTGAATTTAATATATTTCTAGCATATATGTTGACACCTGCGTTATTGATATTTTCATAATATTGAGTTTTTTCTTCATCATAGAGAACATCTGAATTAATAACCCAATTGTTATTCCAGCCAGTAGTAAAATAATGCACGCTAGATCTAACGTCAATTACAGATCTCGAAGATTCTATTCTGTCATTGATTGCTACAAGCATGCAGTTGTAGAGGAATTTATAAGGTCCTTCTACAAAGTCAGAAAAAACACTTCCTTGGGCTAAACTAATACTGGTTTCTCCGTAATTATTAGTAGGATTTAAATTGCTACCCAAATAGATGTTATTGCAGTAATCAAATATGGGGAAAGTAGAAGCTATAATATTGCCAGCTGATAGGTTATTCGTAATGGGGATATTTCTTACTAAAACACTAAATTTATTTGCGCCACTAGATAGTATGGAATTTACACTTGAATTAGTAAAGTATTTATAATTCTTATATTCATTTGCAATGTTTCTTGTATATCCATGTATTCCGCAATCCTGTTGAAATTCTGCATTTGATATGGAAAAACCATTATTCTTAGTGGTGTCGGTTAGTAGACTGCCTGCTTCAGTTGCGCTAGCATAGGTTGGGTTGCTAATAGTTGCTGAAGCAGACGATATTGTTAAGCTAGAATTAAGGGCTGTTAAATCATTAGCTGAACATTGGCTTGCGTCTATTACTAGCGTGCCATTATTTGTGGTATAAAAATCACGCATTTTTTGAGATTGACTATCGGTAAGTCTCCAATGCACTGCAGAAAATATTACGTCATAATCGGATAGATCACTTACGGTATCTATATCTACTAGCCAGTACTTACCTTCATTGAGATTTGAAGAGGTTGCATTTGGATTTTCGAAATCATAACCGGATAGATTGAATACGGAATTTTGCAAGTTGAGTGCTACGTATGGTTTGACTTTGCTATAGTCAAGTCCTTCATTTGATGAATATAAAACTCCAACCTTAACAGTCTTTTGTAGTACATTATTACCTGTTGTTTCTTGGCCATAATTTACTTGAGAAAAATTAACACTATTACTAATTTTTGCTACTAGCCTCCAGTTAAATATTTCAAAAACTCTGTTATCATCTAATGCTTTTCTATTGATGTATATTTGATTGCCAGAATTATTTAAATTTAATCCATCTACTAATGATCTTTTATTGTTTCTTTTAATAGAAAATTTCATCATATCCCCATTAGATGGATCTATGGTTTCGGTTTCTTCTCTAGTCTCAGAGAATATTTTTACAGAATTTATATTTTCTTCAAATTTAAGATATTGACCAAACCAGGTGCCATCCTGATTTACTTCAACTTTATCGTAAACAATTTTCAAATTAGTTGGGTTTGGGTTATCTATAAGAACTATTATTCTATGAGGAACACTTTCTAAATCCTTATTGACTTTAGTCACAAATGATTCAAGTGATATTCTATATTTTTTTGCTCCAGTTATTGGGTCGGCATATAGCTTTCCTTCTTCGTCCAAAACCTTAATATGATTTGGTATGTATTCTTCTTCTAAATAGTTAGTCAATGCTGACGATGTATAAGATCTGCTAGGAATAAGGGTAAAAAATCTACTAACATAGTATGAGTGGACAAATGCTTTTTGACTCATATCAGCAGCTGTGTAGTTGCTGTCTAGTGTCTCAGCGTTTAAGAAAATGGAACTTACAGAAATATCATCTGAGTCAATAAGAGTGTTGCCATTGGCATCTTCTAATATACCAAATTCATTGGCATACATTAATTTGTCCGACTGATTACTTGTAGTCATATTTTCCGGGATCAAACCAGACAAATCTACTAATGATATATTGTTTTTAGGAGATATTTCCCTGCCCGAAAACCAACCTAAATTAACCGCATCACGGGGCACGAAGTTACCAGTTTTAATAGCTGGTTCTTTAAGGGAATTAGTTTTATCAATAAACTTTTTCATACTTATTCTTCCTCATAATCATTCATTAATTTACCATAACTACTAATAACATTAGGCGTTGAACCCAACAGTCCCATTTGATACTGCTCTGCTCTGTCTAGAGGATACCATTTTGGCGGAAGCCAATTGGGAGTGGCAGCATAGGCAGTGGCGTCTGAAGCATCATGATAATTTAAAGTAAAGTTAGGAGTAGAAGACATCTTAGCTCCATACCCTAATAGTACATTTGAATTATATAATACAGCGCCTCCTGAATGATAATTTAAGTTATCATATTTTTCAGACCAATATACAATATCTCCTGATACCGTAACTGGGGTTGAAGATGGAGTCACCGAATGAGCTGACTCCACAGCAACCATCCAATAACCTGGGTCTTTTGAAGAGCTAGCTTGAATTGGGCCTATTGAGAAGTTGCCATTACTGTCAGATCTTACGTAGTTGGAGTAATCTTGGTCTGTAAAGATGTCATAAAGAGTTCTTCCTTTTCTCCAATAAATAACATTATTAGATACTGGAGTAGCCCCAGATGTTATAATTCCTCTAATATACTGTTGGCTTATGCCATCTGCCTTAATAGATGGAGTGTCTACTATCGCTTTAATTAGATTTTGCATTGAATATTCAGTGACTATATCGAAATTTAGTACCGTTATATAGCCTTGCGTTTGTGAATTTGCATGTGCGTTGTTTGATCCGTTGACTACGCCAGAGACTGTAATATAACTTCCAGGAGTAGCAGAAGGCATAACTCCGTTGTACTTAATATTAGTATAAGCAAAACCATTAATGTCAGTAGTGATATACTGGGCATCAGCGGTGATGTAAGGACCAGTAATTCTAAAAGTTTGATAAGGTTTTGAGTTTCCGTTTACATCAACTGATTGGATTGTTATTGTTGTATAATCATCACCATCATCAATAATATATTCCGGTTTTAAATTAATAATAGCTGTATTAAAATTATAGTCATTGTGACTCAAGTAGACAAAACCTTCTTGGTCCCACAATTGCAAAGGATCTACAGTCAAAGAAATTGGAGTTGATTGATTAACGTAGTTTGATTCGTATGTTACGTCGTATGAATACACGGTAGATGGAGTAGAATCAAATTGCATTTTACTAATATATTTTTGATTAATTGAATCATAATAATCATTATCTATTAAGTAGGAATTTCTTACCTTATAAGTAACGTTGTATTCTCTTCCATTTACCACTGGAGTTGCAGAAGAAAATGCCTGTATCTCGTTAGTTTTTGTTTGACCATTGCTTAAAACTGTATAACCAGTGATAGCATCTACCACTGTTACGTCGTATACGTCTTCATAACCTAGGTATATATTATTGCTTGCGTTGGCGTATATTGTCTCGTAATTAATTAAAGAGAGTGTAGTTGGTGTTGCTTGGTCCGGGAAAACTACTTCTCTTAATGTTTCTGGAGTTGCACTATTCATCGTAGTACTGCCAGGTGTTGCTATATTTCTTTGAACAATAATAGGAGCACCTTGTAATGCAACTGCGTCTAAGGAGAGAGTGAAGCCTGGGGTAACATGAGCTTCCTCTACTGGATCGCTATAGATATAATGATCTTCTTCATTTTGACTATACCAACCAGTGTGAATATAGGAATCATATTTAGCTTCATATTCAGCGCTAACTTCTACCCCATTAATTTTATTAAATTCATCTTCAATAATTGAGTTAGCAAAGTATATATTCTGATCAGTATTTCTATAGACAAACTCTTTTGACAAAGATAAATCCACACCGTCTACATCATTGACTGCTTCTATTTTTTTGATTCTATAGTTAACCGCATCAATGCCAAAGTCAGAATAACTTAAATTATATCTTCCAACTAGATTGCTGTTTTGAGTAAAGTTTTCATCTTTATTATCTGGATCGGTTCTGACAACTCCAAACTCATTAACAGTTCCATCTATCATTGGAGTACTGTGCGCCGTAAATTCAGTTAGAACATCTGCGGTAAATGGGTAGTTTGCACTGTCTGCGCTAGAAAAAACTATTGATGTTGGAGTAGCCCCATAAGGATACAGCAAAGAAGTAAAGTAATAGTTAACAGTACTACCAGTTGTATCTCTATACCCTGGATGTAATGTAGGAGTAGCAAAGTTTGGACTAAGATAGGATGCAATTATATTGGGGGATGAAGGGATTACTTGATCTAGTCCAGAACTAGGATCGTATGCAACTCCGCCGAATCCCTTAAAAGGTCCGGTGTCCTCATACAGTGTTGCAGAAAAATATCCAAAAGGAGTTGAATTGTCTATATAGATGTATTCAGGAGTAGACCCTGGAGGAAACACTATATTATTTTGTATAAAGTTTTTGTCTAAAGTAAAATCTTTAGTAACACTCGTATCGTTACTCGCATTAATTTCCAAACTTCCTGGTATTTTTGGAGTAGTATAAAATCTTTTTGTCACTGCATCGTATTTAATTGAAACAACTTTAATATCAGCTGAAGTAGTTGTGAAGTACGGCTTAGTTATTCTTACGGGAGTACCTATAGTAGATGTAATAGGAGTTGCGTCAGCAAACTTTATATGGGAATCAGCAGAACCGAGCATTGGAGTTGCGGATAGTTCTGTAGCGTAGTAGAAGTTAACCTTACTTGTAGCAGGAGTTGCGGTAGAGTCATTATATAGTTCTCCAGTTACTCTGTTATAAAAATTAATTCCATCTATACTATTTCCTTCTGCATCAAAAATTTTAGTAATACTGTATTCAGGACTAGAGGAATGAGTTGGAGAGTAAGAGTTTGTCGGGAAAGTATTGATCGTGGCATGGTAGACAGATGGGCTAGCATGAGAAGCATGCGGCGGTAAAATTAACGCATAATCAAAATTTGCTGTTGCTGAAGTATTCTCATACACTGTTTGATAATAGGATCCGTAATACTCATAATTAACAGCAATAGGGGAATATACATCTTCTACTCCAGTTTTACGAATCCCATGAGCTTTAAACTTAGCGGAAAAATCTATATTAGATTCAATCGGTTCCTTTACCATGATCAGCGCATCATTATTGTCGCCTACTCCAGCTTGATAATAAGTTCCAAAAGGGCTTGCGCTGTCATCATAGGAAGCTTTTATTCTTCCAATTCCAGTTTGATCTTTTCCAGCATAATCCCAAAAACCATTATCCCATTTAACATATCCCCAGTTAACTGGGTATTTTTCATTTAAATTTTTAACAAAGTTCTTAAACTCAGGTTGAGGATTTCCAGCGAAAGAGAAGTACGGAGTACTAGTTTCCATGTCTTCAATTTCAATTATCTCTGGGGTAGCTCCAAGATAATCAGAATCAGGGGTTGCTCCATAGGCAGACCATATGTCTAGCTCGCGACGAAGAGTTAACTTAAAGCTATCAGAAGAAACTCCTGGAAGGTTTTGATATACATCAAGAATTCTTAATCTAAAATTATCATTACTTTCTAAGTACAGTCTTTTTAAACCAACTCGAGTTCCAAATTCATCAAACCAGTTCCATCTAAGAATTGGATTTTGATTATAGGACTTTCCATCTATGCTCAAATAAGGGAATAATGTAACTGTAAACATTTCCCTGTCTACTGGATTATAGTAGTAACAGAGGTCGCCTTTTCTGGATTCGTAAAGATCTTCTATGGAACTAAGTTTAGATAGGGAGACTAAACCTTCGCCGGTAACACTTGTGTGGTTAGGCGGGACATCTGTTATAGAATAAATCCAAGATAATTGATCGGTATCAGCTGTAGATATAGCTTTATCTAATCCAAATAAATCTTTTTGTTTTTCAAAGTCTTCTGGGTAGTCAGCAATAAGCGCATTGATAAACTTTCCAGCTACAGTTTGAGGAACATATAGATCAGGAGTAGCTTGGTCCATAGAGTCTTCATACATTTTCATCCAAGATGGAAATCTTGCCAAGATGTTTTTAGCGCTCTTACCTAGCACCGGGGGTATTGGGTCTGCTATTGATACTTGGACTAATAAAACAAAACCAAAATTTTCTACATCAGATGGCTCTAGCTCAGATTCTACTTCTACTTCAAACTTAGAGTAACGCTTAGCATTACTGATGAATAGAGTCCCTACATCTGAAGAAATGGAAGAGAGCATCCATGGACCCTCTGCAGCATCTCCTTCATAAACTTTTATAGTATATGTTGGAGCATCTTTTGCATTTATATTTGTGAATGCAGCTTTGTAGCTTAGTATGTCTATTTGCGAGCTTGTATCAACAAACCTAAATAGATCAGGCGTTTGTGATCCCTGCAATACATAATAAGGTGTAGCTTGGTCCCCTGTAGTAAAGATGAAATACTGACCAATATTTTCATTATAGTCAAATACACTATAGGATATAACTCCTGCTTCTTTGACTATTTCGCCATAATTAGTAACTGTCTCAGCTTCTAGCCCGGATACAGTTACGCTTGGCGTAGCATCTTGGACTATCTGTGTGCCAACAAAAGTTCTATCTCCAAGTTCATCTATACCAAATCTTGATCTAGTAATAGAGTAGTTGGTATAGGACTTGTTATTGTATAAGTCGATAGATCCAGTAGACCAACTCTTACCAGACTTAATAAAGTCAAGACTTCTTAAGGCTAATATATATTGTTTCATCTACAGATGCCTTTCGAGGTTAGTCTAGCCAGATTGAGTACTCTGAAGTAACTCCATTATCTGGGTGGACAAACATTAAGTGCTGACATGGTCTACTCATAGAGGAGAAATACTCTTGAGCATAGGTGTTGTGACTTTCTGGAGAGCCAGAAATTCTCAAAAGACTACTACCTATAGTCATCTTCACCTGCTGGTGATAATGCCCCATAAATACATCTTCAAAATGCTCCGGGATAGCACCATCTTTCCATCCCATTACCTTTTTATAGTAACCATAGGAAGCGCTTGGTGCAGGCATTTGATCTCCGTGGATAAGCAGGGAGCTATAGCTGCCAATAGTGTCTACTGCGTAGAAGTTTCTTTCGCCCTTACCGTCTGGAATATTAAAGGTGATTCTAGGCTCATCTTTGAATATTAATTCGACAATCTTATAAAGGAGTCTGTCCATATTAGTCTCAGGGTCATGCTGCTTTCTTGCTCTTCCACCAACAGCTCCATGGTTACCTATGACCCCAGTCACATGGACATGCTTGAAGTTCTGAAGTGCGGTTCTGAGGAAATTGCCAAGGATCTCAGGGCCATTAACTCCAACTTGTCTGTACAAACCTGAATCAATTAAGTGACTTTGCCCTGGGAATATTTCTTCACCCTCAACGATATCCCCCAAAAGCCAAACATGAAGATTGTCTACTGGATGATGAGTTCTTTGAATATTGGTAATCTCTACTAATTTTTCAGCATAGGCTTCTATTCTTTGTCCCAATACCTCAGAGTTATAACTAGGGGTAACCTTGCCGAGCTGCCAGTCTCCAAAGACTGCAACAGCAGTTTCTCCTACTCCAGCTTTTCCTGAAGTAATTTCATTCTGCTTAATAGGGGGAAGATCAAAGTCAAGGAAGGCATCATATGCTGCTTCGTAAACGGCTAGTATAGCTTCATCTTTAACGTTCTTATTTTTTTCAGCTAATTTAGCTAATCTCTTATTCTCAGATCGAATAAAATCAAATCTATTAACTTCAGTTGGAGAATCTTCCAGGTCTACATATGCGTCAGGCTCATCATCATCTATGTCGGAAGCTGTGTTATACCCAGCAAATTTGAATGCCTCTGCAGCTTGTATCTCTTTAGAATGAGAATCGTTCTTTAATACTTCACCCAAGAAATCCATTTCACCCTCTACGGCTAATTTAGCCTGCGTCATGTTAGGTGCTTTAATTATGTGGTTGGTTGTGATCAAAAAATATTTTTCGGCCATGGTTATATAACCATCTTTCTTTAGTAATTAGATACACCTATTATAACAGAAGAAATGTTAATATTGCCAGCTACTATATATTCTCTTTCAGATGAAGGCCTAAAATCTTTTCTATTGACATTAACCCCCTTAGCGGAAGCGGCTGTTATATTGACAGCTTTGACTAAATCGGAAGATAATCTGATCCTAGCCTCTATTTCTTGAATGGAAACACTATCTCCTATTGTCAGTGAATTAAGATATCTTTTAACAAAAATGGTAGCTTGGTTTTGTACTCCTACACGAAGGTTTTCTCCAGTGCCATAAGGAAGCGTTATAACGGCTTGTAGTGAATAGTCTACCGGTTCTGCCATGGTTATATTCATTCTAATCCCAATTGGCCTAATAGGAGCTATGGTATTAGTTACGGTTTGTGGGATTACTCCAATATTGCCAGCTACCTCTGGAACTATGATAACATCACAAGAGCCAAGCCCATACGAAGCTTCCTTTACTCTTATGTCCTTAACTCCCTTTACGGAAAGTGCAGCAAATCTTAACGCTTCAGCAGTTCCTGTAGCATTTATTTTGACTGAAGAAATAATTCTTCTTCTATAATTATCGTCTGACTCAGAGTTCAAGACTGGATATATTTCTTTTGGATTAGAACAAAATACTAGGGATCCCGGAGGGGAAATATAATTATGCCTAGTTAATGAGCCAACTGAAGCTACGTAATCGTTAGACTGAAAGTTTGGCTGCACAGCCCCATAGCCCTTCTTGAGTCCAGAAAGGATTACAACATCTCCTACTAAGGTGTAAGAGTATTGGGCGGAAGAGAAAGAGCCAACATCATTATATACTAAAGTACCTTTGGGGATAATGACATCGCCAGAACTAGCTATATCTAAAAAGAATTCTATGTTAGCAGTAGATCTGTCAAATATTAATTGATCTGATATGGTCTTTCTTTGGACATTATAGAGTTCCCCAATCAAGTCCAAGGACCTACCTGAAGCCGTTGATAGATTGGTTTGATTTATAGCTTCTTTAAATGATTCATATAAATAGAACATCTCTGCTCCAAATGATTCTGCAAAAGCCCTTGCAATAGAACCAGGAGAAGTAGCGCTAATACTAGCATTTCTTTCCAATGCACTTAGTATTCTAGAGACTATCTCTTCTTTAGTTTTAGTATTAATAGTAGGCATTTATGCTCCCAAGTTTTGTTTTATGCTAAGAGTTACTGGTTGGTTTGATCCACTCAATATGTGCACATCGAATCTAATAACATCATTACTTATAGGTACGGCGTTGATAGATATGTTTTTTCCTCTAAAAATATTTTCTCTTTCTAGGGCAGTGCGAATTAATTCTTTTCCAAGCTCTCCAGTTTCGGCAGATTGGGGCATTCCGTAAAGCCTGGATAAATCAACTCCAAGACTTGGATAAGCGTAGAAATCACCTGGTTCTGTCATCAGCCTAATGTAGATTTGTTGAACATCATTCTGCTTAGAGGACTGGACAACTCCAATATCTCTATTGCCATTGATGGCTAAGTCCCCATCGAGAGTTAAAAATAAATCAGACACCTTTATCCCTTAAAGTTTTTTCCGCAGCTTGATTAAATGTAAAACCAGATTCTATTAATGTTTTCATATAATTTAATTTATCCTGACTATTTGTCAGGGCATAATCCCTTAGTAGATCCTGGTCGTTCTTACTTATAGTACTTGGACTATTGCTAGGTATACCTGTATTGAAGGTGTCAGGCTTGTTGGGCCTAAAGGCAAATTCTCCATTTATAGTAACTATGTTATTATTAGAATTATCTGTCTGGTCAAATTGATCTACTGCACTTAGGTAATAGTCTGCATAATTAAAGCCGGAGTTTATTTCCTTAATCTCAGTAGTAACCAAAGATGGCTCATTATATGAGTCGCCGGCGTAATTTAAACTCTTATTATTCCATCTAAAACCAGAATCCTCTTTGGTATATACTTTAACAATATCTGCAAATAAAGATATTGTTCCAGTAGATGGGCTTATTATTATCCCTATTTCTTCTCCGGCAAATATTTCAATTTCACCTTTGTCATTTAATTTAATAAAAGAGGAAGTATCTGGATGGGTTAATCCAACTTCTCTTCTGGAGAAAGTGCTTCTTTTCTCCAGCTCAAGAGCTTCATCAAAATAACCTGGGTTTCCAGTTTCTGCATTATTTAATATATCTTTATTAACTGCCATTTTAAATCATAAACCTAGGTATGCCGGTGTTTGCTATATTCATATTTGTAGTCCTGCCATTATAAAAATCATTTATAAAGGTGACTATGTATGCATATCTTTCATTGTCATCTTTAAACCCTACAATACATCTATCGCCTGGTTCTGGGCTAACCATTTGAAGTCCGGTATACTATTGGGCAAGATACGTTCTTAATTATACCACCAATAGTATCTGAGTAATTTGATTCTAGTATAATTACCGCAGTGTTTGCATGCTTATCGTACTGAGCAATAGTTCCCATTCTAGTCTTAGCTCTCTGCATGTGGGCTGACTGAATTTGCTCATCTATTTTTTTATCAAATTTTGGATAATTTATAGCCATTATATTTCCTTTACCAAACCGGAGAAGATCCGACATATGTATAATTACTTCCAGGCCAAATCTGACCACCTAATGGTTTAGGTGTAGTTGCCGTTGTGGGTGTGGGTGAATTGGTGACGTGTTGATCTATAAAAGTTTTATCGCCTAACGAAATAGCTACGTGACCATAGTTACTATTACCCCCAGTGCCACCGGTCCAAAATACTAAATACCCAGCTGGAGGATTGTCCCCATATAATGTACCTGGTTTACAAAAGGATGTACGATCTTTTATTGATTCGTAATGCGATTGCGCAGTATCATGTGAAGTCAGATTGCTAGATGGTCTTTTATCTCCATCTTTCCTATCCCATTCTTTTGTAAACAAATCTCTTTTGACTGGACCAAATAAACCAATTCCAGCACCGAGCCTACTAGCAAAAGCCTCGCAGCCAAAGGCATTACCAGTCCTTGCCTCCCATGGATCTAACCTATTAGTCCTTAACCAAATTGCAGCTTCTTTAATTTGTGTTTTAGTAAATGTTGGAATCCCTCCAGCAGCTGTTTCTGGTACTGTCGATATGTCACCGTTAGTTTTAAATACATACCCTGCTAACCATTGGTCTAAAAATTCTTTACTGGATCTAAGATTCTTGTCTGTTCCCTTTTTCTTTACCCAAGACTTAAGGTCTTCCGCTGTTTTCCCTGGATTATTGGCTAGATAATAGTTTACCGCTGTTTGGAACTTAAGCCCCCTTAGCCACCCTGCTGGTGGTCTTTTGCTTGCACTGTACGCTTCTCCAACTTTTCCTTCTGTCCCATATTCTCCCCAGTTCCACCACATCCACATATCTTTTCTTTTGGCGGTTAATTCTGACAACAAGAATATTTGGGTTAGGGCATTCCATAATCTTGGGTCAGAATGCAACTTTCCTTCACTAATACCATAATCATCTGGCTTTTTAGGATTAACCTTATACCATTCTTTCATTTTTGCTATTGCAGTAGTTTGATCTTTCGTCCCATTTGCTTCCCAATCTTTGTCGATTAATTTATAACCACGACCAAGTACTTTTACTAATTTTGTGTTTGTTGAATCTAAGCTAACTAAAGTTAAGGCTTTAGTCAATAGACTTGGAATTCCTAAAAAGTTTACTTGCCAAAGACCAATTGAATAATCACTAGTGCCCTTTGGCGTACCGGAACTGTCGTTAACTAGGCCATTGAATCCGCCAGGGCTAAAATTACTTTCTCTTTCCGCTATGCACATCCATATTGCAGCTGCTGCTGCACTGTATCCACCATATGTTACTAATGCTTTGTAGAGTGCGTTCTTATTCTTCAATGCATGTGTTGATGTTGGCCCTTGAGCGTAGCTTTGGCCAAGCTCGGAGATATCACCGGCATCTCCAGCAGGAGGGTCACCAGCATCTGGATCACCTTCACCTGATGAACCTTCATCTGAATCTACCCAGTCTTCATAAGAGCCAGCTCTTGCTGGGCCAAATGACATATGTATATGATCCCTATGTCCTGCATCTCCGGAAAAATTTATTCTAACTAACTCAGGGTAATTTTTTATTATTAATGCAGCATTAGTGCTTGCAAAATCACCTTCAAAGCCATTGCCTATCCCATACTCAGTCATAAGTTGATCGTGAATCACTATTAAATCAGGATGAAGATACTCTGGGACTGTCTTAAGCTTAGCTAATATTAGGTTTAATGCAGTTCTGTAAACATCTACGTTCTTACCAGCAAGACTAACTGCATCTGAGCTAGACCTTCCTACCATAGTTATGTCAAAAGCTCTACCAAATGTATGGTCAGATACAGTACCCTGATCCAACATGTTTCCTTGAGCTGCACCAGTAAAACCATTAGTAGCACCCAAGCTACCTTTTACATATAGCCCCGACCCACTGGACCCAAGGCAGAGTAAGAGCTCTACCATTGAAGCACAAGTGTAGGCTACTTTACCGTCAATCCCCGTCCAATAGCTTTGATCAGTATTCAATATCGGGTTATTATTGTTATTAACCCCTCTAGATGCCGTAAGGTATATTTTTGAAGTAGAAGGTATTTTTGCTGAGTCAGTTGCCCTAAAAGTAAAAGCTAGTTGATTAATATCACTGACAATGCCAGTTGAAACTACCTGTTTCATTCTTTCCTCAAAAATAGTTTTTTCTTCGGGAGTTAATTGACTTGCTATTGTAACTGCTCTACCTGCACCAGATGCTGCTGTAGTCGGGTTAAAGCTACCAACCGTATCGCTATGCGGAGCTCCATCTGGGCCAACGCTATTGGATAAGTCGGTAAGAACGTTGGGCAGGTTATAACCTAGGCCTTGTTTGCCCAAGGACCCACTAGCCACTATTTGGCTAAAGGCAGTAGATCCGAGTTAGGGTTGCATTGGCATTTTGTGAATTTGGGTCTGATATAACAATGCCCTTCCCTGATGCATCAGTTCCTGGGTTGGCTGCTAGTATTGAGGCAATGCTTGATTCTGTATTTTTTTGACTTATCTGTAGGGCAAAGTTTGGGCTTCTATATAATGCGTCTCCACCTAATATGCTTTGCAAGTCCCTTTGAGTCAGATGCCTGCTTGCTGCATTAGGGTCTTGGGAATAGGAAGTTTTTAATGGTTCTCCAGTTGGATAAAAACTTTCTGCTACTTTTTTAGTTATTGTAGATGAGTCAGCCAAGTCATCTACATTAAATTTTAAATCATCCATTTTTTATGCTCCGTTTTTTCCTATTGCTAAAGTTTCACTTGATGTATTTATTGACGGCTGCTCTACTAATAGTCCGGAAGTATAAACTTTAGCTAAATTATTTACCACAAGTTCCCAGTTCAAAGAAGCTGGAGTCCCATCATCATAGTATTCATCCCAAGCTATATTTGGCCAATCTGAAACTTTTTGATATATATCTCTGATTACTCTCATTGCAAAATATGTATTATATATCTTTATTCTTGCATTTGTAGTACTTATAAAATTAGTTTTGCTCGCTGCATATAACTTGTAGTAGTCGACTAAAGACGTTGTTGATGTTGCGTCATAAATTTCAGTAAATCTATCATGAAACACTCCATCGTAGAAACTGTTTTTTAATTGAATTTTTATATCTGTATCTGATAAAGTTTTGTTTTTTACAAATAAATTATTTATTTCTAAACTTAAAGAATCTATTATTTTTTGAGTAGTTTTATAGAATATAGTTCCCAATACTCTTGACCCATAAATATCCTTACCATAGGAAACATAAGTATTCTTTTGGGCTCCGGCTTCGAAGTCATCTTCGCCAACTATTGCTGTTATTTTTTTGGTATCTGGATTAACTCTTAACACTATTACCTTGTCTTTAATTGCATTTAAGGTAAACAATGTTGAAGCTCCACCTGGCGATGTATTAAGTTTAAATTCAGTAGACTTATATGAATATACTGTTACGTTGCCAGTATAATTTTTTTCTTGAACATCTGCGTGCCTATATGGGATTGTTATATATCCATTTAAAAAGAGTCTATTACTTACAGCATAAACTGCTGATGCAGTAGTTCCAGATTTATTATCTACGTTTACAGAAATGCCATAATCATTAGCTGCTGGATTGGAATCTACCTGAGTTACTACTCCTTCCATCCAATTAACTTCTGGAGAATTTTTGTTATATATCTTAACTCTAGATCCAACATAAAAATCAGAATTAACAGCACTGGAAGATAGCTTAAATCTTTGTACGCCATTAGTAAAACTTGGAGTAATTGTAGTAGTATCTTTTATAGTTTCATATTGCTTTCCATTAATTGCTATTGTTCCATCTAGTATTAATGGTGATCCATTAAAGTTTGGAATTGAAATTCTAACTTTATCCCCAGTTTTACCATCATTTTCATCAGACCCTTGAAAGTAATTACTTGGGCTGTCAACTAAATCGCTAAATTCTTTAAGTGTTAAATCAAATTTAATAAACATAATATTATTTTTAATTTTAATAGATTTTACATTAACAGTCTTAGGAGGAAGAGTGTCAGTATTAGATTTTACGATAGCTAATTCAGGTGTATCTATTCCATCAAATCTAACCCTAAATGGGACCTCAGCCTTATCAAATATGTCTATAACATCAATTGTGTCACCGTCAATTACTTTACTGACTTTGCATATCACTTTGAAAAATCTATTTAATCCTGTTTTTTCTGGTCCTATGCCAGAGTACTTCAACACCTGAGCATTAACCAATGCGTTCTCAAGGCTTATATATCTAGTAAGATCATTTATTTCTTTTTCTCTCCATCCAAGATTCTTAAGAAGATCATCAGTTCTAATATATTCATATCCTTCAACTGTTCTCACCTTAGTTGATGCGCCTAATATTCCTGGAAGAAGTTTCTTAGTAGCATATCTTCCCACTACCATTCCTTGGCCGCTTTGATTAAGTCCTGCGTCCATAGCTTGACCATTCTTATTCAAGTATTGTATATAACATCCGTGTTGGTCAAGAACGTTATCTCTAATCCAACTCCAACCCTTCCAGGCGAGGCCTCCACCAGCACTACCTCCTATTAAGGCTGCACCACCAGCAAGCAATGCCCCACTACCAGGAACTGCAAGGGTTGCTATCGCTGTAGCAGCAGCTCCAAGACCAGTCATTGCCGCAAACATTGAACCCACTCCACCTTTAGCAGATGGGTTATTAGTCTTATTGGCAACCATAGTCCTTACATTGTCATTAATATCTTGAAAACCTTCAGCAGTAAAACTCGCCATTGCATCTTTTGCTATCGATGATGCTCCATGGGTGTATTGTATCCCGCCTACCATTTGAGTTTGCAATGATGAGGCCAAACCATCTACGCTTACTTGGGCTGATGCGGTAACGCCAGAACCTAAAGAGTTCATATATAGTCTAGTATCATTTCTTAAGGCTTGCATATGAAACCAAGTGCCAACCCATGAAGACATGAACCATCTAGATGGATCATTAACTGTAACTAATGCGTTAGGAGTTATAGAAGTAATGAATCCAAGCTCAGAAGTAAAGTGATGTACTACTTGTTCTACTTCAAACATGCCATACATTCTTTCATAAACATCAGCTAGATAGACAAGGTCGTGAGGTCTTATGTCGGCATTTCCCACTACTACAATCTCTCCACCATATATATCTTTTAGAGATTCCTTAAGGTGAGCTAGAGCTACTCTTCTAGCAGAAAGTTCATCCGGAGTTCCTTGAGCAAACTTTGAAATGCCTCTAGCAAATTCAAAAGGATGAAGTATTGGTTGAAGAGCTCCGAAGAGACCAGACCCACTTACGTTGTCGTAATACAAGCCAGTTTCTACTGTTTTTTCTACTTGCCTTTCAGACGGAGTAGATTTATCCATAGCTACAGTTACTGGGTATTTTCCATCCGATACTGCAGTGATACTAGTTGCAACTCCAGAAATATTTTCCTGAATTCCATTAGATATGATGTGCGAGAAAGAACTAATGTAATGCATCCTCTGGAATGGTTCTCTGATTTCTACAACTGGCTCACCATATTCTCTTGTGAACGGATTATCTACAGCTCTTAATAGAGAGCCAGGTCTGCCCAAAGAATAATAAATCGAATCATTTAAAGCTTTGTTTAATATGTTAGCTTGTTTTGACATTTGACCAACTTGGCCAAGACCGTATCCCAACTGCATCATTGACATTCTAAATAAGTTAATTAAGCCAGACAAGCTGTCCCCAAGAGCGGTAAAAAGTGGACCAATATTTGCATCCCAGAAACCATCTATCTCTTCTCCCGCTTTGCCAACAATATTGGTAGCACTAGAACCTTCTCCTCTATTTTCTGCAAGTAACTTTCTAAATTTTTGAGCATCTTTGCCATAGGTGGAGTTAGGATCTATGTAAGCTTGAAATATTTTTAGAACAGGATTAAAATCCCATTGATCATGACCTCTCATTTTACGGTTTGGCTTTAGCACTAGCCATGCTCTAGCATAAGGGTCCGACCACATTGTGTTTCTAAAAGCCCCTACTAAATATAGGAAAAGTTGTTTTGGAGTTTCTACAGTTCCTAAATAATCTTCTGGATCAACCCCAGCTAATTTTATTCCATCTGAAATGATACTCTTAATACCTTCTACCTTAGATGTAACTAGGTCATTAAAATATTCTATTAGTCCGTCATTTTCTATTGATCCATCTATAAACTTCTGCCTAGACAAGTCAAGAGCCTGCTTAATCTTATCTCCATTTATCCCGGTTAGACCACGACTTCTTTCCACTGAACTTACTGTTGTAGTAGCAAAGAAATCTTCACCAAACACTGCAGTAAACTCATCATCAGCACTATCGCCTGTATCCCCATACTTTTTAAAAATACTACTAGCACTAGTGGTATTTGCTCCGGAATCAGGTGGTGGAGTATCTGTGCCTATAGCAGCGCCAAGTGAACCAAGATCAATTAACTTCTCTTCGCTATCTGGGTCTAGCCCGTAGGCATTTTGGAAAGCTTCTTTTACATTGGTATATGTATGGTATCCTAATCTAAATTGATCCCAAATATCTGCTGCTTGCTGTAGCGTTCTTCCATCTCCAGCTAATACGCTTACTGATTGATCAAAATCTTCGTCATATAATTTTCTTGCATCTATTGAAACCATATCAGTTTCTGTGTAGACTCCAACAAATCTTTTTCTACCAATTGCTTCTTTGCCTTCTCCAGAATCAGCTGTCTCTTTATCTAAGATTGCTTTTAGCGAATCTCTAGAAAGTTCAGTATATTTGTTTTTCTTAACCAAGTCAAAATATCCACCCGTGGAAAGTCCTTCTTTACCCATTATATTTCCTGCTAGTTTTGCACTTCCCATAACTTCTATGGCAGTAGTATAGTCACTTGTTGTTTTATCGAAAGTAAATTGATAAGATTCTTTACCATTAATAAAATTTGGATTGATAATACTTTTGTTTCCCTTAAAACTTCCAAAGCCAATTATTTTTTTAGGCTTAACAAGTTCGCTAAGGTCTGTTGGTCTTTCAAATTCTTTTGATGGCAAAAATACATCTGGGACAACGCCCAATGGGGTGTCATCAGGGACAAATGCATAGAGGCATTTTCTTGGAACTGGGAACGGAGCTATGTTTGCTTTAGCCGCATTGATGATCGCAGTCTCTGCTCCGTGCCAAGAATCTTCCGACTTAGAGCTGTCCCCATCTTGCCAGAAAGTTGTTTCATTTGCAGTTAGATTTAACATACCCAAAAAATAAGCTGCATCGGGTGAGACTATTGCATCCAGTTCGACATCCAGTCCTAAGCCTAAAGCATTACCCCCACTACCCCCACTCTCCGTTTTTGGTTCTACAGTATTGCCGAATTCATCTATGCCATCTCTAAGTCCTGCGTCTTCTGCATCGCTGTCTACCGTAGGTGCAAGTATGCTAACTTTTTTGTCGCCCCATAAAAAATAAGCTGGTTTACAAACTACTGCTATTCCAGTTGTAGGGCTATATACTAATACTTTTCTAGACTTATAATCTTGGACACTACCGTAAGTATCAGTTATGTTATGAATTAGTTTAAAGTTTTCTACACTCCAGTCATTAAGTCCTTCGCCTGGATTATATGGCCATCTCATAGCTATGTAGAATTGCTCCTCCAACGCCGTCATTGGAGATCCCCATTCCATTATGGAAGCAGCGTTGTTTGCTCGATTGATTGTTTTTCCAATAATCGCATACTCTCTATCGGCTCCGTCTATTACAGGCGCATTATTTTTTCTTAGGTCTGGGTACGGCATTCTGATAACGTTTTCAGATCCCATTGTTGTTTTATTTTTTTCAGAATAAATATAAGCTGATGCGTCTTCTAGTTCATTGTTGAAAGAAAGAGTAGCACTTAACTTAAACTTTAATCCTATCCCAACCTCATTTGAGTTTCTGGTGTTTGTAGTATCTACTGTATTGATGCCTGTAAAAATAGAAGCTTCTAGTTTTAACAGTTTGATCCATTCAGTTTCCTCTTTTTTTGCGCCTACAGTGCCATAGGCCCAATCATCTACTGCCAAAGTCATATAATCAGCTCTGTGATTATTCCATTTACCAAGTTGATTGCTTAAAGCATAATATGCATAGTCCTCTAATACTATTCCATCTTCTCTGTCGGTAAAAAATGGAAACCTATATCTGTAAGGAAGTTGATCTATTTGTTTATGCTGCGCTAGTTGTTCTTTACTTAAATCTACTACGATATCTGTCCCATTTCCAGTTATAGGTAGGTGATAGCCAACAGTAGCATATCCCGAATCAGAAGGGAGTTTAGATACTACTTTGCCATCTTTCTTATAATAGATTGAAGATGCAACACCAAATGCTACAAGTCTTCCAGCCAACTTCTTACCTGGGGCATATAGCTCTATATTGCCAGATGTTCCACCTTGTGCTCCTAGTATAGTGTCTATTGGTACTAGGGTTTGATTGGCATTTCTAAATGCTTCTGCATCAGCGAAAGGGTTAGATTCCTTATTCAATGAGTTGATAATCTCTTGAGTATTCTGGTCTATGTCAACCATTCTTGGATAATTTACTCCGGCATTTTGAGCTCTTTGGTCAGTGTCAAAACCAGCAGTAAGTGGTACTACGCCTGATGTGTACAGCCAATGAGGCTTTCCGTAAAATACAGTAGATCTATCTTCAAATGGTCTAATCGCCACAATGTAATTTGGAAGAAGTCTTGCGCAAGTTTGAAATAAGTCCCAAACACTTCTCATATAAGTTTGTGCTCTAAAAGATACTTCATCTAAACCAGGAAGATCATCATCCATCCCAGAAGTAATGCCCATCGCATTAAATATATTAGCTCCACCCCTACCACTTAAAACACCCGTTAAACCAATAGCTGCGCCAAATACTGGAGCTCCAAGAGCAGCAACACCAACACCTGCAAGCACTATCCCTCCACTGATTATGCCACTTGTTAAAGAGGCTGATCCATTACTGTTTCTAAGCTCGTTACCTACATTGTAAGCGTCCATTACTGAAGTTGCAGTTTGGTTACCTTGTCCATATGCAGTAGTTAAGTTGTTCCAAGCTACATCTGTGGCTCTTCCTATATAATTAATTCTTTCGTTAGGTTTATCTTCTGGAGTTAAGCTTGCAATTGTAGACCAACCGTCCCCTAAGTCTCCGCCTAAGAACTGGGCAATGCCTGTCCCATTGCCTGGGTATATATTTCTTTTGAATATTTCAAAATCTCTTTGGGTAGAAAAATTAGCCCATAAAGTTTTCATTAAAGAAACGCCAGGAACTCTAATTTCTGGGCCAATTCCATTTAAAGATCCTTCTCCATCATTGGTTCCGGAACTCAATACCCCAATAACAGAACCTGCCCCAAATAGATTTCCACTTCCAGTACCTAGAGATTCAAAGGCATCCTTGACAGATGCAGTGACTGCATCATTTTTTGCTTGTTCTAAATCATTTAAAGGCTGATAAAGTATCGAACCAAAATGTCTAATTCCAAATTTATTTTCAGAAAAAATAGTTCCTCTAGTTGCATGAGCTAAAGCTTCTCTACTCCTGGAGGAACCCATAGACAATAGTCTAACCATTAAATCTCTGGGTTCCGATAACCAAAACCCAGTATTGATTCCACCATCAATCTTGCCGCTATCACCTTTTTTATTAGTACTATTAACGATAGGGCTTAGCTCTATTGCATCTGACTGAGCAGTGATGGTAACTATTTCTCCGTTTTCAACTTGGGTGATAACTCCATTGAAGACTGTTTGTAGCGAATTGGGATTAGACCCATAACCAGCTCTTAAGTGTACTCTAACACCAGGTTTAAGTCTAATATTATTTATGTCAACAACAAATGTGCTGTCCATATGATTCTGTAAATTCATTGATCTGTTTAGGACATTGGCAATTACTGAATCCATAGCATCTTGAGTTGATACTTGATCATTATAAGATTCATCTGTTTTATCAAATAATGAATTTGAAGCTGGTGTTGTTAGCTTGGAATAAAGATTAGAAACTCTTAACATCAAAGTGTCTCCAAGAATATCTTCAGATTGAACTATAGAAAAATCTATAATAGATTGAAGTCCATAAAAATTATCAAAAAGTTTTACTCCGGCAAAATATCCACCTTCATCAATTAACCAAAGCATATAAGTTGGGAACGCTCTCAGCATTCTTCCAGATATATCCCTGTATTGAGTATCTATAAGCATCTTTTCCCAATGCTTAGTGGTACTAGGCACTTTGGACTTTGTAGCCATTACCTCTGGTTTATCTGCACTGCCGTTAGAGTAAGGGTCTGCATAGTCGGCTGGGGTTGATCCAGCAACACCGGTGTGTGTTTTTTGTCCTGGCGAATAGGATTTGGATGGAGAGTCTACGTCCTGATGAGATATAGGGATTGGCCTATATCCAATTTGTCCGGTACTTTCTGATTTAGTAACCTCTACTCCGTCAATAGTTAAATAGAATTTATTATTCAGTTTACTCATGTAGCCTAAGTGATAGCCCATAGCGGTGGTAAATATTGCAGGGACTTTATCTTCCGATGTATTCTCCTGTGCTGGCAATAGAGTAATTACGTGATGTATTCCTAAATTGTCTGGGTTAAAAGATATGTAACCGTCTTCATCTCCTGTACCTTTTGCTCCTGATAAATAGGAATTTAATTCATTAATCTTAGATTGATCACTAGATACAATGTCTCCAGCTTTTAATTCTATTCCAGTAGCATTAGAACCTATTTCATATTCGCTACCAAAAATAGCTACAGTGCCATCAATTTCAGGGAATTCTTTTATATAATCAATTATCAATTGCTTTTTTTGATTATTAAAAAATTGTTTAATTGCGCCCTCTACGTATGATACTGATTCTCTTGCGCCAATTCCTTGTTCTTCAAAATATTTTTTTAGTTCTGATATTTTATCATTTTTTACAAAATCTTTAATTGCATTCATAATAGCTACATCAGCTTTAGCTTGTTCTGAACTTGAAGCAGTATTATATTGTTTTGGAGTTATAATAAAATCTTTATTTTTTTCAGTTTGAACAGTTATGTTATTTATAATATCTCTATCAAACATTTCAAAAGATCTAAAATAATAATCAGGATCTAAACATCCTACTACTTCCCCTTGATCATCTTTTATAGTCAAAGGGAAGTCGGGGTAGGCGTTGAATGCTCCCCATAGTTGCTTTATTCTTAGAAATGGATTTTTTTTAGTTTTAAAAGTATCTACCATTTCCTGTTGTTGCTTGGAAGAAAGCTGCTCTCGTTGTTGCTGAAATATATCAAAGTCTACAAAGGACATTTTTACATCATAAACATGAGGGAAATTTGGTATTGTATTAACCTCATAACTTAGTGGCATAACATATTTCATGCCTGCTAAACCAGCTATGATATTTTTGATTCCCATAAAACCTATTACGCCAGCAGCGTGCTCTAATCTAGCTAAGCCATTTATATGTTCAAAAACATTTCTTATTTTTATTAATTCTTTTTCACCAAATATAGTCATTGATATATTAAGATAAGTGTCTTTTCCACCTATGTGTTGATAGGTTGGTTCTTCCTGCATTTGAAGTTGCATTTTAGCTAGGTTATTTCCAAGGGTTACTGAAACTCCATTGACAATAACAGATTTAGGGTCAAGGTCAACCTTAATCATTGGGACTTCCCACTCATTAAAGGTTGCTACACCATTGCCAAAAATTCCTCCATCGCCAGATCGACTCCTGCTTAATCTATATTTTTCTAGAGTATCTTGCATTGGTCCACTCTTGAAAAATCTATTATAAAATAAAACAGTAAATGCTCTACCTATATCTTTTTCAGAATCCTCTAAAAATTTACTTATTGGTAAACCAGTTCTTAAAGATTTTTCTGTAGCGTCTTGTAGCGCCAAGCTATCCAAATAGGATTCAGTTCCCTTGGAACTTTTTTCAAACAATATTCTAACTTCTTGCAAGTTATAGCTTTGATTAGGTTGGCCTTGTCTTTCCAGAATGAGGTTTTTATTTTTGAACTTATATACCTGAGCCCTAGTAGTAAAGTGTTGTGGTATTTTATTTTTTTCTGCTGGAACAACTCTTAAATAATTGATTTCATTTTGGTTTAATTTATTTTTATTTTCTAGAACAAATGAAGTAACAAGATACTCATATATCCTTTCATTATATTCACTTTCTTTTATTGATACTTTTAGAGAATTAGCTGATGGCGCGGAATCAAATGTAACCGTAATCGATCTATTAGAAGTTGCTTCCCAAGCGGTTGGAATTAAACCATTTGGAGAAGCTGCTTCTATAACGGTCACGCTTACATTTTTGGTATTAAAATTATGCGGAATAACAAATGAAGTCTTTGTTCCATCCCCTATTGTTACGATTTTAGCTGGCCCAGATAAAAGAGGAGAGGTTGCCCCTGCTACTATTAATTCTATTGCATTTAGAACTAACTTTCTAGCGCTAGGTGCTACTGATCCTTCTATTGAAGTTTCAACTACAGAATCTAAATCTCTATGATACTTAGATGACTGGTTAATATCAATTCCCAAAGATTTTAATCTAGCATCCCAGAAAGATCCTCCTAAATCTTCCATTTCTCTTTCTTGAATCGATCTAAAAGAAGATGTATCAGGAGTGAATAATTTACTTTGAGTTTGAGCTGGAATAAATAAACTTATATTGTTTCCATTTTTCCACTCTTTAATAACGTTTGTATTAAAGACGTCGTTGGTAAAAGGATTTGTTAAAAGATCTGGTTCATATATATTCTCTATATTAGAATCAGATGGTGGCACAGGGGTAAGTGAGTTTGATATCGTAAGACCATCTTGAGTTAACCCTGGTGAGTAGTTTGCCGAACCAGGAGAAAGTGAAGCAGGAGTTACGGTTGTCGCATCAGGGACTGCTTTTTCCATAAAGAACGAGGCATTAACATATGAGTGGAGTGATCCTGCGGCTTTGCCCATATAATGTCTATACTTGCCCCAATGTACTGCTTGATTAAAATCCTTAATCATTGGAAGGAAAGGCTTATGGTTAAAATTCAATAGCTCAAGATCTACTACAACAGCAAACGGATAGTTTGGTATTGTAGAAATACTCATTGAAGAAAGAGCAACTCCGGTAATGCCATGTACGGTATTGAGATAATGATTCTTAACTGGAAGTATTGGAGCATACTTAAACGCTGCAATTAAACCCCTTAAGGAGGATAAGAACTTATCTATCTTCTCTTCTGATTCTCCTCCAACTTTAAAGTCAATCTTAAAGTCATTAGTAAGCTTAACTTCCTTAATGCCATCAATTGTTATTCCCCAAATTTCTTCATAGTTAGGGAAAAATAACTTTAGATTAATCGAAGTCTGTTTGTATCCAGCGTTAAACTTGGGAGAACTTTTTTGTCTAATTGCACCACCTGTAAGACTACCTGTTTTGAATTGAGAATTTACTTCTATTGAAATTGGTGGAACATAAAAGTTTGCAGCACCTAATCTAAAATGAAAAATATCTGGAGTTTTTGGTGGTATATTTTCCCTAAAAGGAAATTGCTCTAAAGCTTTTCTTATCTTTTGTCCGGTATTTTCTATTGCCCAAGCAGCTTGGAAAATAGGCTTTCCATCTTTATCAGTGCCAAATGCTCTTAATAAACTTCTTGCTAATTCGTCCGGATTATTTATAGGATCGTCTTGACTACCTGCGCTAGGATTGTAATCTGCCGCAGCTGCTATTGCATTAAAAAATAATGTAATTAGGTTAGGAAAGTATTTTTGTATTACAGCTAGTGTTATTGGATCTCTAGTTAGATTAGTAATGGCATTGGTAAGATCGTTCAACCACATAGTGTCTCTTACCGGGTCTATTGCATTTGCTATAGTACCTTTAGCTCCAACCGTAAGATTTGTTCCTACGCTAAACCTTTTCCTGGCAAAATCTGAAATCGAATTTACCTGCAAAGCTAACTCTAGCAAACCGCTCAATTTAATTCTATTCCAAATATTTTTTACATATTTATTATTATCATCAATATTATTTAAATCTTCGGCAAATATTCTATAAAAACTTTTTTTAGTTTTATCTAGCTTAGGATCATCCCTAAGAACCCCTGGATACCTTGTTGCAACTTCTGACCTTAAATCAAAACCAATTCCCGCTTCAGCCATAAAGTTTTTGAATTGAGACTCAGCAACCACTGAGTTAGCATCTTCTACGGCATCAGCTTCTGGGGTAGCTACAAATTCCGCAGCACCTGGTTCGTAATTTTGTAACTTATCTTTAATAGCTCTTAATGCAGCGAGCGATCCAGCAAAACTATCTCGATAAGCAACTTTTACAAAATTATTAACACCAGTTACCCTGACAGCATTTTCCACATAAATATTAGCATCAGAAGCGTCAAATGCTTCTTTTTTAAGAAAAACCCTAAACATGTAATCTGTTATAGCTTTGTTGCCATAAACGTCGTTTAATTTTGTAGTTGCAAAGACATTATCAAAAATAAAAATATTAACAAATACCTCCGATGGAACCTGTACAATAATGCCACCATCTCGAGGCTCAGTAACTGGATACCTTGGAGTACCCTTTCCTGCATCTTCTATTGCTTTAATTTTTGCATAAACTGCTTTTATTTTAGTTATAGTTGCTGGACTTCCTGGCTTTAGATTTGTCCCATCATTAAAGCCTTCATAGCCATTTTTTAAAGACTTCCAGGTATAGAAAAATAAATTATTTTCATCATTTATATTATTATATTTATTTTTAAATGCTGTACTTGAATCTGATTGTATAATTGATTTTATTTCATTCAAAGCCCTTTGGCCTATGTTTATTAGATTAGTTACATCAGCTAAAATTGCATCATATTTAGCTTTGTCCAAAGCCTTCATGAACGCAGTTACTTGAGTATTTAAACTAGTCATTAAAACATACCATTCAATCTTGTTCTGTCGTTGAGCCTGCTACTGGATGTTCCAGCTGCAGTGACTCCACTGTAGTTCTCTATTATACTCTTAAAACCCATGTTTGTAAAGGAAAGACTAGACCCACTTGCTGGTTCTATGTTTTTATTCCTATTTCCATATCTAGCTGTTTGCAAAGCTGGATTAGCATACCCTACTCCATTTTGCTGTATGTGTGCTGATTTTCCTGTATCCAAACCTTCAAAAGATCCCTTCATTGGATCTGGTTGGCCATCGTTTATCTTTTGTCTAGATTGATGTACCGTATTGGATCCACCAGATCCTCCACCTGATTTGCTTGTAGATATAGCAGCAGAGTAGTGATTAGCTGTTTTGGTCTTAGCAGTTGGATTAGATTTAATCTTTGCTGCAGCACGTAAGTTTTTGTTTTGGTTGTCAGCACCAAGTATCATAAGAAATCAACCTAAAAGGAACTCGCTATTTGCGAATAGGGGTCGGAGCCAAGATTGGGCAATCCCTTATACATAGTACTGTTCACGGAGCCTGGTGCAACAGATCCAGCTGCAGATCTAAAACTATTTATTTGGTCCGAACTTCCCTCTAGGTTTACTGAATAAGAAGTACCTTGATTATAGCCTGAGAACATAGAAGTCTGAGGCATTTGAGGAGATCTTTGAGGCATTTGTTCATAGGCTGATCCACCAGGAAGAAGAGGTGGCCCTCCTACGTCTTCAGGAGTTCTCCCCTTTGAATGTTGATAGGCGAAGCTGGCAGCAATTATGGCCAAACCAGCGTAACCAGCTTTTCTAATTGTGGGATTTTCAAAAGCTTTTTTCATCGCTCCATCTCTAAAAGAATCACCTATTCTTTTATAATTATTACCAATACCGCCACCACCGCCAACACCATCCATAGCTTCGTCACCAACCATGGCAGCCCTGTCCAAATCATCTAAGACGCTAGGGGCGAGGTTTATCGCACTTCCTCTTTGAGATAATAGGTCTTGAAGTTCTGGGGTCAAACTTTCCCTAATTCTACTAGCACTCCTTATATCCCTAACTTGATTAGCAAAATTGTCAGATAGACCTAAATCCTTGATATCTTTATCGTCTCCAACTTTTAAAGCTTCCATAGCTAAATTTATTTCTGGTTCAAATCCATATGCTTTTCTATATGTATTAAGGGTATCATAAGCGATTAATTGCTTTTTTGGTACACCAGAACTTTTAAGAGCATCGTATTGATCGACCAAATCCATCAAACCATTTTTCCTCTTATAGTGAGACATCGCTCTAGAATCCCTAGCACCCTGTACTAACTTTGCTAATTCATCTGGGTCATCTCCGCCAGATCTATAGCTAGTTAGATCCATACCTCTTCGCATTGAACTCATTGTATCTATACTGTCTATAACTTCTTGAATGCTACTGTTTGTGTTTTTTGCGGAATCCAATATAGATGCATGAAGTTTTTGTCCCATCATTTCGCTTTCAATAGAATTTCGAAAAGCGGCTTGTTCAGACATATCTGCTGCTCCATTAACTGCTCCGCTAAACATTTCATCTAACTCTTGAGACATTTTATCTTGCAAATTTAGGACTTGAGATGCAGCTTTTCTACCTTCAGCAGTTAAAACAGCTTCCCCCATAAAAGGTTTTCCTCTATCCATCCCAAAAGTTTGACCAGCTGCTCTTATCCCAGCTGTAACTCTGGCTGCATTTTCTGACATTTGAGAAAGAGCAGCATACTTTCCTGATCTAATACCTATTGTGTTAACTAAAGTATTATTAATTTCTGTGTCGCTGTCCCCAGCATTTCTTAAAGTGTTTATAAATTTATTAGCTAATTCATTTGCTGGATCTATTTCGCTACTATTTGCTTCGAATCCTTCAATTATACCCCTTAAATAAGCAGCATTGTCGCCGGCTTTAAGTCTTTGTTTTAACATCAGTTGATCAACTCCGGCCAAAAGATCAGGATCCTCTATTCCCTTTTTATAAGCTAAAGCTCTTAACGCTCCAATATATCTACCTTGTTCTTCTATTGCTTGAGTGCCTACTTGATTTAAAACTCCTGTAGCGTCGCTACCTGCTTTGCCTGTTAACTTAGCTAAGGCAAGTTGAATGCCTCTTAAGTCAGCTCCCTTTTCGGTACTGTTGCGTATTGAAGAAGTGAGTGCATTATAAACTTCTTCGGTATAATGTTGTCTACTTATATTTGCATCTACACTTGCTCTGCTATTCATGGTAATAGCATAGTCAATTGCTTGACCAGGATCTATTAATCCAACTTTATAATTTTGTTTTAATTTTAGAACATCAGCGGCATCTAAGTGCTTTAGTATTTCGTCACCTTGTCTAGTTGAAGCTGTTACCATGGTTAATCTATTTATATAAAGTCCAAGAGAATCTGCTGTTTCTGCCGCTCTTAATTGTTTTATCCCAAATTCCCTAGCTGTTAAATTAGAAATAAAAAGTTCCTTTTTAGCAACTTGTTCCGGTGTTCCAGTTTGCATCATCTTGGCTAAAGCACTTTGTATTTTTACACCCTCGCCGTCAATTGCCGATAGTCTTCCTATCTCAGCTCTTTCGGAAGAAGAAAATAAACTAGTTTCATCAAGTATTTGTTGAATGGAATCTTTTTCAAAATCATAAGCTCCCGACTCCGCAAACAATTTAAAAATATTACCTTGTCTGTAATTCGCCATTAATTGTTTTTCATCAAATCCAGCTCCTAGCAAACGATCATATTTATCTTTACTCATAGCTAACGTAGAACCATATTTTTCGCCAATTAAATCATTAACAATATCTTGGCTAATTCTTGCTATTGGAGTTTCAGATTGCTCCATAGTTTTAATCATTGTCTCGTGAATTGATGCTTGATTTCTAAACATTTGCGCATGACGCGTATCAAATGCCATCATTTCTTTTGCTGTCATATCTTCTGGAGAAACAATTCTATGAAGCAGTTGTTGATCTAGGGTAGCGGTTCCATCAGCTACAACTCTATTTAAGGTAGCAACGTAACTTTGATTTTTTCCAAATGTAGCTCTAATTGTTTCTGTGTCAAATTGAGCCATAGACAATACATATTCTGCAGGTCCAGTTGGTTGACGAATTGTAAAGAATCCAATTCTTTCGCCAATTTTTTCTCCACGTTCACCAAAAATATCCATGACTCTCATCATTGGAATACCTTTGTCGTCTAAGTCAAATGTTCCCAAAGAATGGTGAAATATATTAGCAGCGTTTCCGGAGGTTAACATTTTATGCCCTCTAATTTTAAAATTCATTAAACCAATTTCTTGTGCTCCAGATTTAGATGATAGTCGAAAATTACTAACATCTTCTAAAGTAGCTTTTTCTATGCCAGTAGTTTTTCTACCTGAGTAATAAGCTAGTTCCGAGTCAATTGAAAATCTAAAAACATTTTCCATGACTGGCTCCATTATTCCTTTTCTATCTCTAGCTACTTCAGATTGAACAAAGCTCATTAAGTAGTTCGACAATTGCGGCATTTGTCTTATGTCTCTACCGCTTTCTAAGGCTTCAATTAGAAGATTAGCATAGCGTTTAGATCTTTCTGCACTTGTTCTAAACTCGGAAGGGAGTGCATCAACCGCCATATCTGATGCTGCATAAATTTGTTTTCTTAATCTTTTATCTATATTACCTGTCTTTAAAGCCTCTTGATAAGAAGCTAGAATTCTATTGCCTCTTTCCATGGTAGAATCTATTGCTTCTTGTGAAGAAAAAATTTCACCATGGAAAGCAGGTGCAAGTGGATCTTGAAAAACTAAATCTTTTGCCTTGCCCTGTAGGATTATATTAGCCATATCAGTTTTACCCATAATAGCTAATTCTTTTTTTATATTAGCCTTAGAGGTAACTGTAGTATATCGACTTAATCTAGAATCTAGTTCAGCTGTTGTTCCAACTCCTTTAATGTTAAATGTTCTACCATTTCTCATGAAATTAAATCGAATAGTTTCTGAGTCCATTCCTGATGCAGAATTGGCTATATCACTTCTTAGAAATTTCATTTTTTCATATTCTTCTGGACTTAGATTGGCAGTTCCCTTCTTCTCTAGCACTTTCAGTTCTGCTTGCATGTTTTTTCGTATGCCGTCTAAAAATTTTTTGTTTATAAGAGTAGAACCATCATATGGCCTTTGGAATTGCTCCATTAAGTTTTCATACCTTTTTAATGCTTCTCCCTTTAAGTCTTTTGCTTTTGATGGATCTTTTAATGCTTCTATTATTTCCGGGTAATCATTTGTTAATCTTGCTATGCCTCCATCTTTAGTTGATACAATACCAAGGCTTTCCATAGAATTTAATGCAGATTGAACAGCATTGGAATTTCCATAATAAGCAGCTGCTTCATTTATTTCTCTAGCGGAAAGTCCAAACATTGCTTTCTTAACTAAAGCTTCTCCACTAAGAGATGTATCTTCTAAATAAGCTAAAGCTATTTTGGTTAAATCACTTGATGTATCAAATATTTTAATAGAATCACCAAAGGTACTATGAGTAGAATCCAAGCCCTTAGCTAAGCTAAGTAAATCGTTTCCAGCTAAAGAAATTCCATCTAAAGAAAAAATACCCTTACCTCTCTTGGCTGCTTTTTGAAACAGTTCTCCCAACTTCCCCTCTTGCAGAGATTTGAGTATTTGCTCATTTGAGAATAATCCACCGGCACCATCACTAGTTTTATATAAAAGTTCGTTGAGTTGAACATCAGTTAGTTCTTCCCCATTAACAAAAGCTCTAACAAAGGTTCCAGAGTCTTTTGTTTGAAACATAAATCCTCTTCCTTCTGAAACATCTTTCAAAACATTTTTTGCTGTTTCTTTAGCTCCTTCTGGGATTCTAGCTGACCCTATACTGAAGCTTAGTTGATCAGCCGGAGAATTAATAAAAGAAAGAGAATCCCTAAGAGTACTATCAGTTCTTAACATTTCCCTCATAGATCTAACTCTTTCGTTAAATCCCCCTAATCCTCTCATCGAACCGGACTGTCCAGGGCCGCCTCCTGTCACTCTAGCGAAACCAGTTAAACCAGAAGTATCTGCTGCGTTGAATGCTTCTTCATAGGTATTGAATCTTATCCCAGTAGCATTCATAACATAAGTTATTTTTCCAGAATCAATTTCTACCTTGATAACATTACCTGAACCGTAGATAGTATTCTTCAAGGCTCTTCTATGCATTTGAAGATATTCAGGAGCATAATAACTAGGAGGAAAATTCATTGGCATTATCTAACTCCTGCATTAATATTAATTGAATTTGATCCATAAGGATTTTTTACCGGCGATACTGATCCAGAAACTCCCATGCGAGACATCATTGCTCTAAGCTGAGCTCCCGTATCTTGACTATTGTTTCCTCCAAAGAAAGAAGGATAAGATGGATTAGCTAAATTAGCTTCACGTATCTGTTGTGGATAGTAACCCATTTGAGACATTTCAAGACCCATTGAAGCACCAGTTTTAATCTTTACATGTTCAAGATTGGTATTTGGGTGCCAACCTTCCCAGTTTTGAGATGGCAATTCGTGTCTAGAAAAATAATCAGCTAAATCAGGCTTTTCTTCTACTGGCATTCCCCAAGCTGATTGATAAATTCTTCTTTCCAATCTTCCTGCTGTTGAAAGAATTTTTTCTCTTTCATTTTCTGGAGCATTAATCATTGCCTTAAAGTGTTCTCTTTTTCTTTTTGGAACTGAAAGGGAAAGTGTTTCTAATGATGGAGTTTCTAAATCAGCTCCATACATAGTTCTTTTTGCTGCTGTTTGGAAACTAGTTGCTGCTGCTGCATCTCCTGATGCTTGAGCTTGATTTGCTAAACTTGTATTTTTTACATAACTTAAAATATCAGTATATTCTTCAAGTGCTAATTCTTTTTTTCTTGTTTCTGGGATAAACCTATCACCAGTTATAGCTTCATGCAAGTTGCCTCTTATTGAGGAAGCAAAGCCAGCTGCTCCGCCTATGATGGAGCCTAAAGTCTTACCTCTCATGCCTTTACCAAACATAGAGCCTGCTGCTGCCATTGCTGCTGTTGCAACTATTGGATTTCTTTGAGAAGCTTTATTAACCATTGGTTCAATAAAACTCTCATATGGCCTTTGCCACTCAGGGAAAGTAGAGCCATAAACATTTCTTCTTTCCCAATCTTCAGTGGCAGTTCTTTTGTTCATGAATTTAGTATTAAAGAAAGTATCTCTATGTGCTAAGTATTCTCCAATTCTACTTGCTGTATGAAGTCTAGGATTCATCCCCATTTCTTCAGCTGTAGAATCTTTATACTTATATGGAGTAAAATCATATTTACTTGTAGTGTCTGCTACTTGATCTCTTATTGTTTGTACTTTTAATTTTTCATCAGGAGAAAGAGAACCAGTTTGTATTTGATTATTTAAAGATCTAAATTGCTTAGAATAAGGAGCTATATCAGCAAGGATATCTAATTGGTTTAGCTTTCCATATTTTCCAGTTTCGTCAGCGGAGACTGTATTAAATCTTTCGTACCCCTTTCCAGGAAGTCTGATTTCTCCATCAGCAACTTTTGTAAATGGATCTCCTCTTTGAAAGTCAGTAAAATATTCAGCTCCTGGCAAGAACGGATATTTCTCTCCCATAGTATTTCTAATTGGGTTAATATAATTAACATTAGATCTTTCTTTTGGAATAAATCTTCTAACCACTTCAGAAACTTCAAGATTACCAAGAGCTCCTTCTCCACCCATAGGAGCATCACCAAGTCCACCTAAGTTAAGGTCCCAGAATGATCTCGTTGAGCCATACCCCTTTGCTGCTGATTGTAAAACTGATCTTTGAGGCTCATAGTCACTTTGTCCAAATCCAAATGATTCTCTTACTTGACCAAAAGCAAAACCATAGATACCAGCCATTTCTTGGGCTCTATACCCTAATTCTCCAGCTTGTATTCCTAGCTTATTGGACTCAACTGGTTCCCCAGCGGGAACTAACGAAGGACTCATTATGCCACTTACTTTAGGTGGACCATAGCCAACGGCATCTCTTAGGGTAGAGTTATATCCACCAATAGTTGACTTAACCTGCCTGCTAGCAGTTCCCATTGGGGCGGAAGCCTGAGATAATCTTGAGTTATAGTTCCCAATAGCCATCGTTGAGGAGCCGTATAAGCCACCTCCAGAGGATCCAGTGCCACCGTACCCCATGCCACCGCCAAAACCCCCCTGAGAAGCTCCCATGTAGCCTGTGGAGTCATATGCTCCAGACTCTCCAGCTCTTTGGTAGCTAGCTAAACCTTGCTTTAGCTCATCTTCGTGCATTTTAATTTGAGGCTTAAGCAGTTTTCCAACTGTCATATTGGCTAGAGCAGTAGCTGGACCAAATGGTCCCGTAAAGTATTCGCCACTAACCGGGTAAGGTCTATCTTCGTAGTGTTGACGCTCAAATCGATATGGGTCAAGTGGCCTTAATGGAGAGAAATCATACCCATAAGCTAACTTTTCTAAAGGAGACTCAAATGAATCAGATGTGTAGGTTCCAGCTTCTTTAAGTTTGCGATAATACGATGGACGATAGTACATTGTTTTTCCACCCATAAAAGGTGTACTACCCAGAGGCCAAAATCTACCTTGCTTAATAGGAACTTCGCCCTCAAGAAGTTGTTTCTTCTTTTCTTCGGCTGACATTCCACCAGGAATTAAACCTGCTCCTATAGCTTGGGTCTCAACTAGACCCCTTGCTATCTTTGTTGTAAAGAATGGAGAATAAACTCTTTCTCCATTTTTATCTTTTTCATTTGTATAGCCACCGATAGTTCTATCTGCAGCTAGTAATGTTGTACCTCCAGCAACAATTGGTAATACTCTTTTGCCGACCATGCCACGCATGTACATGTCGACTGGTCCGCCATATTTACTTTGATCTAATTGTAAACCGAACGTACCAAAATATTTATTAACTCTAGAAACAAGATGAGAGCTAGCTACTGATCCAGTAGAGAATGCATCTTGGTTTTTATAGGTTCCAAATCCCATTGCGCTTTTAATGGCAGCTGCTGGGCCTCTCTCAAGAGCTGTTCCAAAAGTTGGGATAAAAGTAAAGTCTTGACCAGTACCAAGAGTGTTGACAGCGTCTTCGCTTATTTGGTATGGAGCAGAACCAAATCTTCTTTTTACAAACGGTAAAGCTCTAGAGAATGGCCTTCTGATTGAAGCTCCAACCATAGAATCTGCACCTGTTGTAAAAGGAGAGAATAATGAAGCTATATCTTCACTAGATTGAGTTCTTCTTGATACTTCCCTAAGAGCATTTTTTGCATTTGCTACTGCAGACAATTCTCCCTTAAATGTTGCGTGTGCACTAAAGTTGAATAGATTTCCTAAAGCTCCTATCCTAGCTTCTATAGCGTCATTTAAACCTATCTTGCCTTGCTTTTGAAGATCTCTAATTGCTTTTGTAGTCTGAGTAAATATATCTTCTGTCTCATTGAGCATTTGGTTTTTTAGTGATATTAACCTGAATACTTCATTTGACGCTTCATCTAACCTTGTGTTGATGACTCCTGATCTAGCAGATAATTGAGACGAAGCATTGAAGTAAGACTGGTCTAAATATTTATTTAGCTTAGAATGAGCTGCTATTATTTCTCTTGGATCTTTTCCAGCATTTCTTATCTTTGATACTGTATTTGCTAGGTCTCCAAATAGTTTTTCATATACATCTTTAAAGCTTTGATGAGATGTTACTTGGGAAGAACTTACTCCATTTGATGTGAATAGATTTGGCCTAGAAGCTTCAAGCTCAGATCTAACTTTAGAATGAATCCCAGATCCAAAAGTTCTAGCTCTAAAGCTATCAACTGCAGATAATATTTCTCTTTGATTGAATCTAACATTACCAAGATCATCAACTACAGATAGAGCTGCCTTAGGATCGTCTAGCCCTTGTAGTGTTAATCTTGTAGTTTGACCCTTTTGCCTGTAGGTAATTGACTTGTCTCTGATAAGCTTAGCCATTGTAGCTGGATTTTCAATATCATAAGAACGTTTTCTAAACCTTTGAGCTAATCTAAATAAAGAGTTTGGTTGCTCTGAATCAATATCAAAAGCTTTTCTAAACCTAGCCATTCTTCCAGTTGTACCCGCTATTTCATCAGCTGATTGTCCACTTAACCCTGCTGCATTTCTTGCTTCTCGACTAATTAATTCTGTACTAGAAGAAGATATTGGCCTATATGAACCAGCTAATCTTTGAGCATTAAGTATTCCTCTTTCGTCTTGTGAGAAACCTGTTAAAGAACCTTTAGAGCCTTTATTCTTTGTAAATAGATAAAAATCTGGTCTAGCAGATTCTGCCCCCAAAAATGGTTGAACGGATCTAGAGGAAACATATTGCATAAGAGGAGCTTCTTTAGCAGCTCTTAAGGATTGATAGCCAAACATATCAGCTGGGTTAAAGTTGAGAATTGGAACTTTAAACTCAGAAGCCATGAAATCTTTAGCGTTGGAGAAAACGCTCTTAACTTTAGTGAAGTCTAATATTTCTCCATTTCTAGTTTGGTAGACTCCGCCAACTCTTGTTTGCCCAAGAGTTTCAGTCGCTGAGCCAAGTCCTCTAGTTAATGGATCTCTACTAGCCTGCAGAGAAGCTATTTGATTAATTGCTTGTTGTTGCTCTTCCGACAAGTGAGAGAACATTCCTCTTTCAACAGCCTCATCTATTAGAACTGGTCTTAAACCAAATATACTTCCAGACCCAGAAAAAAATCCTGTTGTTAAACCCTTATTTTCAAGAAGGTAATCTCTCATGTATCCAAAGTCAGTTGGATCAAAACCTTTTTGCGCTATGCTTTTAGATAAAACGTTTTCGGAAAGTAACTTGCCATTAGATTCCGTTAATGGAATACCTAATGTTTTTGCAGTTTTTCTTAATAGAAAACTTTTCTTTTCACTAGTTAAATCTCCAACAAAGTCAGTATAACTTTGTTTAGTTGGCTTTAGTATTGAAGATACTTGTTCCCCAATTTGATTTTTAGATACTTGATTCCATTGAGAACGAATATTTAAATCTAAATTTTTTCTAAAGTCTTGAGATACAAATAATCTATCAACTTCTTCTAGAGATTCTCTAAGAGCACTGCCTTTAGGAATTGCACTAGCAAAATCTTTTCCACCTTTTATTCCTTGAGAACGTTTAATGATTTCATCAAAAAATTCATCACCCTCTAAGTTGATTGCTTTTCTTCCTAATGCAATTCTTTTATCTAAAGATACCGAAGAATTTCTTCTAGGTAGTTCATTAACCTTTAAGTTATCTACAAAACTTTTTGCAGTTTTTCTATCAATACTATGCCTAGATACTAATTTGTTTTCTAATTGATCTTTGTATTCATCTCTTAGCCTACCTTGATAAAAGCTACTTGATGTAAATCTTTCTGAAGATGGACCACCCTTACCTAAAGCATCGAAGTCGTGTGCTAGTCTTGTTAAGTTGCTTGAATGTTGTGATTGTATTTTATTTATAGAATTATCTAAAATAGTTTTAGAATCAGTTCCAGTAAGTCCTTTAAGTTTTAGCCTAGTATGGTTTTGTTTTAAAGCTTCATCTAAGATATCTGGTTTATCTAAACTAAACTTTTTTGTTAGGTTACCTAAAGCTTGTTCTCTTGTTAGTTTTCCGGAAACAACATCATGTGCAACACCAAGCGCATGAAACTGGTTTTTAAATCCTTTAAAGCCAGAAGACATTCCTCTTAGGCCAGGAAAAGAATCTAAAACTCCAAAGCCATCATCAGACTCAGCTACAAAAAAAGATTTTGCTCCAGCTGTTAATGTTTTTAATTTACCAGCGTTTGCGTCAGAAGCTCTTCTGCTGGCATCTTGTGCACCGTGTCTAGCAGCTCTCCAAGCTTGCAAAAATTCAGGCTGAGATTTATCTGCTTCCTGAACTCCAGCAGCAAATGCTCCACTTGTTCTTGAAGAAAGTTTGATACCTTTATTCAACACATCTGAAGCATCGTGTCCAACTTCAGCAAGGAGTGATCTTAGATCAAATGCAAATGCTGCTGTCTTTTGTTTTATTGGACTTAAGGCACTCAAGTCATTCATAGAGCTGGCCAAAGTTGTTAGCGAACTCTTTCCAGCAGCTCCAGCAGCCCCTAAAGCCTCAAATGGCAAAATCATTGTAGCTACGTTGATTGTAGATGTTTTAACAAAATCAGTTAAAACGTCTGCTGGATTATACCAATTAACTTTCTTCTTATCTTGATTGTGGCCAAACAGAGGTTCAGTAACTGCTTTTTGTGTTACATATAGTGCTGGAAGTTCGTACGGCATTCTTCTGCCTGCTCGAACTAACTGCTTCTGGATTTGATCCCTCATCAAGAATGCTTCGCTTGATTCGCTACTTACGCCAGTTCCAGTAGTCTTCCTACCCTGTTCACTGAGGGGTGCAAAGAATTTTCTAGCACTCCTTCTTCCATCATACCCAGTGGTTAATTTTCCATCAACTTTTTCAACTAATCTAGAATAATCATCTACTCCACCAATTTGGCGATTTACGGATTCTAATTCATCAAGACCCTGTCTAAGGTCTAAGATTCCTTTTACCAGTCTAGTAGATGGTCTATCTAAATGGCCAGCTTTAATTGCTGCGTCAGAGGAATCTTGTAAAAACTTTCCTAGTCTTAGCCCACCTGATTTGGTTAATCTGGATGCTACAGTTGTAACTACCATTGCGGTAGCTGCAGAACCCAAGAACTTCATCATTGGGTGGCCATCAAGGGCCTTTGCTATCCTGCCACTGCCAGGACTTGGCGTCTCTGTTTCGCCTTCTTCGGAAGGTAGTTCACGAGAAGATACGCCATAACCTATGTTATGTATTGGCCCTCTATCTCTGAACACTTTTTTCTCCTAAGTTTACAAACTACCCATAAGTTTTTGGGCAATCGGATCGTTATAGCGTGCTTCGCCTTCTTTGCGTTTCGCATCGTGTTGAGCAGCTATCGCCTGCTGCTTCATCATCTCTTCTTCTGGATCAATGATGTCTAGTTTAATTTGCGTTGGCTCAATGCCATAAGTTGATTGCTGGATTTCTATAATTTTTTCAGCTAATGCAACTCTTTCTGCTAATTGAGAAAAAGTAAAATTATCTAAGTCTTCTGGGGTATATGTGTTAATAGTAGCGAGTACAAAGGCTTTCATCAATGATCTTACTTCGCCGGCCTCAGACCTCTTTTGGTCCATGATCCTTTTTGCTACACGGGCAGAAGCAAAGCCGGAAGCATCTAAAACTTCTTCAGATATTGCGCTTACAGCTCCTGCTGGAATTTTATCTATATTAAAATTCTCAGGATATACTACCGTTTTTTCTAGGATGAAATCCTCGGCATCGGCGGAAGAATAACCATCTGAATTTTGGTATTCTGATATTCTGTCGAACTCTCCAAAAGTTAATTCTCGAAAGAGAAGATCAATCCCCTTTACGCTAACGCTATAAAGGGGACCATATTTAATCTTTAATTCTACAAGAACTTCAGGATCTATCATTTAAAGCTGGCGCACCTCAAGTGCTACGAAACCAGATGCCTCAAGAATTTCTTGAGATAGAAGCGAAGGAATTCCAGCCATATCGTCTGCCATAGATACTTTAGTGTAGTCCGGGAATAGTAAGCAGATCTCTGTAATTGCTTCTTCGTTCCAAAGATTAGCTTCTGCAGTAGATAATTGACCAGCTTGGACAAGCTGCTCCATCTTCTTAACCAATTGCTTGTATTCGCTACGAGCCAAAGTTCTCCAAACAACATGCTTTTCAAAAGTTAAAGAAGTAACATATACATCGCCATGAAGTTCTTTCCATGCTTTAATCATGCCAGCAGTTGGGCCATTGTCCCAAATTTCTTCAGCGTCGTCTAAGTCTTCTACGGACTGAGGACCTAAGTCATCATTGATTTGATCGTCTAACATAGATGGGATTTCAGAAGTAGCAACCTCTTCAAGATTAAGCTCTTCAATAGTGTCTTCGTCTGCAGAGATGACTACCTTTTTTTCATTTGACATTTTTACTCCTTAAAAGTATGTTCTAGAATTATATCATAATACCATTAAAACTTTGCCTGAGCAAGTTATTAAGGTTGTGTGCCAGTTCCAGAAACTTGTACTCCAGCTGTGGTAGTTGAAGTTGTTGTCCCTGTAGTCGCAGTGTTTTCCGTTGCACTTGGCACAGTGGCTGACTTATCCATAAATGGCTTATCGCCTATGTCAGCATTGGAGAAGTAGAAGTCTCTAGCTATAAATTGATAATTTTCAACTAGGGGTTGGCCTCCACTTTGATAGGCGGTAGACATCGATACTAGTTGTACATTTTGTAAAACAATTTTCATTGGACTATTACTGGCACTAATAGAGCTTCTTTCATTGATGTCCGTAGCTAAAATTCTATCAGAATTTAATTGTTGATTAATTTCAGTACCAGATTTATAAGTTAAAATAGAATTAGATGTAATTCCTGTTTCTTCTACTCCATAAAATATAACTAAGTTAAATGGTGGATGAGCGCTAAAAATATTATGACCACCATCTTCATGATCCGCTATGCTCATTTGACCTGACCTATCAGAGGTTACTCTATCTAATTGAGTGCTAGTCCAATATTTATTTATATTTACTTCGTCAGCTTGAGATTCATTTGATGAGTTTAAAGAAGAAATTACGGAAGATGGTGGATTAGTTCCTGAACTTTCAGATCTTACCTTTGCAGCTTTTTCCAATAAGGAAGTCATCCTTCTTGGGTATCTAGAGTATATTGAAAATTCTCCAGTAATTAATCTAGTACCATTCATCATGGCATCGTAGTTATACGACCAAAAGCCATACAACGGTTGCTTTTCTTGCTTGACTACGTAGGCCATAGAGGCTATATCCATTTCGTCAGCTGGATCAAATAATCCATCTATAAATATTTTTACATCTTCTCCAGAAAAAAAATAATCATAATAATTATTGAAAGCTTCGTCTTGCCTAGCTCCACCCCATTGGAGATCTATTTCTTGATTTAATGGGTCAAAAAAACCATTTCCATTTCCTCCACTAATTGGAGTAGTCTTTAAATCATAAGGAAGGAATGAAGTAAATGGACGATACGGAGACCTATTTGTTGGAGCCATTAAAGCCTCGATATTCTTTGATTAATAAAGTTTTTATAAGCTGCCACGTTATCTCCAAAAAAATTAGTAGATATAGTTGTTTCAGCTGTCTGTTGAGCAACTAGTGCAGCATCGGGGTTGTCAGAATAAATATTTCTATCTTCTGCAGCATCTAATTGTAGCATAGGCTGAATACCTCTGGCCATATAGGTGTATGTTTGCTCTGTAATTAAGTCATCTACCGACATTGTTTGACCTTCGTCTACAATGGTTAATCCAAAAAGTTTCATTTTAGCAGCTAGGCCATATTCGTTAAAGAAAGTTAACACAACGTCAAATGGGGGCAGCATGTCTGCTAAAGGGGAGTAGTTTTTTTCAGCTAATGCTTTTTTGAACTCAGCAATTCTATAGAAAGCATATTCGTTAAATACAGTAAAAATTAAAGATCCAGCTATAGTTCTAGAGCCTTTGACAAATCCTCTAGCGTTTACATGGCCTAAAGTTCTTACCGGGGAGTTTTCTCTATGTATGGAATAAGATATTGTTTGAAGCTCGCCAAGTTCAATGAAGTCTCCAACCGAGCTAGAAGTATCGTCTCCAATTCTCGGGAGAACCATTGTAGCCTGAATGTCAACTCCAGCAAAGGACATATTGGAGAATGGATCGGGAAGACCCTTATCTCTTCTAACCGAAGATATCGTATTGTTGTAGTCAGATATTTGTCTTTTCTCTAGCTTAAGTTCATCAATATCTTTTCTCATTTATATCCTTAAAGTAAAAAGAGACGTGGAGGATAAAGCTCATCCTCCACGTCTCAAGATTTCTAATACTGCTATTTAATTATGGTCTGATAATCTCAGTGTTTAAACCGCTTGAGGTTACTGCATCTTGAGAGATTATATCAGAAAGGCTTCCGTTAAATCTTTGAAGTTGCGAGTTAGAGATGGTATACATTGGTCCGATTTCGCGGGCTACGTAAGTCATGGTTTCCTCAATTACGATGTCGTCCATTGAAGCTCCAGAACCTTCGTTCAAAAGCTCAACTCCATAAATTGATCTCACTGCACCTTGGCCATATTCGTTGGCAAAGGTTACTGTAATGTCAAATGGTGGAATTTGGTCAGCGTAGTATGGAACCTTGCTTACGACGTCTCTGCTCTGATCATCAAACTCAGCAATTCCTCTTCTGTGATTTGGATCACCTGGAAGAGTGTTGCTGGATCTTGTCCAGTATTTCATTTCCTGTGCAGTTCCATGATGCGATTCAAGCATCTGGTAGAGAGCTGGGCGGTCAAAGACTGTGAAAATCAATGAACCAGCAATACCTCTTTTGCCTCTAGAAAATGATCTTGGGTTTGGAGAACCCATTGTGTAGATTGGTGCTTTTTCTCTTGTTACTGAAAATGTAATACCTGAAAGAGCGCCAATCTCTTTCCCGCCAAAAGTGGCAACAATATCTGCACCAGAAAATGTGGTGTAAGTATTAAGGTATTTATTTACAGCTGAGTCGTAGTATTCGCCGTTATTTGGCATCTTTTACCCTCCTATAGGTGTATTTAATATATTATTATTAAAGGCTGACAGATATACTGACTTCGATGCTCTTAAGCTCGAAGGCAGGTGTCAGGACCAGGTCAATGATAGCCTTGTTCTGAGATGGGACGTAAGAGACCGTGAAGTCACTGTCCAACAAAGCACCGAGCTGTTGCATTCCGCGCAAGCCTGATGTAATGGCTGTTTCCATTGAGTTACGAACCTGCAATGTTGAAGGTTCGCCAACGAATTTTTGACATACTTGACGAACTACCATAGCAGCTTCGTTTACGATTCTTGAAGTAGAAATACGTGTGTAGTCTGATGTATCTGGTGCAAAAGAGCAACCCTCTGCAAAAATGGGCACTTTATTAAAGTTAAGAACTATAGCATTAACGCCCTTATCTACAACGCCAGTGTTAGTGTTGTTGGTAAGTGTGCTTCTAGTTGCGTTGTAACGAAGTCTAGTGACGTTATAAGCTGTCTTGTTGACAGGGCTTACGTAAGAAGCCATTCTGCTCAAAGCAGCTGCAAATGTCGTTGCTCCGTTAGCATATCCGTAGTCGGGATTGTTAGCTGATGCATATCCTACTGGCTTAAGCTCTGCAGCGATAACATAGACATAACGACCATTATCTTTCCAGATATAATCAGTGCCTGATTTTGCATTTCTGTCAGGAAGAGTTGCAAGAGACAAGTGTGTAGAAACATTGGCTGGAGTCATAACTTCACCGGTTCCAAGGTATGGCTTAAGCCCCAAGACTGCGAAACATGGGCTAGTATTTTCACTAATTTCTTTTACTTTAGCACCGATCAGGTAAGCCCAGTTCTTAGTATAGTCGGTTGTGTTGTTTGCATTGAATCCAAGTGCTTCATCATCGCCAGGGGTTGCTGGGTTGTTCCAGTCAGCAGCGTTTCCGCCTCTACCCCAAGGAACGATAATATCTGGCATAGAAGCTTCAGCAGCAGCAAATGCGTCATCAAACACATCAGTGCCACCTGAAGTTACAGTGCCTGCACCTTGATTCCAGGTAGTGTTGCTTGGAAGAGGAACCATGAAGATTCTATCTGCTCCAGCAGCTATAAGCTCAAGATATGCTCTATGAAGTTGAGATCCCTCACCAAAAGCGGTGACGACATCTTCTTCTCTAGTTACTTGCACAACGTCAAGATCGGCAACGTTGCCGGTCCCATCAGCCGTGCTGCGCTTAGCTATAACGCAGATTCTTGGACCAACAGGAGTATCCTGTCTTGATATGCTATAAAAGCTATCTTTAATTATTGTTTTTACGCCAGGTAGAGCCATTGAATTTCGAACCTCCGGTTTGCCTATATTAGGTCTGTTCCCAAACTATAGTAACGCACAACCTATAAAAACAACTACGTTTAATATTTTACTTGGATTTTATATAGCGTATGGAAAATTGCCAGAAGCGCTTGGAGTAGCACTATAAAGATCGACTATTTGAACTGGAGTATCGCTATAATCTGGAGTAGATTTATTAAAGAGTATTTCCTGTGGGGTTGTAATCAAACCTGCCTCATAAGACATCGCAGTTCTTACGTCTATGGCTACTTTTTCTATGACAGAAACAGATGTCTGGATTAACTTTTCTGTAGTCAACAAATAAGTAATTGTTCTTTTAATAATGTCTATATTAGATCTGGTTTCTTCAGAGTCCGCTAATCTTCTAGCATATACTAATTCTGAAGCACCAAGTCTCTTAAATACAGGAGTGTACTCTAGCATAAAATCTTCGAATACTTCAGCTAACGCATCAGCCACTTCGGCCCCTACGTATCGACCGTCATCTAAGTTTGAAGCAGAAGAAGCTCTATCCCCTTTGGTAACAACAGTAAATGAAACTACGTTTTGAAATCTTTGTCCAAATATCATGTGATCATTTTCAACAACTTGTCTACTTCTTGGCTTTGGTTCTACAGTGTGGGGTTTTCTAATTTCTAGACCATAGATTATTGAAGGGAAAGAGGCATAGGATCCGCTGTGATTGGGCTTGATTGGAATGTCGGGATGTATGTTCTCCCACAACAATTTTACTACAGCTATAAACTCAAGATAAGTTAAATTTCCAGCTGCTTGGAGTGGTGCCCCAAAAGCTCTGTTAATTGATACATCGTTAATTCTTGGTTCTGGAAAACCAAAAGCATTCTGCGCCATTCTATGCTCCTTGTCCTGAGGAAATACTAAAAGATATTTTTCTTAAACCTAAAGAAGAAGTTAAATTAATATCAAAATAAATCTTTCCTTTGACTAAAGAATCAGCGTATGCTTCTAATGCATAATCTCTAATTATATTGTTAGTTTTTAGAAATTGTAACATTTTCTTTACATCTTCAATTAATTTTTGAGCACTAAATCTACTAATTGAATTATCCCCAAGTGCTCTTATTTCATTTATCACCATTGATATAAGCCTCATTTGAGGAGCCTTTGCATAGGTAGAATTAGCTTTAGCCATAGTATGATCGTTAGTCAAATAAATTTCATAGGAGTTTCCTCTTCTGCTCCTATTATTGCGGATAATAGTATTAACACCCAATGCATCTAATCTGTCCACTTCAGCTTGACTTAAGTTAACTCCGCTCAAACCAAAAGCTGAAGGAATTTTTTTTCTTATTAAACTTTGATTTACTGCTGTTTCAGACAGCAAACCGGCTACAGAAGCAGCAGCGCTAGAGGTGTATGATATGTTTAAGAAATTATGATTGATAATAATCTCTCCGTATATTGGTATTACAAACTTACCCATATCTCCGGCTATTGAATTATCTGGGTTATACATAGTGTACTTATCAGTAAAATTAATATCTTCTTCAAAAACCTCTATATTGCTAGGACTTATGCCATCTGATCTAGACCCAATTACTCCTAACATAATTGCTCCAGTTTCATCATGAAAATTTTGACAATGTGTAGCTAGCTGAGTAACAAAATCTACATTCCCAGTGCCGATGATACTGGCCTCTAACGGAACTATTATGTCTATATTGTCGTATCTTTCTAAGGATGCGTAGGTATTTATTAATCTGTCATAATATTTTTGATAGAAATTCATCAATATAGGGGTAGCATCTTCATACGAATGAGTTGGGATAGGGTTTAATCTATCCCCCGTTATTGCAACGTATTCCTTCATTGGAGCGGCCGAGCATATGTATATGTCTCTTGCCCCACACGCGTACGCATCAAAAATTCCCCTTAGCAAAGGCGAATTAAAATCAGCTTTTAGAAGGTCAATTCCTTCTTGAATAGAACCAATTCTTACAGGTGCGTTTATTTCGATAGCATCTGAGTGACCTATCAAAAGAATAGAATTTGTTTTATATTGTTCTAGAGATTGAAAAGACGGACGGTAAGAAGTACTCAATTCCTTTGCCCCTCCAGCATAAGACCCAACTATATTCATGCTCCCTTGAGGGACTTGAAACTGAGCAGTATACTGAAAAATATTTGCACCGTCGTATGTGGTTGCTACTACTGAGTAATTACCTTGGAACAAATTTTGAGGTATTGTATAATGAAATATAAATTTAGTTAGATTATATGTAGAAATATTTTGCCCAGGTATATCACCATAATCACCATAGTAGAAAGTGTTATTGGAGCTTTTTTCAATATAATTACCAGCTGAATCTACATTTTGCTGGAAGTAAGAATATGGTCCATCTATGATTGCACCTGCTCCAAAATCACCTCTGTAAACAGAAACAATCACATCAGAAGGGGTTGCGCCTAAAGTTGGATCATAAAAATTACCATTTTGATTAAATATAAATTCAAAATTACCAGTTTGACCAGGTGATAAAATTAACATTAACTAGGTCTTTCCTTAGTGGCTCCAGCTATCCAGTATACTATCTTTCCAAATTTTCCGCGTACCGGAGCTGCAAAGTCTATATAATAAAGGTTTGCTCCGTTAATATTATTAGTTCCTTCTTCGTAAATTCTATCATTCTGCTTTGGATTTACGTCAGCTTCAAAATAGAAAACCAAGTCAATACCTGTAGTTATGCCTTCTATGTCTTCTCTTTGGAGTTGAGCCATAGCTTCATTGGAAGGAAAATAGTGCCTGGTAGTTACTTGTTCAAATGTTTCTGAGTATAAAAAATCATCATCTAATCTTCTTTGAATCAAAACATCATGACCGTATTCCCTTAAGATGCGTTTAATAGTTTTAGCAGGATCAATCATACTGCTTCAATCCCCTTGTCGGTATAGGTCCACCTTGGAAAGTGTCATTCATAACAGATCCATATTGATCTCTGCCAGGAAGATAAACTACAGCACCTGTTAATGGATAGATAACCGTTCCAGTTAAAGGATCAAAGTTGAGACCAGAAGCAGAAACCTTTTGACTTGGAAGTCCCTTTGGTATTACTGCACGCATACCTATTCTTGAAGCTGCAACTTCTTTTCTTAATGCTGCTGCTATTTGGCACCAAGTTACAGCATTTCCTCTATTGACACTTTGTCTTGGATTAGTTCTATTTGTAATACTCAAATCCGCCAACTTAAGGCTTAATTCATCGTCGCCACCATAGCCATAACTTCTACTTAACTCACAGCATGCGGAAGCCTTAATGTATTCAGATAATGTGAAATTAAGAGTAGAGCCATCATCTAATTCTTGAAGCCTAAACATTTGTTTTATTTCCATAGAGTAGTGATGTATTAACTCCCCAACCTCCAACAATGACGCATCTGGAAAAAAATACAATACTTCTTCAGGGTCTAAATACAATGGAGATATGTCTGCTGCAAATGATATAGTTTCATCCGCCTTTAGGGTTACCGAAGGCTTATATTTGCTATCAGTATCATTAACGTATAGGACTTGCTTAACTATAATTGTACTAGAATCTTCTAATATCCCTACGAATTCTACTGTATATTTACCTGGAGTAGTTGGAGTAAACTCAATATAATATTCATATCCGCTTACCTGAGTTAATGGATACTTAGCTGCATCGACTAGTGCGTTAAGATAGTCTTTTACACTTACCGTAACAGTAGCCGGACTTACGTTGACCTGCTCTCCAGTAACTGGATTATTATCTACAAATTTAACTTTAATTTGAACTTTATCATTAACTAAAACGCTGGTACTCATGTTTTCTCCATTTATCCGCCATAAAAATATAGTACTGGCAGTTGTGTGTTTATCCTAAAGTTGACTTTTAGGGAAGTAATTTTAATTAGATATTAAAATACTAGCTTCAGCGGTAGGGCCTATTACCAAGCTGGAAGACTGTATGATTGCTGATGCTTGGGCATTAGTGGCTTGTATTGTTACATACCCATTGGATACTGAATCTATTGTTATCATTCCAATGGTAGTGCTATTGCTATAGTCAGTGAGGCCATTTAAATATATATTAATATTATTTAAAATTAAAGGAATTGATATTCCGTGGAATCCTTATCTCTAAGGTACCTAAAAAACTATAACCAGGCTGCTCATAGCCTATTGCTTCGTTATACAGCATGTATTATATTACCTAACTAAAAACAGAGAACTATATTATTAGTAATCCATTATAGCCATTTTGACTACTTAATTAAAGGGAGTAATCTTTTAAAGATATCTTTTTTTGATAATCTTCTATTAGTTTGGGCATCCACGCTTTATGCCCATTTTCTTGCCCAACCACTTCTGGCTGATCAAAAGAAGTCCCATAGCAGGCAGTGCTCAAATAGGCATATCTTTCACCCTTGGTTACTGGAAGAACCTCATGTCTGCCAATATAGGACGAAGGATATATTGCTACAGAACCAGCTTTTGGTTTCCATACTGCGGGTATGTTAGGGAAGTGTAATTCTCCGCCAGTGTAATTGTTGTCATTTAACTGATTTTCTGTTTCTGTACAATTATTTAAATAAAGATTAATACTTGAGCTATTGTGCATTGAGCCTTGGTTTCCGGTTGGCTTACCCCATTCGTAAGGGACTTGATCATCACAATGTTGGCCTATGCCCTGCCCACTTTTATATCCTACTATGTGACCGTTTGGTCTCCACCAAGAAGTTCCTGCTGCGTCCGGAAAATAGCAGCAGTATTCTACAAGAGCATTATAGATCGCATCTTCTAGTGAATCTATAAAATCTATGTATCTTTGAGGAGCTTTAATACCTGACTGGTTACCTTTTGTGTCCAAAAATCTTTCAGGAGCTTTTTCTATATCAGATAAATTAAATTTAAAACCACTTTTATTAATGGCGTATTTAACTCCATTTTCTTCGTGATAAGTAAAAGTACTTTCTTGATTTTTGCGAATCCAGCTTATATATTCGGAAAGGAGATCTTGATCTATATTGATTAAATCTTCAATTATAACTACGCCCATGCCAATGTGTTTTGATTTCACGATGTTCCTTAGTAATTAGATTTAGTTATATAAAATTGAGGAGAATCTTCTTTGTATCCAGACTCTAGTAAGTGATTTTTTAAGTCTTCTCTTAGGGTTGGCATATAGACGTTAGTCGACTTTCGAGATAATTCTGGTTCTTTCAAAGGATCGGCAACGTACTCGTGAACTGCCGGGTTGGGAGTTCCCTGACTATACCATCCAAGATAGCTATATCTAAAGCCTTCTGTGACTGTTTTAACTTCATGTGCAGCCATATAGTTAGATGGGAAAAACATTATATCTCCCTTTTTGGGAGAGTAGTCTATGTCTAAGTAGTTAAAGAAATGATGGCCACCCATATAATTATTGCCATCTAATCCTTCTTTTGTGTCAACAGAGTCATTAAAGTAAACCAAGCTAGTAATTACATTTCTTAATGCTAATTGATCCTGTGGCTCTAGAACTCCATATATATAATCTCCACTAGTATCTGAATGAGAGCCAAGATGGACATCTTTTGGATACTGAAGAATATGACCCTTCACTTTCCACCATACGCACTTATAGGCTAAAGGGAATAATTCAAAGTACTGAAGAAGGCATTTGTCTTTTGATGATTCTATAAAAGAAAAAATACTACGAAGATCATCATTGTCCTTATAGTGAATTGCGCTTGCTCTCTTCGGCATTATATCGATACTATGCTTATGGAAGAAGTAACCGCTTTTATTTACATATATTTCTTCATTCGTTTCAGGGTTAACTCCGGGAGAATACATTTCGCTCCACTCTTCCTGAATTAAATCATCAGATCTTTTTAGTAAATTATCCCAATCTAAATCTAAACAGGCTTCAAAAAGTACTACTCCACCACCTAAGTGTTTAGGATCTACTTTGTTAAAAATCATACTTTACCTATTTCTCTATTAGTGTCATTACTAGTCATTGCCCTATTTGCTGCTTCAGTTAATAGCGAAAGTGATTTTTCATCTGTATTATGATGTCTTTTTTCTATAGATTTTAGATAATCTTCTACGATATTTGGCATCCATACTTGTCCACTATCTATAACCTTTGAAGGTTGTCTTATGTTAATGCCCTTTTCTATATGGTTAGAGCCTTGTGCAAAATACCCGACATAGGCATATCTTTCACCTTCTTTGCATTCTGATACCATATGGGTTCCTAGGTAGTTGGAGGGAAACAATAATACGTCTCCAGCTTTTGGAGAATAAGTAAAGTCTGCGTAGGAAAACGCTATTTCTCCGCCTACATAATCATTTTTATTTTTCATCTGATCCAAAGAAGATACGGAGTTATTGAAATAAATTAATCCACCTAAAACATTTCTTATAGCAAGTTGCTGATCTGGTTCTGCTCCTGGTTGATAGTTAATATCATTGTCGCAATGTTTTCCAAATCTTCCGCCTTTTCCATATCCAACTATATGGCCTTGCGTTCTCCACCATAAGCAGGGCAGCATCATAGGATAAAATTCTACATATCGAAGCATGCACTGATATAACACATCTTCGCAAGCTTGAAAAAAGTTATGATATTCTTTATCAGAGGTATCATCAAGAAAATTCATTATATGATTACAAGCTATTTCCATCGACTCTAATGAATATCTATGGCCACTTCTGTTGATACCATAAATTGGATTACCTAATTCATCGTTAATTATAGTAAAATCATCCTTCAAAGCCTTAAGTCTTAGCGATCTTGCAAAGTCTAATATATACTCATGGTCTTCCATCGGAATTACGTTCTTAAAAAGAACAATTCCCATTTTGTGCACTTCTATATTTTCTTCTTTAATTTCAAACATTTGGCCCTAAACTGCCTTTGACAACTTGACTGTATAATTTAATTGTTAACACCTGGAGAAATATATATATCCATTTTAAGTTCTGGATTTGTCAACATTGACTTTCTGATTATATCAGTAATGCTATTGTTTACTCCCTCGTATTTCAAACCATGAGCTATCATAGATATTTCTGCCAAATCTACAGTTTTTATATCTAAACTATTTTCTATGCAAAATTTATACATCATCAATTCAAAAAAATTATTTTCTTTATCTATAAATGATTGAGGGATCGATGTACCTAGTGGATGAATTGAAGATAAAGATCCTAAAGTTCTATATCTTAAATTTGAGATAAACCAATTTTTAAAATTAGAAGGAAGAATTTGATCTTCTTCTATTTTTCTTCTTGGATCAGGATCGTTGCTTAGGTATCTCTCTAGCACGGTGGGAAAACTAAAATTTTCTATTTCAGAAATAATTTCTTCTGAAAAATCAAGGTCTATCATTGCCTGATTGCATTTTATTGGAAGTGATCCTGTATTATGCCATGGCTCGTTAGCACACTTGGCCCATTGGTATGCTGACTTCAAAGCTCCGAACAAGGTCCTATTTACACCCGTGCAACCCAGCCAATTCAAGTAAGCTTCATCCGGCATGTCTTTGCATTTAAGCTTAACTATGTGCATGTTGCCAACTGAATTAATAATAGAAACAAAAGATAATATATTGTCACTACCAAAGTATGCTGCATCGAGGAGAGCATCTTCTAAGCCTTCAATCATATCATGAAAACCTAGAACTCCAAATTCCTCTAAGTCACATCTTCTAGCTTGCAACCCAATAAAATTATCTTTAAAAGCTGGATCATTCAATAACGTTTCGTAGTTTTCCACAATTTTTGCAACAGAGTTCAATAAAACAAACACAGTTTTATCTTTTTGATAATCGCCATTTATTACATCTATTACCCATTCGTAATATTGATGACTGATTTTTTCAGTTTTATTATCCGATACAACATAGTATGTAAAGTTATCTTTATAAATTCCCATGTCGTAAAAACATATTAGTGTTTGGTCACCAACATCATATAGATCGTAGCCGATATATTCAATAAAACCACTTGGATAAAGAAGGTTTATTTTAAAATCTTCCTTAATACTAGTTAAGGCGTAACCAGCATAGTTGCTGGGATTATATTCTTCGTGTGTCTTGATCTGCATCTTGACTCCTAGTTACAGTGAAGATATTTTATTGTCTATATCTTTTATCTTACAGATTATATCATAGATATCTTTTTGAGCCGTGCTGTTTTCGGCGGGTATGAAACTATCTTCATCAAACTCTTCCGGGTCTATCTCTAATATAGATAGCCTTAAGATTAAAGCTCTTTCAAATTCTATTTTTACAGATTCATACGCTTCTTTTTTCTGTTCAGAAGATAAACTAAATCGCATGCTTATACTTCTAAACTTGCAATTTCCTGCTTGATTAAACGAATAGCATCTAACTCTTTTTTTAATTTATTACGAAAAGCTTTAGTTTCAAAATCATCTTCATTAATCAATGGGTCTTCTTCTTCAAAGCTATCTTCATCAAATGTCATTGGGTCAATCGCTAGTTGTATAAGAAGGTGATAAACATTTTTTTCATATTTTGGGATAACTTCTTCTAAAATTTGTATTTTTTCGCTTTTAGGTACATTATTAAAGAGCATAAGCGTTCCTTCGGATTCTGGGCATATAGTATATATAGTACTAAAATTTTTGTAATTGTACTATTTTTAGACAATATCTGAATTTAACCCAGTAAGTTTTAAAAGCCCATCGTGCTTTGGGCCAATTTGGTTGCCATTTTCATCTAACCCACTCCTAATCCCATTCATCCAGGTCCAAGGCTGCTCATGAAGTTTTTTCATTTTTGCGTCACCATATGATTGGCGTTTTGCCATTAACTCTGGTTTATCCCAAAGGTTTTCAACTGCTATTTCTGTATTCCCCAAAAGATTGTTGTCGTAGATATTAAAAAACATAAACGGCATTCCGGCTTCAAATTTAACTGGTTCGCCAATTTTAGTAATTTTCCAGTTCATATTAAATTCATCTGGCCACCAAGAACTTGGTATGGTAGCAGACAACGGTACTGCTCCATCTATAAAGTAATTTGGGGATCCTGTTATCCAAGTATCATAACCTTCTTCGGTATTAATTGCCCATCCTGTTGCAAAAGAAACGATACCAATTATAGAAGGAATTACCACAGGTCTTCCGTTTAAAAATTCTCCCTCTAGTATTCTAGGGGTAGTGTTGCCTCCATCCCACTGAACTACAACATCCTGCTGCAGGACAAGCTCCCATCCGTTTACATTTGCAGCTGACATGGGCAAGCACTTGTATGCATGCTTATTATACGTCTCGTCCATCCAATCTCTCTTAAGTCTAGACTGTTGTATGTTTGGTGGATTTTGATGAGTCTTAGTTAGAGTTATCTTCGTCATATTGTTCTTTTATAAATTGCTCTATAGCTTTTTTGATATTTTGTAAAGCTTGTTCTGGAGAATGACTTGTTTCTCCACTATTATAACCCATGTCCAATAAGTCAGAGTTACAAAACCTTATATATTTAGACCCATCTTTAGAAACAATAAACTTTTCAAAATTTCCATGAATTTGATTTTTATTCTTTTGAAACTGTGCAAAAAGTGGATGCATATCTCCTTTTGGTTCATAATATTGGATATCTGCTTTACCGTTTTCTTCCTTGATTCTTTTATGCTCTTCTGAATCAATAAATGGATCTAAGATATTTACCATCTCAGAAAATGGAAGATCTGTATTATAGAGATTTTTCATGTGTTCTCTCATATTCTCAGCACTGGTGTTAGAGTTTGCAAATTCGCCGTAAGCGTCTTGGCAGAAATCTGTGCTCGGGATTGCTAAAACTTCAAATCCTAAGTCTTTGTATTCATCATATATATTTTGAATAATTGTATACTGAGGAGAGTTTGCGCATTCTCCAGTTACATTAAATAACATAGAAACTTTACCCTTTAGGCTTTTGAGAACGCCGTCTTCTCCATCTATAGATTTAAGTGGGAAATCGTATATGTTATTTTCAACATATTCTACATTTGATTGTTCTACATTTTTATCCATTTTAATCAGCTTTCGATAAAACCGGCAGTGATAATATCCCAATTCCAGAAACTGGCGTATTTGCTTGACCTATTTCATTATAATTAAACATTGTTACAGCACTATATTTTATGCCGTTAATTACTTCCTTAGAGCCATGTGCGTATATGTATGTGGATGGGAAAAATAATACATCTCCTTTTTGCGGTTTAAATGTAAGATTTAAGTAAGGAAACCATAACTCCCCTCCATCATAGTCATCATTAAACCAGCCAACAGAAGAAAGAGTGCAAAAATAAGAAAATCCAGAATCAGTATGAACGTTAAAGTGTTGCCCTGGATTGTACTTAACAAAATTAATAGATTCCATAAATTCCATTTTAAAATTATATCTAGCTTCATAGTCGGCTAAACACTTGCTTAAAACTGAATTATAATCATCGTAAATATTCTTAATGTCAGATAGGTCCTCGGTTAAATGATCCCAATGAGCTGGTCCCACCTTGAGATCTGAGCAGTCTCTGTATTCTGGCATGCTAGTATTATGTCCTACCATCGCTTCATTCCACTTAAAATAATCATGCTTACTATCTTTTAATACTATCTCTAATCTTTCTGGAATATTGGAATCTACAGGGATAGCATCTCTGTAGAGTATTATTCCAAGTTTAGGATCTTCTACGTTATAAATTTCCATTTTTTCCTTAGGGGTAATTATTTTTTGGTTATGCTACAATATAGCATAGGGCAATAGTCAAATCAAATTGCCGGAATAAAGGGCATAGATATGGAACAATCACTCGTTAAGCCAGGTCATTTTGGTGATTCTGTTAGCAATATAAAAATATTTAATAATTTCATAGAGCTAGATGATCTTAAGATAATTCAAAAGTTTCTTCCAACTATTAATGAATGGATGGATTCTGGAGAAAACCAATATGCGGAAGATGGAACATGCATTTATGACTCTTCCTATTGGGCTAACAGACAGTGTAGCTGGGATATTTTACAACGAATTAATATAGATGTTTTTAACATAATAGATAAATATATTGGAAAAATGAAAGCTTGTTTAGAAGATTGTTTTAACGTAAATCTTTCTGCTAGGCCGCCAGTTATTATTAAATGGAGAACTGGTATGGAACAAAGACCTCATGCCGACAAGCAGATGAATGATGGGAGACCTAATCCTTTCCCAACATATGATATAAATTCATTATTTTATTATAATGATGATTTTAAAGGTGGAGAATTATATTACCCTGATTATGACTTAGTAGTTAAGCCTAAGCCGGGTTTGGCAGTCGCTCATCCTGGTGATATAAATTATCTTCATGGAGTAAAGCCAATTCTGTCTGGAGAAAGATACACCACAACTTCATTCTATACTATTACCGAATTAAGATAAAATGAACAGTATAATAACCAATTCTTCTTTAAAAGATATTAAATCCAATATAGATGAGTATATAAAGTTATTCTTAGAAAATGGTTTACTTATATTCCCTAGAATAAACTTATACGATAGGGAACAATTGGACTTTATGCATTTGTTCGGCCAAAAGCTAAACTGGGGTTATATTGATAAGTCTTATACGGAAGATCATATGGTGACTTTTGAAATGATTAAAGATGACGAACGTTCTGCTGATGATCTTTTTATAGGCTGGCATTTAGAGCACGTAGAGAGACCTAGACCTCAAGTAGCAGCTTCATGGAATATGGATAAATTTACTTGCTCTAATGAATTTGGCGCAACAGGTTTTATTGATTCTTCTGCCCTGTATTATAGGTTGAATGATGACTGGCAAGCATTTTTGGACAATTGTTTTATAAAAAATCCATATAGCTTAAATACAGAAAGACCTTGTGTTATCTCTCATTCTAATAATGGTAAAAAAATACTAAGACTAGATCCATACCCTGGCGATGAAATACTTTGTAGAGTTGGGATAAGTGAACCTTCTAGTTTGGACATTAAATTATATCAAGAAATTACTCAATGGGTTTCTAAAGAAATTGTAGAAAAACAACAAGATTCTTTTTGGTGGAATTGGAGTGAAGGAGATTTTATCTTAATAGACTTATCTAGAATGGTTCATGCAGTTAAAGGAGGATTTTTGCCTGAAGAAAGATCTTTTAGTAGACATTGGGCCTATCAAGATAAGGTCGACTATAAACTATATTCTAAGCCAATGTTTCATAAGGGAGCTAGTCTTGGATAAGATTTATATTACTAAAAATATTATAGAAAAAAAAGATTTAGAACAAATTATAATATACTTAAAAAATACTCCAGTTATGATTGATAAATCTGGATATTCTCCGTTTGGAGCATATGCGGGTTACGGTGACCCAACTTTGCCTAACTTACTAAGTAAATACCATGATACTTTAAAGATAATTATAGAAACTTCTTTTGATTGTAGAGTTTATGACGAAGAAGTAGTTAGTGTAGTCGAAATGAAAACTGGGGATTTAATGCCAGTTCATTTAGATCATGGGCCTGCTCAAAATAAAAATGTTGTATTCAAGACTGGAGCTGGATATCCAACTAGAGATCTTAGTTCGGTACTCTACTACAATGATGATTACGAAGGTGGAGAGATTTACTTTCCTGAGCAAGATTTATTAATTAAACCAGAACCTGGAATGTTTATATGCTTTCCAGCTAAAGATGGATTCCCGCATCAAGTCAAGGAAATCAAAAGTGGATACCGTTGGTGCTCTACTAACTTTTGGTGTATTAAAAAAGATTAAGCTTGCAAGTCACCTAATGCAACCCAGGTATCTGTAGCTCTTTTTATTAAAGTAACAGAAGACCACTGTGCTCTAAGCTTAAGTCCTGGGGTAGCGTTTATTGTTACTCCACCAGTTGCGGTAATTGTAGTCATTCCTGCTCCTGTTTGAAGTATTGTTATTTGCGTTCCAACGGGAAAAGCTACAGAAGAGTTTAAAGGAACAGTTAAGGTATTAGCTGAAGCATTACTCACTTCTACTAGTTTATCTTTATCCGCCAAGACCAGTGTATAGCTAGCTACCTGAGCGTTAGTTACGACATTGGAAGAAGCAAAGTCTAATGATATTGTTCCATTGCCTACTCTTATTTTTTTATTTGTAGAATCCCAAAAAATTCTAGCATCAGTTGTTGATGCACTTGTTGAAAGAGTAAGGAACGGTGTGTCAACTGCTGGACTGGTGAGAGTCTTGTTGGTTAGAATTTCCATTCCGTCAAGAGTCGAGAGAGTGCCAGTCGTTGGAAGAGTTACAGATGTTGTAGCAGTTGCCGTTAATGTAGTTGCAAATGCACCTGACGTAGTAAAATTTCCACCAAAGGTAAGAGTTTTATTTCCATTTACTACTAGATTATTATTTATTGTCGTTGTTCCAGTTGCGGCACCAATGTTCAATGTTGTTGCTGCTCCAGCAAAGTTTATAGTTGTTTGACCAACGTTCAGCAAGGTGAAGGTAGAACTTAGGCTATTTAACGAGGTTTCAATAGCTGGACTTGTTAAAGTTTTATTAGTAAAAGTTTCAGTTCCTGCGAGTGTTGCTAATGTACCGGTCTCTGGCAGTGTTATGCTAGTGTTGTCTGTAGTTGCAAGTGTGGTTGAATAAGCACCGTCTTCTGTAGTAATTGTAAAGTTTCCGCCAAGAGTAATAGTTTTATCATAATTGACCCAATTGGTTCCATTGTATCTTAGCATTTGACCAATTGATGATGATGTTATTACGGTGTCGGAAAGATCATTTAATACTGCTGAACCAATACTTCCAGTCGGACCAGTCGGACCAGTAATACCAACCTCGCCCTGCAAACCCGCAAGGGAGACAGAGGCAGAGCTAAAAGAACCTTCACCTGCTTCATAGTCAGAGTAAACACTGAAACTAGTATCTTGAACAAGGGCTGTAATTTCACCGGTAATATATCCTGCTGCTGCATTAACTTTTACGTGATTACCTAAAGCAAAAGCTCCAGTGTTAGCGGAAGTGAATACATAGGTAGTGCCAATAGTTCCATCAATGGAAGTTGCACATGATGCAGTAACTCCAGCATAAGCGCGTCCTGTAGAACCTGTTGGGCCTGTGGGTCCTGTATCTCCAGTTAACCCAGTTGGTCCTGTAGGACCTTCTGCCCCAGTAGGACCTGGTGCTCCTTCTGCTCCAGCAGCTCCTGGTGCACCTTCAGCACCAGTAGGACCAGTTGGTCCTGTAGGACCTTCTGCCCCAGTTGGACCTGGTGCTCCTTCTGCTCCAGCAGCTCCTGGTGCACCTTCAGCACCAGTAGGACCAGTTGGTCCTGTAGGACCTTCTGCCCCAGTTGGCCCCGTAGGACCGACCTCAAGGCCTGCTACGGCTATATAAACCGACACCCTGACTGAACTAGAAGCTGGGGGAGAATCAAAATAAACCGTAATAGTATTACTAGATGTAGCTTCCCAGGAAGTTAAAATTAAACCATACGGAGAAGCAGCTTCCCTAACAGTTACACTTACATCTCTGCTTCCAAAATTATGAGTGACAACAAACGAAGTATTAGTTCCATCGCCTACAGTTGTATTATAAACTGTGCCAGCTAAACTAACGGCACTAGTAAACTCAACAATAGCATTGGAGCTATTCTTGTAGAATATTTTTCCATCTGCGTAGTTTAGCGCCAGCTCACCATGATCCAGGGTTGTTGGAGCTTGAGTTGGAGTTGCTGATCTTTTTATTTTAATAGTGTTAGCCATAGTGAATATCTTTTACTTGAAAAGCGGAGGGCCAAAGAATGGAGGAAAGTATGGGGGGAAATACGGAGGAAAGTATGGAGGGAAATATGGAGGGAAATACGGAGGGAAATACGGAGGGAAGTATGGTGGGAAGTAGGGAGGGAAGTATGGAGGAAAGTAGGGAGGAAAGTAGGGAGAATACTTAGTATAAGCTACATCTTCTTTTCTTGGATAAACCGTATTAGCTGCAGGGGATTCAGATATAATCTCATCTAGCCTAGTTAAGTTGCCACCAGAAGGATCGTTTAGGTTAGTATTTGATACAACTCCGTACGTCAAAACCTGCTGCTGTGAGCTTAGGATCGGCAACGACTGGCTTATCTCCAACTATGTTGGGTACGTTATTTTTTCTTGGCCCTGATGAATTTCCACTACTAATAGCCATAATTTAACCTGTTGACAAATAATATATTATATTGACTTGCCATTTTTACTCCATAGATAAAGTTTCAGTTAATTATAGTCCTAGAACGTTCCACCGTCAAGTATATAGTTACCAGCAGCTACGTCAGCTAAAACAGAGCTATAAGCCTGTACATTGGTCCCAATGGCCAATCCAAGGGCTGTACGAGCATCTCCAGCATTTGCTGAGCCGGTACCACCGTTAGCAATAGCTATTGACGTACCAGTCCAAGTACCAGTGGTAATTGTTCCAAGGGTTGTAATGCTGTCATCACCAGTATACGTACCACCAGCCACTGCAGCGAGTGTAGAGTTGTAGGCCTGTACGTTAGTGCCAATTGCTAATCCAAGAGCCGTACGAGCTGCTCCAGCGTCTGTAGAGCCGGTTCCACCGTTAGCTATGGCTATTGCGGTACCATTCCATACACCAGTTGCAATTGTTCCAACTGAAGTAAGGCTTGATGCGGTTACCCCTGAACCAAGAGTAGTGGCGTTAAGTACGGAAGTTCCTGCGATTAACAATGACTTGCCAGTTAGAAGGTTGAGATTCTCAGATGAAGTCCATGCGTCAGTTGCATCAATCCAGTTAAAGGTCTTGTCCGTATCGCCCTTAAGGGTAATACCGCCACCGTCTGCACCTGCATCTGTTGGAGAGGCACTTGAACCAAGCTCAAGGTTCTTGTCATCAACACTTACAGTAGTTGAGTTAATTGTAGTTGTTGTACCGTTGACTGTCAGATCACCTGAAAGGGTAAGAGATGTACCAGTAGCAGCACCAATGTTTGGCGTTACAAGTGTTGGCGTATTAGCGAATACTAATGCACCAGTACCAGTTTCATCCGAAAGGACTCCAGCAAGTTCTGATGAAGAAGTGGCTGCAAAATCCGAAAGCTTATTGTTAGTAAGTGCTACTGTACCAGTTGCATCTGGAAGTGTGATTGTTCTATCTGCGGTTGGATCTGTGACAGCAAGTGTTGTCTCATGGGCATCAGCTGTCGCACCTTCAAAAACCACCGAACCATCATTAAATACTGCTCCAGTAATTACTGGACTAGTAAGCGTCTTGTTGGTTAGAGTTTGAGTGTTTGTGGTTCCAACTACTGCACCAGTTGCACCATGTGCTTCTGTTGCAGATGTATGAGTCGTTAAGTTTCCTGCGACTGTTGAAGCTGAACCATACGCGTCGTAAGTATTTGCTGTTACTGAAATTGCACCTGTTCCATCAGTGTAGGTAAGACCTGTGCCAACTGCATTTCCAACTGCATCTTGAGCAGCTTCATTGAAGTCTGTAACTGCACTTGCTGGAATAGCAATTGTTGCTGTTCCAGCTGCTGTCAAACGACCCTGAGCATCAACCGTAAAGGTTGAAACAGCTGTAGCTGAACCAAATGAACCCGCTGTTACTGCGGTGTTATCAAGATCCAAAGTAAGAGTGTCGGTTGCAGAAGCTGTCGACGTTAGGCCTGTACCACCAACTATAACAAATGTATCTCCACCAGAAATGGTTAGATTGTCACCACTATCTGCGTCTACTGTAAATGAAGTAGATATAGAAGCTGTTCCAGCTGCTGTCAAACGACCTTGAGCATCAACCGTAAAGGTTGGGATTGCGCTAGCTGAGCCATAAGAACCAGCTGTAACGGCAGTGTTGTCAAGGTTAACCGTAACGGTATCTGTTGCTGAAACAACTGAGCTTAAACCTGTGCCACCAGAAACTGTTAACGTATTGCCATTGGCAATTGTTTCAGTAGTTCCAGTGTCTCCAGCAAAAGATAGCCCAGTAAATGAGCCACTTGCGCTAACTGCTGAGTCTACATATGCAGTAGTTGCTACTGAAGTAGAGTTATTATTAGCAGACTTTGTTGTTGCTGTTGCAGAAGCACCAAGTGCAATAGTTCCTGAGAATGTTTTATTACCAGTGATCGTTTGAGTGCCGGAAAGACCTACATAAGCACCTGAGCCACCGATAGCTTCAACCGTGGTGGCCGTACCCCCTAAACCGCCTGCGCCTTTACCATAGTAAAGAACATCATCAACTTCGTTGTACGCAAGTTCAGCATTAGCGAGTGATCCTGGTGCACCAGCATTACCTGACGCTCTTCTTTTGATCCTGATTGTATTTGCCATTTTAGAAATTTCCCCCATCGGTTAGATTAGTTTCAACGTAATTGACCCATTTTGAGCCGTTGTATCTTAGTACATTGCCCGCTGCAACAGAAGTAATAGTAACGTCGTTTAACCCATTTAAAGCTTCCGAAGCTGCCATTCTATCTTTTATTGTTAAATAGTTACCAGATGGGTTAAGTCCCAATATAGTTTGAACAGCCTCCATAGCATCATTAAGGTTGGCGTGCTGTTCAGCATGGGGTACTACTGTAGAGTTTAAGTTATCTGTTGCAGTAGGATTTATTAAAATATCTAGAGAGTTAGGATAATTAGTGGCCATTTTACACTCCTATATTGATAATATTTTTGTTGAATTATTTTCCCAAACTATAGTTAAACTAGAGCCTATAGGTGAACCTACGAATGGTAAATTAAATCCAGTATCTATATAAAATAGTAGCCTAGAAGTAGCCGGATTACCAGAAGATTGAAATAAAATTATTGCATTGAATGTAGTATTAGCTTCTAGGTAAATTGATATGTCCTGAGCATCTATTACCCCAAGGGTGTTTGTTACTCCAGTAATAGCAGCACTGGTGGCAACTATGGCACTATTATTGATCCCTGAAAGAAACTCATCTGACGATTCCGCTGCTGTATAATTTGCAGTATTTACAAATAGTAGTTTAAATTGATTAGAAGAAAAATTTATTTGTCCATTTAATATTGCTTCTTTTGCTTTTTTGTAAACAAAATTAGACATATTAAATACCTATATCTTTAGATATTATAATCCTATATTTATAGCCAGTTTCATAATATTCTTTGTCGCTTGGATAGAACACAGGAGTAGCATCTGTAGAAGGCATATCTAAATACACTTCTGGCTCCCAGGAATGAATTGAGACATTAGCTGAAACTGTTTCCCATCTAGATGGTATTCTTTGAATTTTTTTTCTTTGTACTTTAAAGTAATCATTATTAAGAAAGTTAGAAGCTGGGCGAGCGTTAAAGGTAATTGTGACTCTGCCGTTGTTATGGGAGTTGTCTATATAAAATGAACCATTTTCTGGATCTATTGATTTTATAAAAAAATTGGGATTCTTAGCAATAATTTGAACTGTAGAAAAAGCATCTATTCTTAAAGATTTATCTTCAATTAAAATCTCTTCATAATCAGGTTCTTGGAATGAAGTTATATTAGCTATTACCGTAGATGGAGTAGCATCGTCATTCTTTGTAAAGACTATACTTTCTGATGGTATCTTTTCGTTTACGGCATCAAAGAGATTGGTTACTTTTATCTTATATTCTTTATTAGCAGTTAACTGCTGGTCCCAAAATAATCTTAATGTTCTAGAGATCTGATTATAATCAGTAATTGTATTGATAGGGGCAAATGGACTATTGACAACAATTGGAGTTGCGTCAGTGCTTTCTACCGTAAAGTTTGGATTAATTAGAGTACTGATTTTAACAGTTCTACCAAACTTAATTATTACTACGTCAGCGTCTACACTAGCGTGCTCTATTAAATATAGTGCCACATTATCTCCTTATTTGCCTATACATTTAGTAACCTTGTTTGGAAAAAGAACAAGGGACGGTAGTTACCTACCGTCCCAAATCCCTTAGGTTTAGTCACCAAAGTGACCGCAACTATAATTGTCCTAAGATTAGGCTGTTTCGTTAGTAACGAGAACCTCGTAGTTACGGCTGAGGTTAACGTTCTTAGCAACAGTGATACCCTCACCATCGCCAAGCATTACGATGTCGTAGCGCTCTTTCATCTTCAATTGACGGATGTCACGTGAAGGATCATCGAACTGGTCGGTGGACATATCGTCCTTGACCAACAATGAACCAACTTCGTTTCTATCAATCAAGAAGAGGTCAGACTTAGCTGCCGTAGCACCGCTCTTGGCTGTGAAGCTTACGAATGGTGAGACAAGGACATTAAGGCCCATAGGTGCAGTTGCGTTAAGTGCGCCATCTGCATTTGATGGACGGTAGCCCCAACTTGTATTGACTGCAGATGCTGCTCCACCGTAGTGGAAGATTGCATCTTTAAGGAATACTGACCACATCAATGGGTGAAGGATGAAGTCGGTTGGAACATGCTTTTCTGCCATGAGAACTGCTGCCATGTCGACGATATCGTCCCACGTGATGGTGTCATTGAAGGCACCGGTAATGTCACGACCAGTTGTGTCATCGTATGAACCACTGTCATTGTCGAAGACAATAGTTGCGGCGTCTTTGAAACGACTTAGTGCGATCTGCTCTTTCAAGCGAGCCATTGCACGACCTGCTGCGCGGACGTGAAGACCAACGATGTCCCAAAGGGAGTCAGCGATGACTTCCTCTGTAAAGGAGAGCTTAACGCCCTTCTTCGACACTTTGCCTTCAATCTGCTTCGCAAATGCGAGTGACTGCTCTGGGTACTCTTGTCCTTCAGGGATCTCTGCTGCTTGGATTGCATTAACTGCTGGGAATTCTAATGAACGGCCCTTTCCAAGGCGAACAGTAGAAAGTAAGGGTGTGATCAACAATTGTGGCTCTGCAGCCTCTCTTAGAGTGCGAGAGATAACTTTAGGGAAAAGTGCTGCTGCATCTGGTGATGCAAAAGCTTCCTTGACAGTAACTCTGTTGTCTTCGTCGATGTACCCATCCTCTGATAATGCGGTTTCCCAAGCTGGGAGGCCGGAAAGGAGTTCTTGGATTGTTTTACTCATCTTAGGGTTTTCCTTCTTTTCTTTTTATAAGGTTAGGTTGACGCGGAATGCGCCAATGACATTGTTTACATCCAGGTTTGAACGGATGCCCAACTTGCCGTTGAATGGACCACTTTGCGTGATTTCAAAAACGGTTTTGAGAGCGCCCGGATCTGAAGGCAACTGCATGTAGGAGAGGAGGCCGTCATCAAAATTGGTGGCGAACTTCTCTACTTCAATTACCTTACCAACTTGCAACCATGGGTATGATCCACAGTCAGCAGCTGATAATGCTCTTGGGCGACCCATAAAGTCTGGAGCGATTAATGAACCGACTGTTACGTCGTTGTTAATGCCATTGACCATTGGGTACTCTACGTATCCATGAGTGATGAAACCAGCACCCTGTGAAGTGCCCTTGTCAAAAGGACGGTAGAGATCGTATTGTGCAACGCCGACTGGAACGCTTCTTACTGCTACTTCAATGCTGTCAGTAGCGCCTGAGCTGTACGCAGGGGTTGCACCTGTAAGTGGAGACCATGAGTCTGGCATGTTGTCGCCCCAGGTTACTGCAGAGCCAGAACCATTAGCTGGAACTACTCTTGCATCACCATTAGCGTCAGCAATAACTGAAATGATTGTACCCTTAGGGATTACAATTTCAAAACGATCATCTTCACTGTCTGAATAAAAGGTCGGGAGACCTGGGTGTGTTAGGAGGTAAGCTGCTGGAGCGATACCCTCTGAGACTACTAAACGGCCTGTGCCGGTCTTAGTCCCTACTTTACGAAATTTTGCTAAACTCATTTAAATTTCTCCTTAGATTATGATTAAAGTTTACGGCGGCCCATTAAGGCATCTACAAATAACTGCTCTGGAGTATTTGTCACTTTTTCTTCGACTACTTCTTCTTCTCCGTTAATGGTGATGACGTTTTCTTCACCCTCAATAACTTCGATTTCTGAATTCATCTCTAACATCATTCCAGCTATTTTCTTGGTAGCTGGCATTTTTGCCAGATCTCTCAGAGAGTCGGCAAGAGATGAAGCCGAACGGCTAACATGTTCCTGAATAAGAGACTCTCTAATTTCTTGTGATTCAACTCCAGCTGCAATCTTTGCGTCTACAACTCTTTCAACAAGAGTTCTATGTAATGCATTTTTGAGCTTCTGGTTTTCTTCTTCAAGAGATTGAAGCTTGCTAGCATTAACATTTTCCTCAGAGGCGCTTTCGTTGCCAGTGAGCTCTGCTTTTGCTACTTCTATTTCTTGATCTTCTTTTGAAACTTCAGGATTAGCTGAATCAACTACAACGAGTTCTTCTGCTGATTCTGAAACTTCTTCAGACTTTGCTATTCTCCATGATTCATCAGCTGGTTCTCCAGCTTCCATCTTGAGGAAAGACTTTAACTGCCATAGCCACTTTTTATGCTGGCCATCTTGTTCGGTCAAGATATCGGCAGTTTCTTTTTGATTTAATTCATTTGCTACCAAAAGAGCAGCAGCAGTGCTAGCATCAACTGTAGCAGCATCTTCTAGAATCTTTTGAATAGCTTCTAATAATGCTTCGTTTTCAACTACAGCTTTATCACTTGCTTCTTCACCCTTAACTGATTCTTCTGCAGCTTCTGGGACTTCTTCATTAGCGGTCTCTTCTTTGGGAGCCTCTTCTACTTCTGGTGCTTCTGTCTCAGGAGCCTCTTCTGCAGGGGTCTCTTCTGATTCTTCTACTGTTCCAGAAGCTATAGCTGAAAGATCTTGACTTAGATCTTCAACAGCAGCGAGTATGTCCTCGCTTACAACATTTGCGTCCATATTTGATTTCTCCTGTGGATTAATATCTTTTTCAACTTCTCCGCTAGATAGTAATGAATTAGCTTCACTATGTGCACTTTCGCTCTCCTGTATTGCCATGGCAGTAAGGAAAGCGCCTTTGAGGTGCAGATAAAGAGGCTTTGATTCTTTCTTTTTCATATTTTTCAATAAAGATTCATGCTCATCAAAAGAGTAAATATCTTCTTCGTTCATGTGTAGAACGAAAGCAGAACTCTTAGCTACCCAGCCTTCTGAGGTTGGTTTTTTGTTTTCATCGTCCACTACAGTAGTGGATCTAACCCCGGACTTACCGTCAGCGGGTTGGTTTACGAAAGAATATTCCTTAAAGGAAATGTCTTGCATATCTATGAATGCAAGCTTACCCTTGTAGACTTGACCTCTACGATATTTAGGAGCAGCTGGTCTTCCTGATGCGTTCTCGGTTGCGAGATCTTCTCCAGAAATGGAACAAACTGCTTTTCCTGCTCTACCGCCAACTGAACCAGTAAGATATCTCTTGTCGAGGATCTTTTGCGCAGCAACTGGATCTGTAATTGCAACTTGCAATCTCACGAAAGGACTTCCGTCACCTTCTTTATCCATCTTTGCTGCCATAACACGACCAATAGGCTCTGTGTTAAGATCATGATTCATGATTATTGGCTTAGGGTATGGCTCAACCCAAGACTGCAAGGCTTTTTCAAGTTCTGCAGCGGAATAGTTATTGTAATTAGAAGTCAATCCGTTCATGGATTGCAGCAACTTCAATAATTAAACCATAATTAGCATTAAATGATTCCGAGAAATTATAGTTGCTCTCGCTGATATCTGGAAGTTGAACGGTAAAGTTCTCCGTGAATTCAAAAGTCATTTATTTGTTCTCCCTAAAGAGCAGTTTAAACTAAACATTATAGTAAGTTAAGTTATTATAAACTAAACATTCTTATATAAGAATATCATACTTTAGATAAAGATTGCAACACATCTTTATGTCTTAAATCGCCATTTTTAACAAAATCATTAAACATGGCTTTACTCATTATATGGGGAGCATACATGTAAGATGCACTAAACAGTTTATATCCCATTTTTCCACAGTTCCCAGACCAGCCAAGATCTTCTCCCTGCTCATGTATTTGATAGTTTATATTTTGATATACATTTTTTGACATCATTTTTGCTGCCATTATAATGTCTGATTGGAAGTAAGTCCCTAGAGGAAAGTTATCGATTCTCATTGCCTTTTTGCCTACTTCGCCAATCCACTTCATAACACTAGGAAATCTCATTCCTACAGGAGTCATAAACATAAGTGGGCTTACAGCATCAGCTCCATCTTTTATATGGGCTATCAATAATTCAATAGTGCTTGGATTAGTTAATAGGATATCTGAGTCTAGGCTAAAGAAATAATCAGGCTCATATTCTCTAACTTTATTTAAAAGAATATTTCTTAAATTAGTCATATTCTCATATTTAGAGATAGTCCATTGACGCATTCCTTCTTCGTGTGAAGAATGGTTTAAAGTATCTGCCGATATAAAATCAACAAAAGGGATTTCTGGATGAACTGATTTCCATCTTTCAATCATAGCTATAGTCCCAGTATCGTCTTTACTCCCAACAAAAACAAAACCTATTTCACTTAATGGAAAAGATTGATTTTCTATGCAAGATGCCCAAGCTGGGAATATCCATTCCCTATCATATATAGGGCAACCTATAATGAGCTTCATTTTACTTTTCGGTAGTGGCTTCTTTGGGAGCAACTTTGTTTCTAGATTGAACTTCTTGTTCTTTCGTAAGAGGCTTTGATTCTTCAACCTTAGGTGCTTCTGCTTCTACTGCGGGCACAGCTGCAGGCGCGGGTACATCTGCAGGTGTGATAATTTCTTCGACGGCAACAACATCTTCTTTTTTATTGGCCGCTTCAAGTTCATCAATTTTGTCTGCAAAAGCAACAACAATATCAACTAGAATTTGCAGGCCCAATCTAGCTTGACCATTATCTACTGCCGTCAAGAATGCATCAATTGCATTATCGCCGTATCTCATTTGCTTGCCTATTTCTGATTCAATATACATTAATCTACCTGTTCGTTTCGTTCGACTGTTTCGTCTTGCTCATATACATTATACTCGTCTTTGAGTGCATTTTCAATCATTGGGAGCCAAGAAAGATCAGATCTTCTTATATTAGGAGAAGTTCTTCTGCCCTGCTGATTTGCTGGGCGAATTACATTGCCAGCACCTTTTCTCTTTGATGGCAGATTCTTCTGGCCCTTAGGAGCAGGTTTTTGTTTATCTGAATTCTGAGCCCCTGCTGTTACTGGAGGAGCGTTGTCTGCTACTACTTCTGCTTGATTCTTTGCTATCTCCATTTGGATATCAGCTTGAATACCTGTAAACAATTCGTCTCTATCATACTCTGGATCCATGCCAAGTTGTATTCTAGCTTCTGGTAAAGTGATTGTTGAGTTAGTATACTTTTGTATTATGTGAGTTTCTTTTTTAACTTGAGTATCAACGTCAATCTCATTAAATTTAAAGTAACATCTATCAGAAAGACCTGTTTCCATTGGGTTCACGATTGGATCAAATCCGCCCTCAAACAATAATTCATTGAAGAAATGTAATCTAATCATCTCGGACATTTGCTTTTGATATTGCTTAACCTTGTCATATAGCGCAGTATCTAATCTGTCGGTCATGGCTCTATTGCCACCGTTCATAGACATGCCTAGGTGATGAGGTGCCACTCCAAGTCCAATAGCTACTCTTTCCTTGAAGTGGTTGAGGTAACCCTCAGCATTGAGTGAAGCGTTATTTGCGCCTATAACTTCTACGTCATGTCTGTAAGGAAGGATCAATCCACCTTCAGCTCGCATACTTTCAATCTCAGAAGATGCTCTCTCTATTTCCTCTGGCTCAGCTGGTTGATCGGCTGTTCCAATCTTGTATTTATAAAGAGGGAATAATTCTCTATGAACTAAGTTTTGAATATCTTCTTCAAGCTGTCTTAAAGCGATAATGTCATCTAGGGCTGCACTAATAAATGGAGTGCCAAACGCACGTCCGGTCTTCTTGTCGAAATGTAAGTGGATTACCTTCTCAGCGTCCCATACAGGGTCTTTGTCTGTCGGCATGTAGGTCCAGGGGTTAGTCTGCTGTCTATAGGCCTTAGGCTTATTGTGCTTGTCTCGTAAGATTCTAACCTGCTCAGTTGGGATAATATAATAACCAACAATTGGTTGAGTGCCATTTATTGGAGTTAAAGGAGTTGGGAAGTACTGAGACATGTCAGCTCTTGCCTTAACTATAAAAACATTGGAGAATTTAATTAGATGATCTGTTACCTCAAGAAGAAAATCACTAAATGGTCTCTTCATGGCTATTTCCATGAAGTCAATTCTTTGATTGATATAGGCAACAGCCTCTGGATTTTCTCCAGTAATCTTCCAGCCTTCTTTCCAGAACAGCTCTTTATATTTAAGCATGCCTTGCTTGGCGTAGGAGTCTGTATCTAGAGCTTGTAGTATTCTTTCAAAGTTATAGGGCGATGGTTCAAAGGTAGCCCTAACGTTATAATAATAAGTTGTGCCACGAAAGCCCAAAGCCAAAGCTGCTGGTTTAAGCGTCTTGGACAAAGACTTGACCTGATCTGGTTCTATGGACTTTGCTAGAAAATCGGCAGAACTATTCTGGACAAATGGAAGATAATCTTTTAAAGCCATTTATATTCTCCTGTTTAAATATATAAGTTAATAGTAGTATTTAAAACTACAAAGGAGAAGTTAACTATTGAGCTTGTAATTCTGTAGCCTCAAAAGCTCTTTTAACAATAAGAGCCTTAACTGACTCCAGCCAAAAAACTGTTTCAGCCTCGTTGAAATCACTTTTATAACCAAGGTTTTGATCGCTAATTGTAATAGAGATAGCAAAATCTTTTTTAGGCTGTACTGGCGTTTCTACAGTTTCTTCTACTGGAGCTTGTTCTACTGGAGCTTGTTCTGTTGTAGCTTTTATTTGTTTTGACATTATTTTACTTTTTCCTTTGGATTGGTTGGTATTTCGAATGCATCTGACGATGATTGGGCTAGATTTAACTGTATGGTTAGTTGCTTTATTGTAGCTTCTTTAATCACTAATTCTGTTATTAACTGGCCTACTTTTTCTTGAAAAGCTTGCATGATGATATTGATATCTAAATTTTGTTCATTCATAACAAGTATTATATCAGAGTAAATTGTAGTTAATCAAGATTTAGCTAGATAATTTGATTATATTAATAATATGCAGTATCCGATTGATAATTTTCTGGAGCCCATTCTCTTTCCAGTATCTGTATGTCTCGAATAATTGCCCTATAACTACTTGTAGTAGCATTCGGCCACCTATCCATCCCCCAAATATAAAGCCTTACGTAATAAGTTCTACCTGAATGTTGTTTTACGTTTGTAAAATTAAATGTATCGTAATTTCCTGTGTCATTATAGGTTGAAGTGGCCACATATTTATACCCTTGTATAGTCCCTGTTCCTTGCCATGTTACTACTCCACTAGCATTAGCTATGCCAATATGCAAAGAATAACTTTGTGCATACCCAGATCTAATTCTTATTTGCCCTATTTCCGTATAATGTGTAGTAGAGGATTCACCGCTTTGGCCACCTGTACCCTGTCCTTCAATGTAAGGTAAAACACTAGAGCCAGAGCTTCCTGCAGACGAAAACCCGGTAGAGACCCAGGCTGTAGATGCGTTATTGTCGCCAACATTTTCTGCTACGTATATACTGCTAAAATTACCACTTGATGTTATCGTATCGGCATAACCGAACTCTAGCCAATTATCTACGTATGCTTGTCTTACGTCCGTAATTGCAACTGAATTATAGTTATCTGTTGTTACCGAAGCTGTTGTCCCAGATATTTCTTCGCCTTCATTGTCTACTGATACTAATCTAACTTTATATGTAGTATTATAGCTTAATGCCGTAAATTCATATGTTAGAGTTGTTGCCGATGTCACTAAATCAAAATTATCGCTAGTCTCCAAGGAACCATCCGCAGAATCTAAAAGCTCAAAGTAGCAATACTGATTATTGGCTTTACCATTGTAGGACAAAGAGCAAGATATACTCCTAGTTACACTGGCCAAGGTATCGGTGCCTGCATCTATATCGGATTGCAATACTGCATAGTCTGTACTGGTCCAACCATCATTTCCCTTAGTAAGAGTTGGAGCTGCTGGAGTTGGAGGTAATGTATAAGATGAGGTGGTGTCGTCTGCTGTGTTTCCTCCGGTATCTTCAATCCTAACTACTAGATTGTAAAAATCTCCAGCAGTTAGCCCAGTAAAAGTATAAGATCTCAATGAAGAATTAGTTGAGTTGACCCAGGTAGATCCGCCATTGCTAGAAAATCTCCACCTTAAAAAGTCTCCTGGAATAACATCAAAATCCCAACTTACTGATAATGATGTTTGAGTTCTTGAATCTACAGTTAAGTTATACGGAGCTTCTGGGGGAACATTATCTGTTGTCAATAATTGTATTGCCTGAGCGGTTTTTCCAGCTGTGTCAACCATTCTAACACCAATGTAATAGGATGTTCCTTCGTTTAATCCTGTTATAGTTTTTTGTCTTAAAAATTTATTTGTATCATCTTCAATCCAGGTTGAGCCATTATTCTTGGTAAATTGCCATTTTACAAAATCAAAAGGAACCTCATCAAAATCTCCTGATTCCCAAGTGATTGTTATTTGTCTTTCATCTTCTACGCTATTAGTAATTGCCGGCGTTGGAGGTATTCTATTCCATGCCTGTGTCCACGTTGTTGCTCCAGTTTTAACATAAACAATTTCAGCTTTTGGCCAAATATCTTCTTCTATATTAAGGGCAAAATTAGAAGAATTATTTTCAGAAACTTGAGACCATGTAGATGCTCCCGTTTTAACCCAAAGACCTTTAGTCATTTTACTATCCTAATATGCTATCCAAATATCGCCAACTGCACCTGTTCCTGCTGGAGGTTCAGTTCCATTTGATAGCCATATTGCTCTTGGACTTGGAGCTCCGTTATACGCCCCGCCTACTGAAATAATACCACCACTAGAACCTGCTGAACCAACTGATATTGTATTCACTTTTAGATTGCCATCTGAGTCTAATGAAAAGTTTGCCTCTGCTGGATCTTCAGCTCCAGACCATATTCTATATGATGTTCCTCCACCAGCTGATGCATTATCAAAAAATGTAATTATTGGCTTTGTTGCTGCAGAGGAAAAGTCGTATAAATTTTGTAAATTATTTTCATGTATTTCATCAAGATCTTGGTCTTCTCCATAAATAGCTATTATGACTCTGTTCCCTGGCAAATTAGCCCCTGCTGTAGCATCATCAGATGTAAGGGTATAGTCTTGTTCATAAACAGATTGAATAGCAAATCTTTTATTATTTAATATAGTTAACGTTGAAGTAAATCCACTTAAAGTTACTAAAGTATTTTCCAATAAGCTTGTGTTAGCTTCTATTGCTGCAGGGAGTTGGCTTTTATCCAATTTGATATATAACGTAGAAAAATAAGGAGGCGATGTTTGGTTATAAACGTCTGCTTCATCATCAATCAAAATTGATACAATGTCATTTTGTACGAATACTCCAGTGTAACTAGTGTTCCCTGATGCTAGCCCAATAGTACTTTCCCCTACGCCTGAGATTAAAATTCCATCATCTCCAAACAACCAACCGTTATTGCCTCCAATCCAACCTCTATCTGCTTGAATTTCTCCAGTAATAGATAAGCCATCTTCTTCTCTAAATGTCAATTTTCGACCTAAACTAAATTGTCCTTCTGCGTCTGCATAAAAAGACGTATGATCAGTACTCCAACTTGGTGCCAATTCTCCTATTACAATACTTATAGAATCATTTCCCTGATCAGATGACTCTAATAAGATTTTATTTGTGCCTGATCCCGTAATTTTTAGATTGCCAAATTCTGCATCCCCGTTACCTTTGATGATCCAACCAGAGTATGGGTCATTAGAATAGTCTGATGATCTAATAATTGCTTGACTAGCAATATCTGTATAATCTGTTACCGGACCAGCTTGAGATAGTATTATTTGATGCGCACCAATTGTACCAGCAGTAATCTTGCTAGCAGTTAAACTATTTATAAACTGGCTTTCAATCAATGGAGTATCTTGTTCACTTAGTGCTAGGTTTGTCCATTCGCTGTAATTAGCTGAAGTATCAGCAGCTTTTAATCTTCCATAATATCTTTTAGGCACTAACGCCCCAGTAGTTGGATCTGTAGAAGAGTTAGCTACAGCAACGGTGAAAACATTAGCTGTTGCGTATCCAGTTACTACTGGATCTCCTGTAATAACATAATTGCTAGATGTTCCCGTAACTTGACTTTGTAGATAAACTTCATATATATAATTAGAAAGATCGGAATCTATTCCGTTATCAAAAACAAACATTACCGTTTCATAAGACGCGTAAAGCTTTAGATTGGTTGGCGCATCTGGGATAGTGCTGTCTTTTGGTATCTGGAATCTGATAGTATCTACGTAGTCAGAAACTATATTTAATTCTGGATCTTTAGCTCTTACTGATACTAGGTATTCTTTTCCGTGGTTTTAGGTCTTGTACGGTTCTTTTAACATTTGCCATTATCGTATTCCTCCCACTTTAACAAAAGATAAATCTGGATTAAATTCTTCTTTTTCATAAATTAATTTATAATTAGGAGAAAACATATATTTGTCTATTTTAACATAGTTAGATTGAGACATTATATTTTTGTCAGCTAAAGTTTCAATTTCAAATATATATTTTTTATATTCTAAATTAGAATTTTGATATAAAATTTCAGACTCTAACAAAGTAGAACTGTAACAATCTATTTCTGTCCAATCTAAAATAACATTTTTTGAAATAGAATTATCATCATATAAAGATAGTATTCTTATTTTGAACTTACCAGACCTAGGACCTGATTCTCCATAAATTGAAAACCCTGGGCCATCAAAAATCCCAAAAGCTTTAGATCCTGGATTTATGGAATAATTATCTTTCCAGTCAGTTCCATTGTTATACAATGCTAGTTGATAGCTTTTACTTGAAGAAGTTGTAGCTGAATAAGTATACGATGAGAAAGTCTCGGGGTCTAAATCATAATAAGCACCCTCTACATACATAATAGATCCAGGATTGGAAACCATCTTATATACAATTTGGTCATCTGCTGTCATAAATTGTTCTAAAAATTTAAGATATTTTGTAGAATAATAAATAGAATAAGACATAAAACTTTTGGTGTTTTTATTGTGTTTTTCAGCTGCTTTAAAATAAATTATATTATCTATAGCTTTACTGTCAACAACTTCTCCTGAAGCATCGGATTCGCTATTTTCATATACTACAATATAAGAATCTTGGCTTGTTTGAAGCTCTAAAGTGTCATCATAATATTGGTTTATAAACTTAGTTCCCAAATTAACATATACAACTTCGCCGGCCTCAATATCTTCTTCTAGATCGTCTATCAAGACTCTTCTTCTTAAAGCAGGAGCCGCATACTCTAAGGTATCGGGAGCATTTGATATTGTTGTTATTCTTAAATCTAATTCCGAAGTAGTTATTGCTACTCCTGTATTAGTTCCTTTTATATATCTAAACCAACTCATATCAGATCTCTATATACACAATTTCGTATTCATATCTACCGTCTATTTCATCTGGAATTTGAATATTTAAAACTACGTCAACTACAGGTACGCCACCGGTCCTTATGTCGGGAATGAATGAGCTAACCGTTACTTGCATTTCTCCAACTGTACTTGTTGAGAATAAGTCAACTTCTTCCCTAGGAGTATCGTAGTCTATATCTGTTGATTTTATTCTAATTGACCCATCTTCACCCGTATGGGCGTGAGCACTAATGTCCACCCCATCTATAGTAATTCCATCTGCTATTTCTATGTTGCCAAATATGCTTCCGCCAGATCTTAATAAGTATTGGGGATGGCTGTCTTCATTTAAGTCGTCAAGTAACCCGTGGCTTGATTTTAGAGTTTGATTTCTGTTTTCGTCAATGATTACTCTATCAAATATACTTGATGTCTTGTCTTCCTTTATTTCAATTAAAATCCTAGGTCTTGTACTTGCCTTGGCAGATAGTTGATCTATGTAGCTAATATATTTTTTTCTCTGTAAGTTTAAGCTAGTTAATCTATCAAATTTACTTCTAAGATTAGACCTTCTTTGGATCATGTCAGAAAGTATTGAACCAAAATTTCCCTTTAATGCATTTACTGCTGTAATAATTTCTTGCGCCAACACAGGAGCTTCAGTCTTTAAAGTAGTTGTTTGAATATCTATCTCCAATGGACCTGAAACATTTAATTTAAACTTAAGAGAAGGACTTACATATCTTTCATAAAAAATCTCACTATTATCCATTAGTTCTTTCTTTAAAGAAAAAAGAACATTGTCTATAGCTTCTGTATACGAAGCTACTCGAATCGAGAAAAAAGCTTGGAATTGAGCGGCTTGTTTTTTAGATATATAATCCACTTCGGAGCTTGCGAGATAATCTTGTCCTTGCGAGAGTTGCTCGGCAATGACTTTCGTATAGTGCGCTGCCATCTCTGCCCATGAAAAGTAGAATGAGGCTGCTTGCTGTTGTGATTCGTCTTCATAGGTATCTCCAAAATCATAAGTTAAAGAATTTTTAATATTGTTTGCTTCGTGTAATAATAGTTTTAGAAAATATCTAAAATCAAATAAATGAACAAACACCGAATGAGAAATTAATCTATCATAGTCTTTTACAAATTTCCTACAGCCCCTGCACCCGTGTTTCTCAGCATAAAGGTACTGAGAAAAGGAGACATACTTTGGATAAGCTAAACTTGCTGTACTGTTCATTGGATCTGTTGGCGGTGTATATAGTCCAAAAGATATATCAATAACAGTGTCACCATCTGCCCCAAATAAAGGTGTATCTTCAACGGCAATAGTCATTTCCCCTTCAGCTGGTTCAGCGATCGCTGGAATATATTCTTCAACTAAAGATTTATTATTAGTATGCAGTTCGTCCCATATGTGATAGTGAGAATCTTCAAGACCTGGATCTAAATAAGGATTTAAGTATACATTTTTTAAATTTTGTTCATATGTTGATAATAACTCTGTTATATCTCGAACAACTGTACCCATTCTATTCTTTACAGACTTAAGGGGAACTGTATAGGGCTTAGTCCACGAATAGGTATTGTAATTCTCTAGATCATTAAAGCCTTGCTCTTGTCTTCTTTCGTAGGCGTCTTGACTTGTTGAGTTGCTTGAGCCCTCTGTAACCTTATAGTCATTAAAGACAGAACTATCTCCACTTTGTAATTCTTGAGATCTATTTATTGACATTACTAAAACATCTTTCTTGCAATTTTTTTGGCTGATTTTTTAGTTCTCATACCAGGATTTGTATTTATTTCAGAAGTTCTATTCTTAACTGGAGAAACATCAGCTGAGTTTTTATCTACATCTTCTATGTCCTCTAGTCCCATCTTCGGCATAAAAAACGTGTTAGAAAATGACTGCGTGTTTTGTGCAAAATTCATTTTATGAAACTCGCCATAGTTTTGAGTTATAGCCAACAAAGCCAACATCAATGCATCATGCGCATGATCTACAGCTGAACCGCCGGCTTCAAAAACAGGACGACCAGAAGATGTAGTTCTAGTTACGATATATGAAATTAATTGCATATATATTTCTTCATCTTCTATTGGAAATAATATAATTTCTTTTTCCAAAAATTGCCTTAAGTTATCAACCATATAAGGTTTAATTTCTTTTTTAATAGGAAGTTTTGTATATGGGTCTCTTACTTCTATGGTTTCCCCAAAGCTAACACCTTTAACTCGCTGCCTTAATTGAGACTTTGGATTTTCCATTCCATACTTGTGGAGTAATTCTACTTGAACCTCGCCAAAACCACGGTCAACATAAATGTGCTTAGGCTGAAGTAATTCGTTTAATTCAACAATTCTATTAACACCTTTGGTTAATGTAAATTCAGATTTAGGGATTTCTTCCCTATAACACATTCTGGTTTTATTTCTAAAACGTTCTTCTTCATATAGTTCATTGCAGGTTTCTAGAACAACTATGTTTGTGCCTGCTCCATATTTATCCCAGTCAACGCCAATTGTAAAAAAACTTCTAGCTGAAGTTATCTCTGGATAATATTTCCAACCTGGATCAAGAAAAGCTTTATCTATATATTTTCTAGGGTAAACGCCTTCGCCATCTTCGCCCCAGTCAGCTTCAATTTCATGCCTATACGCACCTTCTGAATATTGCTCCCTAAATTCTTCTTCCTGCTCTTTAGCGAAGAAGGGATTGCAGTAAGATGGGAACCAAAACTCTTTAAATCTATCATTAGATAAACACCATTCCCAAAAACGTTCTCGTCTACCAGTTGGAGTTGATGCACCTATTAAGACCTTGTCTGGTTGGTCCTCAGCGGTCTTCTGAAGCATCGCGTAGAGGGCATCTAGGTCGTCTGCATGCATGTAGTCCATTTCGTCCAAAACGATCACATGAGCTTCCTGACCACGAGCAACGTCCGATTTACCTCCCGAGCGCATGCCCGAAGTAAAGAACCTAATTGTTGACCCATTTGAAAATTGAATCATGAACTGAGGGGAAGTAACTTTTCTAGATATAGAGTTAGTTACAAGTTCATTCTTGGAAGCTAATCTTAATATTTCTTGATAGATTAATTCTACGTGAGATTTCATTGGCGCAATGACTAGGCATCTTCCGTCTTTACTGGTATAGCTATAATGAAGAAGATATAAAGCCATACTGTAGGTTTTACCTAAACGACGACCAGCTCTTAATACTTTTCTAAGAGAAGGATCTCTCAATATCAAAGTTTGGTATACTCTGGTTTCAGCACCAAGAAAGTGTCTGCCCCAAGTGCATGGGTCTTTTGCTAAATGGATCTGCCTTTGTTGTTCTGCTGAAATGCCAACTTCTAATAATTCTCTATCTAGCTCAAAGGGCTCGTCTACTAATAATGATAATTCATAATTAGTTACATCCCTACCCATAACTGGACTTCCATCTTTCCAGTTAAGGTGTTGTAGTTTATTCTGAAAAACCCATTCAATTCTATTTACTTGCTTAATGATCTCTGGGTCTTGAGCTTTAAGGATCTCCAAAAGATCTTCCCTAGGAAGCTTCTCCATCATTTTTCTAAATTTAATAGTTTTTTCTGCAATTGTCATAATTGTTTATCCAAAATGAGATGCCATCATTGCACCTTCTGAACCCAATGCTGATCTGGCATTGAGTCTTGAGTTTTGTATTGCTGCTACTCCTCGAGCTCTTGATGTTGCTGCCACTTCGTTGTCCTTGTATCCCATTCCAAACATTGGCTTGTCAATAGAACCCTTCATAGATTTTACAGCATCTTTGGCTAAGTTAATGCCACTTTTGATAACTTCTCCACCCATTTTTCCAAGGTCATAAACTAATGAAGCTGTAGCTATTAAGTTTAATCCAGGGATAGCCATCATTCCAGCTCTAGCACCTAGCGCCATTGCTCCGGTTTTAGTCCCCATTGCTTGAGCTACCCCTTTTACTCCTAGAGTTTTAAAGGCACCTTGTCCAAGGGCCTTAGCTGCTTTTGCTTCATAAACACTTGCAAATCTACCAGTTAATTTTCCTGTTGCGTTGTCTATTCCAAGTCCAGCTTTTCCAGTTTTGTCAAGTGCCATTGCCAAGTGGCTAACAGCTCTATTAGCACCTGTTAATGCTTCGCCCGTAAGTCCAGCAGAACCCGCATGCCCTAATGCCCCTCTAAAGTAACCTTGCATAAGACGTGATGCTTGAGTGGCACCGGAAGAAGCCATTAAGTTTCCAGTAAGTCCAACCTGAGGACCACCTGACAGTGCCTTAGCCATTGGTGACATTGTTGCTTGAGGACCTGCTGCTCTAGCAGCAGCTAATCTTTGAGCAGGTGATGTATTGGCCATTCCAATAGGAGCAGTACGCATGCCAGCAGCTACTTGAACTGTAGATTTACCTTGCAGCATAGCTGGATTGTTCATCCCTGCTAGTCTACTAACTTGCTCTTGAGCAGTTGCTACTTTTCTTGCAGCTCTTGATGAACCACCAATAGCCCTTTTTTCTAGCATGTCCGTTTTTCTTCCAGCTGTCATCATTGAAATCATGCCACGTTGAAAAACCTGCGTATCGGCAGCTAGTGCTGCATCAGAACCATATACTGCGGTTCTAAATGCACTACTCTTAGCTGCTTGTTTACCGCCAAAATTAGCTGCCATTTGAAATGGGGAATAAAATGGAGTTTTTTCTGCAGCGTTGAACATTGCTAAAGAATTATATCTACCTAAGGCTCTTGGTCTAGCGGTTAAGTGATTTAGTCTAGCTCCCTTGAGTAGAGGCATCTTTGCATTTGCACCAGTACCTGCTACCTTTGCAGCTCTGGTAGATCTAGAGCCATAGAAGGCTTTACTCGTAGGTCCTTGAAGGGTGCCTTGGCTAGTAAACCCACCAAGCTTTCCTGGTCCGCCTTTTGCGGCCATCCATGAAACCACCACGCATTAAGGTATTAGAACCCCTATGTTGCGCAAAGAGGAATGATGCCGTAAAGCCAGGAACATTTTCTAGCATTCTAAATGCTAACGGGACATCTTGATTTCCTCCAAGTTCATTTTGATCAGGATCCATAGTTACCCCCTTCTAGTATTATGCATTCCGAGAACCATGTCTCCGTATGCTTGAGTTGAGGATGCTTGCATAGCTGATCCTTTTGCATAAGGTGAAGTGTTATAAAATTCCTTATTTCTATTAACATAACCTCTAGTCATAGCAGATGCTCCAATTGCGGCTCCTGCTATAGCTCCAACAGCGCCAAGAGTTCCTCCACCAATTTTTGGACGAACTCCTGCTTTTAATATTGTCTTGCCCCCAATGCCAGGGATTTTGTCTGAAAAATTTAAACCCTTTTGAAGAGTTTGACCTTTAAGAGCAGAACCAGCTGCAGCTGCACCAATTCCACCAAATATACCACCAATCGCTGCTCCACCTATTGTTCCAGCAGCTGCCATCCCAGATCCTGTTTTAGCATCTAGTATTCCACCCGGACTCAATCCTTGTGACCCCATGAAATATTTATCTGCATTTGGATCACCAAAAGCTATATCGTTCCCTGCATCTATTGTGGAGCGTGCTGTTTTGTTCGCTACGCCAGCAGCAAAAGCTCCGCCCAAGACAAGTCCAAACCCTTTGCCGGTAGTCATTTTAGTTCCTAGGTTTGCTAAAGCTCCCATTTAAAATCATCCTCCATAAAGATGGTTGTATTTATTTGAGCCCATTTGAGTGTGCCCTATTTTGTTTCTGTCCAAATTACCAACGATTCCTGATGTAACCAATGGATCTCTTCTAGTGCTCTGAGGACCTGCAAGTGATGCTTGGCTTCTTTGCGTTGCCCTTCTTGGGTTGCCTGGTTCTGTTGGTTGAGATTTAACGGTCTCATCGTAAAGATCAGACTCCCTGTGCTTCTTAGACATATAGTAACCAGCACCTAGCGCAGCTAGACCTATTGAAGCATAACCTAATTTGGTTTTATTATTAAGAAAAAAATCAGTCATTGGTGTTTTTATATCTGTCCTAATTTTTTTACTTAAATCAACTTCTTCACTTAGGACTTTAGATCTTTTAGATTTTCTGACTACGGTTTCTGCCCTTTTTCTTGCTCTTGGATCATCCTCTAATATTTGCCCCATTTCATTAGCTCTATTTAATGCTTGTTCAGCTTCTCGTTGAGCCATTTCATCAGTTAAACCTATTGCTAAATCGCTTTGAGTATTTCTCATAGCAGACATAGTTAAAGCTCCGTTTTCCGAATGGACTAATCTCATGTGGTGATTAGCTAATCTAACATCATTATCTACCATGTCAATATCTCCCCCCATTAAAGCTTGAACTATTTGCTGCACCGGTTGCCCTTCTATATTTCCTATTACAATTCCTTTTTCTCTAATTTTTTCAGCTAAATCTGTTGCAAGTTGTGTTCTTTGAGCTCTGTCTCTACCGGAACTAATTGCTGCCAACTTAGTTCTGTCCATTGTTTTTATATCCTCAAGTCCATTTATGTCGCTAAGATAATCAAAATGCTCATTTATATTATCTAGCATGCCTATTGCTAGTTTTTCTGATTGCTCTTTACTCAATGATTTATTGGCTCCAAAAACTAAGTTAATTCTAGCCCCAACGTCAGCGGGAGTATCTGCTTCTGACAGATAACTCAATGTAAATCTATTTAGACTTGTATCCAGTACATTGTCGACATCGTCAAAAGCTTTAATTTTAAGAGTTCGTACTATGCCACCATCTGCTGCTGTAGTGCTACTGTAATCAAATATTGATTCAAAACTTGCTAATACCTTTGAAGCTGGACGAGGTCCAGTAGAATCGTATTCGCCAACAAGTCTAGAAGTAGTCTGGGCATTAAAGTAAGATAAACCCATTTCTCCAAGTAGGCCTGCATGTTTTGCGTGTGCCATACTTCTTGATATTCCTTCTGTGCCAGCTGCCCTTTGTCCAATCCCGGCTGTTGCTTGAGCTAATTTGACACTCATAACTCTGTCTTGAACGTTAAGACTAGAAAATCCTAAACCAGATCTTGCGGCATTTTGATGATAAGCGCTTATTATTTCATCTCCCATATGCAGGACTGGCTGAAGATCTCTAATCCCTTGCCCTCTAGTTGGTTCCCCAAATTGTCTAAACATTGTACTGACATCTGCTTGAGCCCCGAACTGTTCATCAGTTAAACCTAAAGATCTAATTATTTTTTCAGAATCTGTTGTTGCCGTTATTCCTTGGACTGCACGTTTAGCTTTAAAAGATTCTTCTATTTTTGTTGCATCTGAGTAACTAAAGTTTTGTAATGATATATTTTTATTAACATCTGATATTGCTTGTAATCTGCTTGATATATTAGATTTAGCTACTCCTTCATCTATGTCAAATACGTTTGATGATCCTGAGTCAGTAAATTGAAAAGCTTCATTTGATTTACTGTAGCTTAACTTACCTCTGGCACTTGTTGATAACCCAAGTTCGGAACCAGCTATATCTTCTAGCATTACGTTTTTTGCACCGGCACCAGAAAGATAATCTATAGCACTTTTCTCCAAATGAGCAACATCAGCAACATTTGTTGTGGGTGTAATAGCTGCACCTCTTAAGTATTGTCTTCTGCCTGATTTGACAAAACTAGAAGCTGAATCTAATTTGCTCATATCCATAAAATCCAATTCTTCAGACAACTGGTATTTGTATAAAGTCCCTTGCATGTGTACGTCAGTTTTTGCAATATGGGATCCTGATTGAATCTTTACCATCAAATCTTGTGCATCTTTGCTTCCAGCTAATGCATCTCTTTCGATCAACTCTAATACGTTAGAGTTGGCGACTATATTTTCTATACTAGAGGGAGTTGTTGATCCGCCTATAGAAATCTTAGCTAAACTTTCTGGGGCTAATAACCTATTGACTTTAGCTGCAGCGTCTGGTAACCCTTCTGCTTTTTTTGAAAAATAGGCACTTAATGTTTCTTTAGTGTCTATAAGAAAATCTTTATTTCCCTTATACTTTACGCCTTTGTATTCATAGTCTGCTCCAGAAATTCTATCAAAAACAGAATGCATTAAAGTTTTAGCTTCATCATCGTAGGCATCTAATCCTTGTAGTGTTTCTGCCATTTTCTGTAAGTCAAAGAATATGTTATGCCCTGACAAATGATTAACGTTTGTGTCAAGAAATCTTTCAAATAACTTCTTAGACTCAGAAACAAACTCTACTCCACCATTAGCCATGGACTTTACATTTTCGGAGCCTTCTATTATATTGACTCCTTCTGACATGAGTCTGCTTCCATTTTTTGTTCTAATCCTAGCACTAGACATTTGTAGATTTTCAAAAGCTGTTCCAAATGAACTAACTTCAGCTCCACTAACAGAATCTGTAACTCTACCTGCAAATGATCTTACTTGAGATCCTCTTGTTACTCCAGTTGTTTCGATGTCAAATGTTAATATGTTTCCAGTTGGAGTAAAGCCGACTAGATTGTTGAGTAGCAGCTCTTTGTAAGGCATCCGATGTTAGCATATTACTTACGCCAAAGTTAAAGGCAAGTTTGCCTTCTTTGTTTGGGTTTACGTTAAAAAATGTTCTTTGCAAAAAACTTATAGCTGCGTGGTTTGTTTTTTCTGTTTGATTAACATCGAATTTATGTAAAGTAGAGTATAAGTTTTCTGATGGAAATTCCATTCCGGGAATTCCAGCCGTAGATAATAGCCTATCGAACTGAAGCACATTGTCCCTAAAGCTGTCAGTTAACATTCGTCTAGTTTCATAAGTGAAAACACTTAAATCTATTTTACCCATTTTGCGCATTAGATCAACATCTTTAACCCTTGATCCAAAAGCTAAATTATTAGAATCTTTCATCATGTCAAAAGCCATGTTTTCAAATTGCTTATATCTATTAATAAATTGGTCGTTAGTTCCAAAAATATCTTCTACTTGTGAAGTACCTAATGCAGATTGTTGAACGGGGTTGGCTGGCAATTCTATTCCAGGAGAATTAGTCAGAGACTTAATTAGCCTATCTAATAAAGTTGTTGTTGCGCCAGAGCCAGTTCTATCAGATAATCTCATCCTGTATTACCTCTATTATTTCAGCATCTAAAACTACATCAGCTTCTATATACTCGTCAATTTCAAACTGTCCAGTTTTTTTGCGAATAAGTTTTTCGCGTTCTTTTTCAATATCTTTAACTTTATACATAATGTCAGAGATAGCTTGAGCTGTATCTAGTTGTGTTTGACCAATCTTAGCTTTAGCCTCGCGCGTAGCAAGGAGTTGATTGCGAAGATCTTTTCTTCTTTTATGTAGTTTATCTTCCAATTCCACGGCAAGGTGCAATTCTTTTTTCATAATTGGCTCACCAGTGTTGGAATCAATTCCAATAACATTTTCTTGAATAAAATGCTCTTTAGCTAACAGTTTTGTCTTGCGCATGTATTGAACTTCTTGATCTACTAAATCTCTAATCATAGAAACTTCCACTAGATTCTCTGGGCTAACGTCTAACTGATGCATGTACTCGTTAGTAAACTGGGAAACAATTGCCATTTCCAAAGGGCAAGGATTTCCTTTTGGAGCTAAATTAACTTTCAATAAAGGACACGTATCCGCAAAGATACATTTAGTTGCTTCGCAATTCATTGGTATTGAAGAAAACATTGCTGTTCTTGTTTTTTGTGGACGAATCATTTCCACTACTTTTTCTTTATCTTCATCCGTCCAAGACTCTGGCAAAAACAAATCTGGTCTTAAAGACTCAAAGCTTTTTAAGAAAGCATCTTTATCATATTTTTCTATATTAGACATTAAAATCTATCCATTCGCTGGCTTTTAAACCTTGTTCGTCAAAGTGTTCTATGACTGAGCTTTTACAGTTAGTGCAATAGTACTCTCTAGTATACTCGAAATTTTCACCATCTTGAAAGAATTCAATTACATTCTGCAATTTGTCAGCGCATCGTGGGCACATCATATGACTAGAAGTTGTTGACTACTTCAGATATACTCTTTTGAAGTTTGTCTATTAAGGCTATGTTTTCGCCGGCACTAATGAAAACACCAATTTCTCGCATTTGGTCAGGAGTTAAAACTGCAGTTGGCATATATCTTGCCCCCTTACAAACGTCGCAATAGAAGTCTTTGCCGTTGCTTGAGCATAGGCATCTTTCAATAATGCCAAAGAATTCCAAAGCTTCGGCAATATCAAACCATTTACTCTTAAATAACTTCTTGGTTTGTTCCTTATAAGCTCTTAATTTATATTGATCACTAGATAATAAAGTTCCCATATCTAATGATTGTTTCATTAATTCATTAATCGTCTTATATAAAAAATTTGGTAATTCAAAATCACCATTGGAATTTATATAGCTTTTCCAGTCACTCATAACATTTTACATTCTTTTTAGTTTAAAACTAATATTTAGTCATTCCAGCTCTTCCAGAAGACGTTCCATCGCCTCTTCTGTTCATTGCTAAACCTGCTATAACTGCAGCTCCTGCTCCAATCATAAGGCCTTTATTACTTAGAAGCTTACCCTTTGGATTTACATTTGGCATATATCTAGGGGGAATTGGCCTTGGAGGACCATGCATCGCTCCAAGTGTGCTTCCAGCTGGTCTTGGAGGTCCGTGCATTGCTCCTCTTGGTCTAATCGACACTGGAGTTGTTGTTCCACCTGGTAAAGCTGTAGGTGCGCCTGCTAATGTCCCCCTAAGTCGAGAAGCTGGAGTTGTTGTTGCAGTCGTATTCCCCCCTCGTGCGGAAACTCTTGCAGCACTTGAAGCTCTTTGTGCTGCTATCGATGGAAAAGCTAGTCTAGTCGACCTGCTCATATTCCCACCTCGTGCGGAAACTCTTGCAGCACTTGAAGCTCTTTGTTCTGCTATCGATGGAAAAGATGGATAATCTATATTTCTCATAAATCCAGAGTTATATCCTCTGGCATTTTTTTGTCCAGAAACTATGTTATTAGCTCTTTGTTCTGCTATCGATGGAAAAGATGGTCTAGTCGACCTGCTCATATTCCCACCTCGTGCGGAAACTCTTGCAGCACTTGAAGCTCTTTGATCTGCTATCGATGGAAAAGATGGTCTTGATTTTTTCCTAGACATAAACGCCATAATTGATATCCTTTTATAGTTATTATACAGTCATAGTAACTGTTAAAGCATTACTTGTTAGTATGTGCTTTTTATAATCTTTTAATTAATTAAATGACTCTTTTGTCTGCTCAGGGATTAGGCCTGGGTATGATGTGTATTTATCATTCATTACCTTTAATTCTTCTAAGCTTGTAGTCTTGGGGGCTAGATAAAATTTAGTTCTTAGTTTAATTTCTTCTTCAGTCATTTGCTTGTTCCTTTTGTTGTTTTTGAGGTTTTATTAAACTTATTTTAAAATCTTCCTCATGGTCAATCTCAAACAAAGTTCCTCTAGGTATTATGCTAGATATAATCAACTCAGCAAGTTTATCTTCAATGCCTTCTCTTCTAACTTGGGAAAGTCCTCTAGCCCCCTTAACAGTATCTATTCCCTTTTCAATCAAACCTTCTACAACTGAATCTGTATAAGTTAAAGAATAGCCCTTTGAAAGAAGTTTACTTTTAACAATTGACATTTCTAGCTCAGCAATTGAGATCATGTCATCATGACGTAAATGGTTAAATACTACAACTTTATCAATTCTATTTATAAACTCTGGTTTAAAGTGTTTACGAATTGCTTCTAGTGTATTCTTTTCTACGATTTCCTTATTAGGTATTGCTTTAGTTCTTGTTTTGAAATCTACAGTCCCAGTAAAACCAGCTGAGGTTTTAAGTAAGTTGTCAGCTGTTTTATCATTACCTAAATTAGTTGTCATGATTATGACAGTGTTTTTAAAGCTAACTTGTTTACCTTTATTATCTGTGGCAATTCCTTCGTCAAAAATTCTTAAAAAAGTATTCCAAATGTCTGGATGAGCTTTTTCTACCTCGTCAAGCAAGACTACGGTATTGGGATATTTTTTAATCATGTTTATCAACTGACCACCATCTTCATGGCCAATGTAGCCAGGAGGTGATCCAATTAACTTTTGATTCTCGTGTTTATGTTGTAGCTCGCCACAATCAATACGTACCATTGAATAATCTGACCCGTATATATATTTATGCAATTCGTTTGCTAGATGCGTTTTACCCACGCCGGAAGCTCCGGCAAACATAAAAACACCCAATGGTCTATTGGGATCATTCATTCCAGTTTGAGATCTCTTCAATGCAGAGACGATTATCTCAATAGCATTATCTTGACCTATAACATTTGTCTTTAAGTGATTATTAAGTCCAAGAAATTTTTCTTTACTTAGTTTTTTAGGTTTTGGTTTAGCTTTTTCTTCTGAATGCTTTTTAAACGTGTCATTAAAAATTTTTTCCAAATCTTCCGAGAAATGAAATGGATCGTCGGAATCAGAATCTTTTTTCTTATTCTTAAGACTAGGGATTATTGGATAACCTGTGTAAGCAATATCTAGCCAGTAATCTACATCTAAACCTGGGTTAAGCATTATACAACCAGCATATAAGGCTTCTATACACTTTTCTGCAGCTGCGCGAGACATTACCCTCAAAGCTTCAGCAACATCTGTTTTTATATTAAAAATTAAGGATTCTAATATAGCTTTACGATAAACGTTAGTACTTTTATCTTTTATCTCAGAAAGAAGGTTTTCAGCTTCTTCTGGTCTCAGCACCTTATACTTAACAAAGATGCCTAGTTCTGGCACATATATTTGATACATATTCATAATAAGCCTACTTGTTTTTGAAAATAGTAATTAGTTTTTTCTATTTTTCAATGCCAAGTTAACTACGCCTATATTAGTATACTTATATAAGTTAACTAAGGTACATAAGATAATATTCTTACAGGAGCGTTAGATCTACTAAGGCTTCCTAAGCTCTCTTATATAGGAGTATATCAACATAACTTTGGCGTTGTCAAGTAGCTCTAACCAATATCTTCGATTACTGGGTGTGGATATGAGCAAGGACCGGAGAAATGCCAGTATCTTAACAAGTCATCTACGTTATGTATTCTCTTATAAAGTAAAACCATTGCTCTACTAAATTCTAATTCTTGATCTATTTTTTTTGAACTACGACTCATTTGTCTCCTAATGACGGTATAATCTGTGCTAATTTACTCTATACATTATACCATTGGAGGTGAGCTCGTGGACACTAGTACGCGCTTAAAACACTTATATAACTTGCTTACAGCAATAAGAGAACACAAACTCGGATTAGATTGGGAATCAAAAACTCAATACAAAGAGATTGAAGAAAAGATAATTGCTGAGATCAAATCTATTAGCACCTACACATCTGTGGTAAAATAGATACATGTCAGACGATAAATCACTAGAATTAGCAATTGCCCAACTTGAAAGACAATTTGGAGCAGGTGCAGTAATGAGATTAGGGTCCAAGGATATTAAAGCTTGGCCCGCAGTTTCAACCGGAGCACTATCATTAGATATGATACTTGGGATTGGTGGACTTCCACTAGGTCGAGTAGTTGAAATCTATGGACCTGAATCCTCGGGCAAATCAACGATATCTTTATCTGTTGTGGCCCAAGCACAGAAGATGGGTCTTAAGTGCGCTTACATCGACGCTGAGCATGCTCTGGACCCAGTCTACATGGATGCCTTAGGCATTAACTTGGATGATCTCCTACTTGCCCAGCCTGACTATGGCGAACAGGCATTGGAGATTGCAGATAGACTGATCCGCACGGGCGAGGTCAATGTAGTCGTAATAGACTCAGTTGCAGCCCTTGTGCCTAAAGCTGAGCTAGAAGGCGACATGGAAGCCAACCAGATGGGCCTACAAGCCCGTATGATGGCCAAGGGACTACGTAAGATAGTAGGTCTCGCTAATGAACACAAATGCCTAGTAATCTTTATTAACCAGCTTAGATCTAAGATCGGTATCATGTTTGGTAATCCGGAAACAACTCCTGGAGGCAAAGCCTTGCCATACGCAGCATCAGTGCGAATTGATGTGCGTAGAAAAGAAGATATTAAAGATAAAGCCGGCGAATCAATTGGTATCAAGGTAAAAGCCAAGATTATCAAGAATAAGATGGCTCCCCCTCTTAAGGTTACAGAATTTGACATCTATTATGGTAAAGGCGTTGATAACTACGGTTGCCTGCTTGATGTATGTATGTCTAAGGGAATCTTCTCGCAACGTGGAGCTTGGGTCTATTACAACGGTGAATCATTCTCACAAGGTAGAGACAACGCTATTGAAAAGATCAAAGCTGATCCAGAACTAGTATCAACGTTAGAAGGGCTGATTAAAGATGGCGTTCAAGCCGACCCCTTGCCCTGATTGCAAATATCCGCCAAACTTCATCTTGGCTGGTCTCGCTAAAGAAGACTTTGATGATGACCTAGATAGAATAGATATTCGCTGTAGAGATTGTGGTGACCATTGGGTAGAGGTGGTAGACGATGCTAGGTAATCAACAGATACTAACCTACCTGGAATATTGTGAATTATTTAAGGAATTGAGCCAGCTCGCCCAATCGCCCGAATAAATTTTTTTAATATATTTTTTTTACATTTACGGTACTATAGCTTACATACAATAAGATTGGAGCGTGTCCACATGGATAACTTTTTCGAACAGATTCAGTCTATGTTTGGCGATGAAGAGCTAGTACAGGGTTTACTTGAGTTCATTACTCCCCATGAAGGTCAAGAAGATAAGATCATCACTGCTTACTCAGAAGATGATGGCGAGATAGTGTTTTCTATTTTCTCCAAAGAACAATACGAGATGATCTATGAAATGGCTAAAATACTAAAAAAGCCTGTTGAAGATATAGTCAAAGAGCTCGGCCCAGATGAAGTAGAACAATTCTACTACGATCCAGGCCGATACTCAGACGAGGACGATGAATGTATCGATCCAGACTGTGATTGTCACTATCTAGACGAGGACTGAGTTAGCCCCCTCTAAACCATTGATGTTGTAGGTTCCATAGACTACACATCCAAAAATTTCCATTGCTAGGCGTCTGCTACGTACATTGCCTAATATAGATGGAACATACTGATGATCTTTAAGATGCGCTACTGGTGGTAGCGTGTCTTTTTTATTTGTATTGAAAGTATAGATGTCAGTCTCTTTAGATAGATTCCATTGAGTGTCTAGATCTACTTCTCCCTCGCGTGAGAGCGTTTTGTAGTTTACTAAGACGCCGGCATCAAATACCAGATTCTTGTCGTCGTACAGCCCGTACAAGAGGTTTGAGTCTACGTGTGTACCCATGAAGACTATGGAGTCATAATCTTGACGGATATGATATGAAATATTTTTGTATACAATTTTGGTGTTGGCCTTTAGGGATAACTTATCATTGTACGTATACGTGATTATGTCATGGTCATACGCAAACTGTGTGAGTATGTTGTTGTAGGTGAATAACTTGTTTGATCCTATGATTAGTCTTGTGTTTTTGTTAGGCATGATTGATATTCCTTTTCTAGTCCATGAATCCGTAATTGTCAGCGTCGTAGTCGACGTAGTTGTCTGCGTAGCTGCTTGAGACGTAGCTAGAGGCGTAGTTGTCTTGTGGTATTAAGTCTACCCATTGTGAGCAGTCTGGGCATCTTACGGAACTCGAGAGAGCGTTTTTTATTACGAACTCTGTTCCACATTTATCGCAATTAGCGTAATCCATTGGGTTTCCTTTTTGGTGTTTATTGCCGGCGTATCCGACAACAGTGAAGCTATCAGAGGTTCTTTGCGTTTGCAACCTCTAGGGCATTAAAAATATAGGAAAAAATTTTTGGGGCGATTCGAGAAACAGATGAGGGTGATCTCTGGGGTTTGTTTGTACATAAACCTGTATAAGTATATATACAGTTATATAAAGTCTCTATAGAGTAAAAAATAGGGAAAAATTATGAGCCACTAATAGTGAGTATATATGTACTCTTAGATCTTTTAACGTGCCCACCCGGGTATGGGGGTCTGAATAATAGAAAGAAAAGAACAATGTTAACTAAAGAAGCAAAGATTAAATTGGAAATAGCAAAGAAAGAATTAGATGGTGCAAGAATGAAATTAAATAAAGCAGATAAGAGTATTGATAATAAGGAAATGGTTATTAGTATTCCTAATGTATGTGGTACAGAGATAAGTGAAGAGTTTATTAAGGGGATGGTTAATAGAATGATAGTAAGTTTCTTCAAGTATGGGCTAGTAGAAGAGGGGTATGGTAAGGATGGATCAATGGATGCTATAGAGTCATTAAAGCTTAGGCTTAAGGCGTTTGAAGAAGGTAATGAAGAGAAGGGGTTATTGAAGGGTAATGTGGAGATGTTAATGGATGTGGCTAACTTTGCAATGATAGGGTTTATGTACCCACGTGAGGGTGAGTACTTTGAGGGTACAGATAGCAACAAGAGTGTGGGCAGAGTGACTAAGCAGGGGATAGCTACTCAGCGTAGTAATAACTAAGGTTTATCTAGCATATAGATAGCGCCATGTACTAGGCGTATTAGTAGTATGGGAACCTGTGGCTTAACAGCTCCAGCAACGAGTAAATAGTAGCCGTATATACATAGTGCATATACGCAACATGACACTTTAGGAGGAGTCATGAATTCATTAATTAATTGGTTCAATGGTTTGAGCCGGAATATGCGTATTGCTATACTCGTAGGAGTATGCCTATTTACGCCTATTGTAAGCGTGGTATTCACTATTCTTATTGGTGGCATCAGTGCTATATTCAGCATCATTGGATTCATATTCAGCATACTTAATTGGAAGGGCGTATTGTTCTTCCTTGTTGTAGGTATGGTGTTTGCGGCCAAGCTTGGTTACGAATGGGCAATGGATGAGGAAGAAGATTACCTAGCAGAAGAAGAACCATTTATTTGGTAATACCTATATAGAGGTACTTAATTAAAAGATTACCCTTGGGGGCTTAGGCTCCTGAGGGTTTTCTTTTTACGGATAGGTTCAAGGTCTCAAGGAGGGGCTACTTGTCCACACAGAGCGGTCTACTTTTGGAAAGGGGTAGATCATGATAAATAGAGAAGAAATGGAGAAGAGGGCTAAGGCTCATATTCTCTTTGGATACAGCAATCGTACTGATCGTATGGTTGATGGTGGTCCTAATCCAACTCTTAAGGTAACTGCAGGGAAAAGAAGCTTTTGCCTCTGCGAGGAACACTTTGCTACTTTTGGTAACAGTGTAAAACGTGGAGAACTAAGGTATCAGGGAGTCCCTGAACTGCAGGGAAACTGGGCAAAGAACACAAAGTTCACTACACAAGTGGCGAATGGCGTGTGTCCCATCTGTGCTGACTAATTAGTTAGTACAAAAACAAAAAGAAAATACCCTTTGCTGGTCGTCCGCTCGGATCAGCAGAGGGTTTTCTTTTTACGGATAGGGCTTAGGCCCCAGTCTCAGCACCTTGGGGTGTGGTCAACAGTGGCTCAACAGCTCCTGTAACGAATAAATAGTAGTCGTATGCACATTCCGTGCATCCGCATCAGCACATCCTTAGGAGGAATCGTGTTTACATTAACAATTATTATCATGGCTATTGTCATGATTTTGGCTTACAAGGCCAGAACTTACGTTCAACAAGAACGGTGCAAGAATAGTGCAACCCCTGCGGGTCGCAATGCTCAACTTGCAGCATCCTTTGGAATGGAAGAGTTTGGCACTGATTATTGTGATCGTTGTGACGAAGAAAAGCACATTAGGCGTTTCTTTCATCAACAACACGGGTGGATACTTTCACTTTGTGTTAAATGTGATAAAGAAAAGAAGGAGGTACGTAATATGCGTACATTTTATAAGAACAATGCATCTGTTATAGATGTGTTAATTGCTGCTTTGGTAGCCACATTCCTAGTAATAGGAGTAATTAAAGTTGCTCAATTTGTACATCAAGAATCACCAACGTGTGTAGTTGCATCGGTAACTGCTAAGCAAGGAGATACTTTGTGGGGCATCTCAGAGGAACATTGTCCAGATCACCTGCGTACAGGCGAGACTGTATCTATTATTTCAGAAATGAATGGTGGAATTGGCAACGTTCGTGTTGGTCAAGTAATCAACTTGCCATTCAAGAAAGGAGGTAACTAAGATGGCTACCAATTACAACAATGAGTTTTGTGTTCAGTGCGAAACATTCACCTACAAGGGTGATGGTATTCGTTTAGAGCACAATGGATCTTGGCGGACATTCTGTACCACATGTGCAGCTGCTCGTCAAGCCAATAAGAATACTGCTGTCTCGAGGGCAGCGTATAGAAATAGGCAACCAAAACTATTTACTGAGGAGGTAAAAGAAATGAAGGAACAAACCTTCAGGCCAATGACGGACAGGCAGGTTGCGTATATACGTGACTTGTTTGCTTATAACAAAGAATATATGACAATTGATGAGCAAGAATCTCTTGTCAGTAAGATGAAAGGTCATATTGACGGTTCTGCTGTATTGTCTATTGTTTGGGCCGGCAAAGCCATTGACAAACTTAAGACATACAGGGATCACACAAAGTGGTTCAGTCTTTTGAACTACTATGCAAAAGGCTTGCATTTAAACCAAGAACTCAAGATAGTTCCAATAGAAAAAGGAGAAGAACAATGAAGGATTACACAATAGAGTACTACTCATGGTGGATTGACTATATGTCGCCAACACTGTTGGATGAGACGCAACTTTCATCTATACGACATCGGAAAACATCTGCATTAGAAAAACAGGATAAAGACTGGTTTGGTGCTGCTGTGAATAAAATCTTAAATATAAGATACAGCAGTAAGCAACATACAGATTTAGTAGACTTTGACCGCCGTTTACTAGGGCGTTTAACAGAAGAATTTGTTGCTGATACTCTTAAGCAAAATGGCTGGATAATTAAAGAACAACCATCGGAAGAACTATTCCCCAAAGAGGGGACTAACACAGTTAACTATGACATATGTGCTTCTTGGAAAAATAACCAAGAACGACATATTGAAGTTAAAACATTTAGCAATGGTACTCCTTTCGTTCATTTAAACTACAAGATGCACTGGAGACTTACATCCCCAAAATTTGTTAACAAACATAAACATTGGTACTTTGCTTTTGTTTTCAACGCAGAGATCTATTATGTCAGAAGTAATAATATAAAATTCAGTGGATATGTTAACAATTTAAATTGTCCTCGAATGAAATACTTGTGGGTAGTAGATCCACAATGTCTCACTAAAATTAACTCAGAAAGGAGTATATCATGAGAGTGTTTCAAGTCACAGACCACGCTACAGGCGAGGTATACACTATAGATGCAGAGTCTGCTTCTATTGCAGGTCAGGCTTTCCGAAAGGAAGGCAAGGCAGTAACAATCACCCCAATCACCCCAATCAACGATAACCAGGAGGTAATCACATTGGACACCACAACAACCACAAAGAAGGAGGCAGAAATGCCAAAGGTACACAACAGACACAAGAACACAGCACCACCAGATGCTGTCTACATTGGCCGAGGTAGCAAGTGGGGTAACCCGTTTGTTATTGACAAACATGGCTCACGAAGCGAAGTCATCGCCAAATACGAGGAGTATATCTTTGGAAAGCCAGAGCTTCTTGCACAACTGCATGAGCTTAAAGGAAAAGACGTGGTGTGCTATTGTGCACCGCAAGCATGCCATGGGGACATTTTAGTTCACTTGGCCAACAACCCTGAGGAGGGAACAAACATGGCAACAAAGCCAACCTATCACATTGCATTTACTGGTCACAGGCCAAACAAGATTGGAGGTTATGATGAAACTAGCCCCAAGCGTTTTGCACTGCGTCAGAAAATTCAAGAAACATTGCAGCGTGCTGTAGTGAAATATGGAACTACTCATCAAATAGTTGTTATTTCAGGTGGTGCTCTTGGTGTAGATCAAGATGCTGCTCGAGTTGCACATAAGATGAATATTCCATTCATTGTGGCACAACCATGCAAGAACCATGAGTCACGTTGGTTTAAGGAATCTCAAATTAAGTATCGCAAGATGCTTGAGCTTGCACGTGAAGTTGTTCTTGTTAGCAACGGTACATATGACGAACTTGGTGCTCAGTGCATGCAGGATCGCAACATATGGATGGTTGACCACTGCAATGTGTTGATTGCTGTCTGGGATGGAAGTTCTGGTGGCACAGCAAACTGCGTCAACTACGCAAAGAGTGTAAACAAACCAATTGTCTACATCAACCCAAATGATCTTGGTGGTGGTGGCGGAGAACCTGTCAACACACCAAATGACCCTAAGGAGGGATTAACAATGGATATCAATCCAGAACCAATCAACCCTGAGGAGGGACCAATAATGCCAAAGAAAGTTCGGCCACCGGCAGCTGCACTCAAGAAGTGCGAAATGCTCAGCCCTGAAGAGCTGCAGTGGATCACCAATAAGTTGGAGGAAAACATTCTTCCACACTTGGTAGCTGACGTAAGTAACTATGCAAAGGGTCGAATGAGGACTTGGTTGCCGTACGAAGCTCCATTGGATGCCCCCAATTCAGCTACTCGCCCATTCGTCCCAGGACTTTTGGATGATGAAATCTGGCAGTGGATCGTGGACCTGTGTGCTAAGCTTGGATTTAAGGCAGAAACTGCTTTGATCAGCAAGGGGGGGAACATCAAGCCCCATCGTGACACAACGTATGCAGCTGCATGGGCTATGGGCATCAACCTTGGTTCTTGCAACTGGCACATCGCATCAAGTCGTGAGATGGCATCACCTGACTACACAATGGACTTAACTGGTGGAGAAGTCTTTGCCTTTAACTCAAAGCACGTGCATGCTGTGACTAATGCAGACTCAGAGCGTTGGGCTATTAACGTATGGGCAATTGCTGACACCAATGCTGCACGTAATGCTGATGTTCGAGGTCGTCTTGAAACAATGCTCGAGAATCATCCAGAAGTGGCTGAATTCATCGACTATCACCAACCAGGTGCTAGTAAAACAATTACCGAGGAGGTAAATAAAATGGACACCAACCCGGTGAACAAAACAACCAACCCTAAGGAGGGAAAGAAAATGATCAAGGAATACCTTGTTCGCACACCATCACTCATCGAGAGTGCAACTGTTCCTACAGAGATGGTGTATAGTCGGATCATTACAAACGATCCTGAGTATGCCTTTGGTGCAGAAACTGTAAAGCCTGTCCAAGTTGGATTTGGCGATGGCAGGTCTCTCGTTATTGAAACAACTGATCCCGGTGGCTACCACTGGTTTATGTTGGACCACATGTTTGGCAATCAACCGTTTGCTATCAACATCACTCCATATGAAAGTCCATTTCGCTTTCCCGGAATGCCACCAGAACCACAACGCGGTGCTCTTGCAGGAGACCACAAGCCTCAAGAAGTAGTATTCGGCTGGGGTGACTTTGATGCGGAGTACATGATTCGAGTCAAGGGGCACAAGTCAACTAAGTACTCAGACATGTCTGAATACGGATTGGCAGTAGGTAACTCTGCAAAGATGACCAAGCGTTTGACTGAGATCATTCGTGCTGCTCGTGGTGGCATGGTCAACATCAAGGGCAAGCACAAGATGGCTCGTATCCTGGTGCTTACGCACTACGATATCTTGGACTTCTTCCCTCATCTGAGCACAGAGGAAGTTGCAGCTATTACCCTTGATGGCATTAGTCTTATTACAGACGACTATGCCAAGAAGATATATCGTGCCAACAAGCACTTACCAGGTAAAGCAAAGTATCACACACTTAAGGGCATGGAAGATCGCAAGGTCACAAACCACACCATTCGCGTGGTTACTAACATCAACGGAAAGCCAGGAATGGTAAAAGGTAATGCTTTGTCCGTGCCTAAGGATGCAATGCTTGCCCGTTTGCGTGAGCGTGGAATGATCTCATCTACTCAGGTAGTTGACATTGTGACAACGGTAGACAACTTTAAGCAGGAGTTTGGAACAGATGGAACTTGGGAGATCATTACTCTTGAGCCACATCATGGTCCAGGAATGGTTAAGACAAATGACCAAACTCTTGCTCAGTTCAAGGGCATTGAAGGCATCTTTGAGTACAAACACCTGCTTGAGAACTTTAAGACTGTTCTAGACAATGCCTATAACAACATGGTTGAAGGTAAAGACATTGAGTGGATGCAGCACATTGTTGCCGAGCGTGTTGTCAATGAGGCTGATAAGTTTGCTGCCATCAAGGGTGGTAAAGTTACCAATAACATGAATAAAATGATTGCAAGTTTGCATGAAGTTGGATTGGATATTGGAGTTAGTCAGACTCTTATGTTCATGCGTGCACAAGGCATTAAGAAGATGTTTCTTTCAAAGAATAAGGAAGAAGGACTCAATTGGCAAGCTAATGCTCGTGAGAAGAAAGCCTTTGTCTTTATGCCACATGCATACCGTGCATACGTCATGACCAAGGAAGTATTGTGGCTTGCCGGCTATGACATTGACTTGGATGACAAGCAATCCTTCTACCATGAAGAGACTCAAACATTCTGCATGCCGGGAGTAACTTGGGCTAAGATTCAAGGTAAACTTGGTGGTGCAGACTTGGATGATGAGGTCATGATTCATGAGCGTCGTTATGTCCGGCCTGATGGTTCAGTTAACCCACTAGTGGCATTCTTGGTTCGTACGCCTAACGACTGGGCTGAGTTTGCCATCTTGGATCTAGCTGAGCCAGGTCCTACATTCTTGAATGAAGGTGACATCCCAACTATCCACTCAAAGGATCTTGCTAAGTTCAAGCGTCTCTCTGTTGCTGGATCGCTGCCATCTGCAACCATTGGATCAAACCGTCCTGCACCTGCAATATGGGACTGGGACAGTTCTGTGTACAACTATGCAACATCATTCCTCAAGAGTGGTGGAGTTGGCGGACAAGTCAAGACCAAAATGCTTCAGTACGGTATCAATAACGTGCCGTTTGCTAGTCTCCCTTGTGCAAATGAGGACATGATCGATGCACTGCAGCAATGCAAGGGTACAGATGATGACCTTAAGGTACTGGCAGGCTGGTCCGCAAATGCCACAATGCAAGTGCTCCAATCTCGCAAGATGGACTCTTACTGGTGGTATAGCCGTAACATGTTTGATACAGCTAAGGCACTCAAGAAGAATCATGGCCTTGGATGGTGGCACAAGCCTCTCGACGAGAAGCAATCTCCTATTGTCCAAGAATTCATGATCCCTCGTGAAGAGATGGTCCGTGAGACACATCAGGAAATGATCAACTTCCTGAACCGTAATATCATGGAAATCCCTGAACTAGAGAACATCTTCAAGGACAAGAAGCAGGAAATGCACTACCGTAGACTGATCACTCAAATCAGTAAGCTGTTCATAGTTCCCCAGAATCGTGATGCACACGGCAATTTGACAGAAGTCACCAAGAGCCATGTAGCAGACCATATGCAGGGTGTATCTATCCAACTGCTTGAGCGCATGGAAAGCTACGAAAAGCGTTCTGATGTGGAGCAAACCAATCTCCATATCTTGCGCATGGTTCGTGCTTCCTATCTTGTCAAGCAGGGTTACCCAGGTGCTAACTATGACCGTTGGTTGTACACAGCAGCAAATGACTCTGACATCATCATGACCGATTACTTTGTGCGGGCCTTGACCTGGTTCCGTACCAAGTAATAAATAGCTTTCATTCTAAAAAGGGATGTGAGTTTTGGATAGTCCAACAGACTAGGCTTCTGCGCTGTCACAAGTAAAGGGGTCTAGTCTGTACTGGATTCTAAAATCTACCGTGAGCAAATCCGCTTACAAAGTAAAGGGGTGTAGTCTATCTACATTCTAAAGTCTTTCGTTAGCAAATCCGCTAACAAAGTAAAGGGGAAAGTCCCCACAGTTATCTTAGGAGGTAACCCAATGTCCACAATACTCAACTTCTGGCTAAACACCAGCCCAACCAAATCAACCGTCTGGCTCGTCGACAAGAGCGGATTGCTAAAAGGCTCAGTCTTTGTAAACCTCGAGTCTACACAGGCTCGTGACATCCTTGTTGACATTCTGCGGAATGCCTATACAAAGGGTGTTTCATTCGAGTTGGCTGTCGATGTGAAAGACATCAACACAGCAAAGCCAACAGCAATGAACCTTCGCGTCGACCTTGACACGGTCCTCAGCACTATGGTTCAAACGGTAAAGGCTGAGCCAAAGCCAATCGATGCTAAAGTCTTGTCTAAGGCTGAAGCATTGCTTGCTAACTTGGCTACCTTGCCAGCAGTAGAACGTGTTGTTGTTGCCGGTTCGGCTAACGACGACGACATCCTAGCGTTCTAGGGTGCGACCTGAGCAAGTCGTAAACTGCTCACCATCGGGGTTAGTAAATCCGCTAACCAAGTAAAGGGGTAAAATCCCCAGAGTTACCTTAGGAGGTAATCACTATGGCTAAGAAAGCCAGCACCGTCCCATCCACCTACTCAATCTGGAGTCTTATCAGTGACGATTCTCGTCGTGCGTTGGTTCAAATCCATCGTGCGAACGTAGAAATCGAGCGGGCACAACGCCAGTTCAAGAAATCTGCTTCAGCAACACCTCTTCAGGTCGCTGCTGACAAAGCATTCTTCGGGCTGTAGACATCCTTGGGTTTGTACGGAGTCAGGTTTCCTTCGGGGAACTTGGCTCTGTACCTACTCGTTTTTTTTTACTCACTCATCAGCGACCCTTCGGGTCACTTCTTCGTTCGTGCTTCTTCGAAGCCTCGACAACGAAGGAAAGGGGTGGGTGTTCGGTTCGCACTAACCTGCTAACCAACTAAAAAAAATTCTTATAGGACCCAAACTTAGGCCTGCGGATAATAGCGCCTAAATTACACAACCTATATACACATCTATATATCTATACAAAGAAAGGGAACTAGGAGGCCCATTATATGAAAAATTATAACTTTACAATTACAGAAGATAAATCAGCAACACATCAAAATCAGTGCATCCATTGTGGTGAACATAATACCATTGTACTTTCTGCTCAAGGTTTAGCGGATTGGCAAGGTGGAATGTTTGTTCAAGATGCCTTTCCAGAACTTCATCGAGATAAATGTGAGCTTATAGCCACAGGTATTCACGACAAATGCTGGAATGAAATGTTCCCTAAATAAATCGCGTGTCACCTCCTACAAAGTAATGGGGTGGGTGGTCAGTTGATCGATCACTCACCTCATTCCAAGGTGGCACATACAATATCTCTACAGGAGGAGAAATAAAATGACAAACACATTCAATGAAAAGACAACTATGTTCTTAGTTGACTTTGAAAACAATACAATTATCAACTACGGCGAATCCGAAGAAATGGTTACCCAAATGGACCAATCTCACGGGAATCTATTCGTAGTAGGTTACCAAAACCTAACTGAACACATGAAAATTCAAGTAGCATTTTCAAACATGCTTGAAGAAGCATATAAGGAAGAAGACCAATAATGAAAATATTTATAAACCGTCTACGTTGGCTTTCAGCTGGCATATACCTAGGAATGGCATTGTTTGCGTGGCTTGCGCAAGATAATGACAAAAAGAAAAACATAAATTGGGATCTTATTCCCTCTAGTCCTGGCACTGAAGCATATGAACCCGACGATCGAAAGATTGATATCGACACAGATATGCCCGGTCAATGGTCTAGTTATAAACACAATCACAAGAAAGCAGAAAACAATGCGTAAATTTATAAACAAAAACATCCAAGCAATTGGAATCGTACTCACAACTATCTGTTTTGTTATCGGTCTTCTCGCCGGCAACAGATTCGGAAACAAACTCACAAAGGTAAAGGTACTTTCATGAAAGAAATTACATACATGCAATCGTTAGAACTTATTGATCTTGCGGCACAAGAAAACAGGCTCTATCATCATAATGGGGGCCAGGCTTACATTCGTGTAAGTATGGATCTCAATGTCCTTATGATTATCGACCACACCTATAATAACCGAGTAAAGCTTGAGCTCATGGATGGTACTGCATACTTTATTGAATGCAAAGACTATAACTGGTCTCACTCTAAGCGTTTGCGTGAACACTCTACCACTATGGTTGAATGGTACACAAAGCATACTCAACTTGTAGAGTTGGACTTGGTATAACAATGGCTTGGTACTGGTATCTAACTGGCGTCGTAACCACAATCTGTATTCAATCTCTCATTGCTAATATTTTATTTGCAAAAGGATGGTTGCAAGTTGTGGTTCGTCGCGGGGAAATCAAAGTAAATGTATATGACTGGGATGATTCTAAAGGGCTAAAACGCTCTGCATGATCACACTTGTTATATACATACTTATAGGTCTATATACCTTATGGTATGTTAGCAAGTGATTACATATGGGCGGTGCCTCTGAGTATTTCTAACCAAAGAAAGGGAAGAATGAAAGGAGGCACAAGCTTATGTTTGACTGGCTATTTGATCTACTTGACATTATCCTCGGCCCATTTTACGACCGATAACTAAAACAACTCTTTACAAAAAGGAAAAAACAAAATGAAACTAAAGAAGCCTACTTCTAAAGTACTTGGTGAACTAACTGGCAAGTTGGTATCTGGTGCTGTAGCTCTTCCTGGTAAGACTAGTGCAACAACTAGTTCTATCAAGTCAGAGTTCCTCGCTGGATTCAATGCAACTAATAGTTCATCCAAAAAGATGGAAGAGACATCGGATGAGTCAATTGACCCATTCGCAGCCTTTTCTGACCACAAATAAAAACCAAAACTAGAAAAACAAAGGAAATATTCATAAAATGAGTAATCTATTAGACAAGTTCGGACTTGGCAGTGACCTGTTCTCTGCTGTAGCCGACACCCCAGAAGTCTTTGAGACAACTGGTCGCACAACCACTCTTCACGCTGGTCGGAAGATTGCCTTCAAAGGCACTATCAATGGTATCGAAGTACCTGCGTATGCTACCTTGCAAGAGGCAACTCTCTCTCGTATGAGTGTTATTGAACAAAAGTCCCCATATACTGGTGAAACTTACAAGATTGTAACTGGTATCTTCAAGCCAGTAAAGATGCACATCGATGTTGTTATTGACGGCGAGACCATGTCTTTGCCTGAAGTACTTCGTGCATTTGTGAACACTAACGCTGCAAAGCCTGTTGATGAACAAGCATTCCTTGACACTGCAAGCCGTATTGGTTTGAAGTTCACTGATGGTATGCCTCTTCTTTGGCAGCAATTCGGTGCTTCTGAAGCTGGTATCTCACACGCATTTGATGCCTTCAAGGCTGCAGGTGCTGTTGACGTACTTAGCACTATGGAAAACCGTGGCAACATTGTAGCAGCATATGCTCACGAAGCAGGAATTCCTGTAACCTCGTTTGAGATTGGAACGGTTGACCGTAGCCAGTCTCGTACAGGCCAAGGCTTCATGAACCTCGTGGATGCATCTGTTGATCAGTTCCAGCGTATCATCCGTCTGCGTAAAGAAGCATCTGTTCTCAAGACAGAACTCGCTACACAGACCGATTGGGCACAAAAGAAGATCAAGGCTGCTGAAGACCGTATCAAGGTTCTCGGCAACATGTCTCGTCAGTGGACAACCAACTGGGCTGGTGCTCAGCAAATCATCAAGGTAGATGAAGGTGGCAAGCTTGTTCCTCAGGATCAGTTTGCTGCAGTCAATGCACCTTGTGGTCGGTTCTCAATGATTGTAGACGGCAAAACTGTTGCTGTTGACCTCTGGAAAAACTCGGCTCGTGCTGAGTCCGCACCAACGAACACCGCCACCAATGCTGTAGTAGCAGATGGTGACGAAGAAGAACTTCCTTTCTGAAGTAAATAATCTTGTACTAAGGGACTGTTAGCGTATAGCTCGGTTTAAACGACACTGTGGTGTGCCCTTCTTACAAACCCCCGCATGGTTAGCGGGTAAAACCCTCTCTTAGTAGACAGAGAATGCTCTAACCAAGTCTACATTCACCCCTTCATATGCTTTGGTACACTTTTCTGTGTATGTACCTGCTGGCATTAGGGCTAAGTTAGTCAATCACATTATAAACCTAGGCTAATGGTTCAAACAGATATGTCTGGCATATGCATTGTAAATAATTAGTCAATATGCCCCTTTCTCTAAGTCGGTTGCAAGACTCTAAACAGTGTAACCTTGGGGTCTAGTACGAGCCCGACATAATCATAGTTGCCTAGCATATGCATCTAAAGCGTCGTACATATATGCCCCCCTATCATTTTATAAATTTATACAAAGAAATAAATCTTAGGTACCTTTAGTGGGGAGCGAGCGAAGCGAGCGACCCCTTTAGAGCGTATCTAAGCTCTATTTCTTTTTTTTTATAAGAATAGATCTCAGATCACGCGGCAAAAAGAAAAATAATCAAAAGATGCTGTTGCAATTGACTCCTATATACTGTTATACTCATAACAACTGATAACAATCAGTATTATATAAGGAGAATCAAGATGCCAAAACAGCATCAGTCCAAGGCCATGAAGAATGTAATGGCCGAATTAGAGCGGTTAGGTTTCAATATTGAGCGGGCCAAATCAGGTGTCTATAAAATACTCCCCCCTCCGAGTATCAAAGGACCACTGTACACCACTCATGGAACCGAATCAGCTCTTCATCCGATGCGAAGAGACTTCAAGCGGATGTATGGAATAGATTTGAAAATTTAAATGATTTGTTAACGGAGACGAAGTCTTCCTAGTTATCTTGGTGGTTAGATAATGTAGGGAGACTTTGTCATATACGGACATATACGTATACACAGTCGCCGGCTCATAACATAATAATATTTTAAATTATACAACTATATCCTATATATACATATGCTTATACTAAGAGTGTATATATAGACTGTATATATAACGATGTATAACTTTTAGGATAATAACTGGCCCATTCCAGGTTTTTAGACGTCATATCTCTTCTAAATAAGAAGGATTCCAGTCGTATTTTTAATGTCAAAGTTACTCATTTGTTAAACAATGGATATAAAAGAGAGTCTCATAGGGGGGTAC